CACCTGGCCCGCGGCCATATTCGCACCGTGGAAGTGCCGGTACGGACGCCAACGCGGCTCAGGCATGATTAGATAAGGGACAGTTTTAAGTGTTAAGTTTTAAGTTTTAAGTTGTTTCGGACTTAACCCTTAACCCTTAAAACTTGCCCCGGCCCTCTCTGCGGAGAGGAGCCCGGTTCCGCTTTCGTAGCGCCCGCATACGGTCAAAGGACTTGACCGGCGGGCGCTTTTTTTGTGCCTGGAGACCGCCATGCCTACGACACACGCCGCTTCTTCTTGGCTGGAGCCACGGTCAGCAGCAAGGGCTGGACGGGGATCGGCGGCTTGCGCGTGCCCTTGCGGGAATTACAGGAATGACAGGCGGCAATCACGTTCTGCACAGTATGCGAGCCACCTTTCGACAGCGGCACGATGTGATCTTGCGTCAACTTCCCTTTGCGGCGTTTGCCACAGTAATAGCAGCGATGGTCTTGGGCCGCCTGGATTTCCAGCCATTGGTCATGCGTCAGATCATTTACCGGCGCCCTTTTCTTCAGCGCCCGACGCCGGCGGCCTTGAGCACGCGTGGCTTCCCGATGATTGTTCTTCCACTTCTTATCAGCGACCCGGGCTGCCTCTGGATCTTGCTCTCGTTTCTCACGTGCCAGTTGGGCAAAAAGCTCAGGATCCTCCGCATAGATGGCGCGTTTCTTTGCGTTCACGCGGTCGCGATTCTCAGAGTACCACCGCTGCCACTGTGCCTTGCGCTGGCCCGCATATCGCCCGCGGTATTTCTTGTCGCGTTGTTTTACATGCGACGAGTTCTTTTGGCGACTCGCCTTGGCTCGTTCAGAAAACTTGCTGGGATTGGCGGCATAACGGGCACGTGCACCAGCACGCCTGTCTGGATAGATCTTGGCTGACACGATATCTCCTCACTGAGATAGGGGGAAAGACCGGGCTCCCTGTGAGTGAGCACAAGGACTTTGCGGGCGATGATCAGTCGCCACCCGGCAACAAGAGAGTATAGCACAAATATGTCTATTTTGCACTAAGAAAGGCATGATTCAAAATGCCTTGGACTGCTCAGGACGCTGATAGGCACCATAAGGGCTTATCAGCGAAGCAAAAAAGACAGTGGTCGCATGTGGCCAACAGCCAATTAAAGACCTGTTTGGACCGTGGCGGTTCTCAGGAACACTGCGAAGGACAGGCCATCCGCGCTGCCAATGCGGCTGTGAACAAGAGTGTCGACGCTGAGAACCTGGCCCTCGTGGTGGAAGCCCGCATTGCCAAAAGTGAGGACGCTGAGCAGCGCCTCTTTGGGTGGGCCTCCATTGCCGTCATGAAAGATGGGACGCCGCTCCTCGACCTGCAGGGCGATGTCCTGGAGATCGAGGACCTCGCCGAGGCGTGGTACGCGTACGTCTTAGAGTCAGGCGAATTGAATTTCGTACACAAGGGCGAGTGCCGTGGTCGGATGATTGAGGCCATGGTGTTCACCCCCGAGAAGATTAGCGCGCTGGGACTGCCTCCTGACTCGCTCCCCCTCGGGGCCTGGGTCGGCTTCCATGTGCCCGATGCCGACGACTACCACCTCGTCAAATCCATGGGCTACCTCATGTTCTCCATTGAAGGCTTTGCCGAGCGTGAGGAGGTCTAGCCATGCCCACGCGCCTCCGCAAACTCAAAATTACCCGCGTGGCCGTCTGTCAGCAGGGCGCCAACTACGATGTCGAGAGCGGCGAGGGGGCGCATATCCTGCTCTTTAAGAGTGCGGATGCGGAGGCCGAGGCCCTCGACAAAGCCGAGCGCAGTACGGCCGGGACCAACGACCTCCCCGACTCTGCCTTCGCCTATATCAGCCCTGGGGGCACAAAGGATGAGGACGGCAAGACTGTCCCTCGCTCCCTGCGCCACCTGCCATATAAGACTGCCTCAGGGGCTATCGACAAACCGCATTTGCGCAATGCGCTTGCAAGATTAAGCCAGACCGATATCCCGGCGAGTGCCAAAGCCAGTGCAAAACGCAAGCTCCGCGCTGCCGCCCGGTCAGCCGGCATCGACGTGAGCGACGAGGTCGAGAAGTTTGATGCGCCCATGGGCCTCCATGCCGAGCCCGACGGCGACGAAACCCCGCCGCTGTCCTATGCCCAGCGCGGCCAGCAGTACGACCTCTGGGAAACCCTCTGGGGCAAATGGCAGTGCCTGTGCGAGACCTACTATGCCTGCGTTGGCGACTGCGACGAGGATAACCTGCCCTATCTGCCGATCCTGGTCGAGTCCGTGGGGCAGTTTCAAGACGAGGTCGCGGACCTCATCGACGGCCTGGGGCTCACGGCGAAGATGGCCCCCATCCTGGCCGACCTCACTTCGGTGGCGAAAGCCGGGGCGCCCATGGCGGGCCATCGCCTCACGCGCCTGCAAGACGCTATCGCCCAGCTCCAGCAGATTCTCGAAGAGTGTACGCCCCCAACCATTGACCGCCCTGGGGTCTCTGCCGCCGATGTGCGCAGTATGCCTGGGGTCATGAAAGGAAGGGCCGCGCGGCGGCCCATTGCCGACACCGTCGCAAAGGAGGACCCGCCTATGGCCACCGCGGTGCGCAAAAATGCCGAGAGTGACAAGGAACACTGCGACAACTGCGACGACACAGACTGCGACAACCCGGCCCACGACCGTATGAAGAAGGAACTGCTGGTGCACGGGAATGCAGCCCAGATGCAGATCGATGCCCTGACCAAACGTGCCCACGAGGCCGAAGACCTGGTGCTCAGCCTGCGCGCTGATCTCGCGAAGAGCACCCAGGAACTCACGGCGCTCCGCGAAGAACAGCGCATCGCCAAGATGAGCCCTGAGGAGCAGCGCGAGACCCTGCTGGCCGGCATGCCTGAACTGGTGCGCAAGAGCTACCTCGATCAGGAAGCCCGCCTCGAAATCATCGAAAAGGCCAACCGCGAGTTACACGAGAAAAACGAGCGCCTCGACTATATCGCGAAAACCGCCGAGTTTCGCGCCCTCGGGCTCACCCCCGATCACTGGCATGTGCTCAAAGCCGTTGAGGGCATCGCCGACGAGAGCGCCCGGACGGAGTTGGTGCGCCTGCTCAAGGCCGCCACCGAGCAACTGAAAACGTCCAGCCTCTTTGGCGTGCGCGGTGTCGAGGGCCATGGCCCGAGTGGCACGGACAGCAGTGGCGATGCGGAAGGGCAGATTCTCGCCCTGGCCAAAGCCTACGCGGAAGAGAAGGGTGTGCCGCTGGCCAAGGGCATCGAGGTCATTGCCAAGAGCCATCCCGAGCTCTGGGAACTGAACCAGCGCGAGAAACGCGCCAAGAATCGGGTAAACACATAAGTTTCAAGGGTTAAGGGTTAAGTTTTAAGGCTCGGAGTCAGACACAGAACAGCCTCAGTCTCCCAGCTCTCCCACTTAATACTTAATACTTAAATCTAAGCGTTTCTTCCCGCCTCGCGTGTCCAGAACGGCGTGGCAGGCGGGGAAGGAGGGTCCGATGCCCCATATTGCGGTTTATGACGACTCCTTTCGCAGTACCACCGATATGCGCACCAAGCAATTTGCCCCGGTGAAACTCGCCGCCACCAAAGACTGGATTACCGAGTGTGCGGCCGCCACGGATGACGTGTACGGCTTGCAGCAGGGCCGCCCCAATGTGGGCGAGGCCGGACGCATCGCCATTGCCGGACGCTGGACTGCCCTGGTGGATGGCTCCGGCACGGCCATTGCCATCGGGGACTTCCTGGGACCCAACGCCGCCGGCACCATGCTGGTGAAAAAGAGCACCGCCGATAACTCGATCTGCGCCCGGGCACTCGATGTCTGCACGATTAGCGGCGGCAAAATTGATGTCAATTTGTTTGGCGGCATCGGCGCACGGTTCCGGGCGGCGGCGTAAGCCAAGGCCCGACGTGCGACGGGCCTGCAACCCTCATCTCTGGCACAGCCTGCGTCATGACGTGACACAGGAATAGCCGTCAGTTCAGAAAGGAGCTGCCCTTGGCAGAGAGCGCATTAAGGGACGTCTATGTTGATATATTACTTACAGAAATATCTATAGGTTATTCCAACCCAGATTACATAGCACCACTCATTGCTCCGGTGGTGCCGGTGCGCTATCCCACCGGGTTCATTCCGCAGTACATGCAGAGTGACTGGTTCCGCAACAACGCCAACCGGCGGGCGACCGGCACGCTGAGTCGGCGCGGCTCCTTCAACCTGGGGACCGACACCTACGCCTCGAAGCGCGACAGCTTCGGCTTCGAACTGGCCGATGAAGTGCGCGACGCCACCATGGAACCCTACAACATGGACCGCGACGGCACGCTGTTTGCCACCGATAAAGTCCTCATGGCGCAGGAGATGGACTTCGCCACCAACCTGTTCACGGCGGGCGTGTGGGTCGATGCCGCCGGCTATGTGCAGTGGAACGATTATGGGGCCTCAACCCCCCTGCTCCTGGTGACCCAGGCCCTCGATAACATCGAAGGCCGCATCGGGCGCGAGGGCAACACCATGATCCTCGGCAAGCAGGTCTTCACCGTGCTGCGCTGGCACCCCGACTTGCTCGACACCATCAAGTACACCCAGATGGCCATCGTCACCGAGCAAATCATGCAGAGCCTCTTCGGCGTGGACCGCATCCTCATCGGCCGCGGCATCTATACCGCCAGCCCGGAAGGCACGGCGGAAGCGTCCGTCGTCTACCAGCGCATTTGGGGCAAGCATGTGCTGTTTCTCTATAACCCGCCGAGCCCGAGCCTGATTACCCCGGCGGCGATCTACAACTTCACGTGGCAAAGGGTTCCGTCCGCAAACTCGTACATGCGCCGATTCCGTGAAGAAAGTCGCGAGGTCGACGTCCTGGAGAGTAACGGCTACCACGACTATCATGTGACGTCTCAACGGTCTGCGGAGTTTTATGCGAATATAATCGCATGATGAATTTGTACCCTTTTTAGAAAAGCCGCATCTGTTGAGGGACAGCGCGATTCCCTTTACTGGAATTGCACCAGGTATGGGCCAGCACCGCATTGCGATAACTGTGTTCCGAGCCCGGCTGACTCACGGGAATGATGTGATCACGTGAAGCATCCTGGAAACGGCGGACCCGCGTATGACAAATACCGCATATGCCCTTGTCACGGATAAAGAGCACGGCGATATCAACCTCTTCAATGTATGGGATACCCTTCTCCAGCGCCCGGCGCTTGTGCTGATACTCCGTGACCTTATTGCGGTTCAACTGCCGCCACAATTTCCGTTTCAGCGCATAGTACGCTTTCTTCTTCAAGCGGCTCCGGCGCTCGCGCAGCCGACAGAGGACGCGGTTGGCTTCGCGGTAAAGGGCGGCGGCGGCCAGGACCTGTGCCTTATGCAGGGTTTTCCAGCGCTGCTGCCGGGCCTTGAATTGTTCAGGATGATCCTTGCCCCACTGCATCGAGCGCGCATTGATCTTGTCTTTGTTCCTGACGTGATAACCAGCTTTGTAGGCTTTGCGCTTGGCAACACGCTCAGGCTTGGACTCACGTTCTTTGACACACTGCTTGCAGTAGGGCGACAGCTTGTCATAACGGCTGTTATCAACAAAAAACTCGGCGTACAGCTTGGACTTCTTACACTTAGGACAGCGTTTACGCGGTTCGTCCATGCGGCCTCCCATACGGCCAGAGGTGAGTGGCTTGGGCTCAAGACCTGTATGGGCAGGTCTCAACTTGCGCGTCAGCGTCCCAACGACCCAAGCTCTATAAGTATAACAAATTCAGAGAGTTATGTCAATGCTTGAAGGCTCTGATCTCCCCGATGACACTGGCGCCGATGCCGCCCCCGAGGCGGTGCTGGCGATCCTTGAGCGGCTGACGCCGCAGCAGCAGAGTGCCCTGGCGCTCCTCGTGGAGCAGGACGGGCAGGGCTGCGGCCTGTCGACCCAGATGTGTTCCTCGCTCGTCCAACGGGATCTCCTGGTCAAAGCGGTGGACCCGCTCACCGATGGCCCGCGCGTGTGCACCAAGGGCTGTGGCCATGCATGGTACGACATCCCGGCGGCGGTCCAGACGGCGTATGCCACCTGGGCGGCGCAGTGGGAGGAGGACGGGGCGCCGGTGACCACCGCCGTGCCTGCTCCGCCCCCGCCTCCAGCCAGGCCCCTGGCGACGCGCCGTGAGATGGGGCCGAGTCATTGGACAAGGTTCACCTTGCCGGGCCTGGGCTATTTCACCTACAAGGGCACGAACTACGACCGTGGCCAGCTCCTGACGCTGACGGGCAGCCCGCGCGATGAGCAATTAGAACGCCTGGGCTATGTCTACCCGGTGCCCAAAGGCGAGACCTACCGCCAGGCCCAGTGCGGGTCCTGCGGCATGTGGTTCTTGAATGAAGAGTTCCGCGACGCGCATGGACGCTTGCGCCATCGTCACCGCTTCGAAGGCGACGACCTGGATGTAGCGGCGGGCATGGCGGGCCCTGCAGGGGGGGCCGCCTTGCGCGATGTGACGGGGGATGCCGAGGAGCGCCGCATGCAGCAGCAGTATCCGCTGCATCTGGAGCGGACGAAAGCAACGTTAGAAGGCTAGGGACGGGGACAGTTTTAAGTTTTAAGTTTTAAGTTTTAAGTCGTTTCGGACCTTAAACCTTAACCCTTAACCCTTAAAACTTGGCCCCTCCTGAGGAAGGAAGGAGGGCCTATGTTTCAACGTGTGACCGTCGTGCAGGAAGGGCTCAAGCTGCCCCGCACCGCGACCATCATTCCACAGGCGGGCGTCAAATCGCTCTATACGATTAGCGGCGTCATCCGCATTCGCCAACTCTACGGCGTCGTCACCACCGTCATTGCCGGCGGGGCGAACAACACCAAGTTCCAGTTCAAGCCCACCGGCCAGACCGCCATTGACCTCTGCGCGGTGGGCGATATTGGCACCACCCCGCTGGCGGTGGGGCAACTGATTGGCGTCGTTTTTCCGCCCGCGACCGCGCTGGCCATGGGCTGGGGCGTCCAGGATACGACGCAGGACTTTCTCATTGGCCCCGGCACCATTGATCTCAACTGTGTGGCGGCGGCGGGGACCGGCGCCTTCCGGTTCTTGCTGGCCTATGACGGGGAACCGAACAGCTTTGTGACGCTGGCTTAGGGCTTAGCGCTGGTCGGACAGGCGCCTTGAAAGCCGGCCGTCGAGTGCACGGTCGCGCCGGAGGGACACTGCACCACAAAGGTCTGGCCCGCGACATTGCGAATGGCGGTGGGACAGCGCGGCTTAAAGCGTGCAATGGCGTGGGTATTGGCCCCCGTGGGACTGCCAGCCATAAACGTGGTCGTGGTGTGGGTCGACGCCCCGGTGGGGCAGTTCGGGAGCATAGCCATACGCGACCTCCGGTCTGTGGGAGAGATCTGAGGTCCGCAGCATAGCAGGCCGGACCCTGAGAGACAAGGAGAGTGATGCCCCCACGCCCAGAGCCCTATCGCATCGGCTTCTTTTACCTGGGAGAGGCGCCGGACGCCCTCCCGCACAAGGAGATCCCTATGCTCAATCCCCAAACCAACCCCTGGTGGGGCACCTTTCTCGTGACCCACGGCAGTGACTCCGAAGAAGAAAAGGCGTTTCTCGGCTATCTCACCAGCAAGGCGATTGATCCGGGGAGCGATCCGAGCACCCTGGACGCCGCCTATACCGACTTTCACGCCTGGCTGACCGACTCGTACGCCCACGATGCCACGGCCAGTGAAGCCGCCGTGGCGAGCGCGACCCCGCAGGGCATTGCCGAGGCCCGGCAGGTCGAACTCACGGCCTATGCGGTGCCACGGGCCAGCCATGCCGATCCGGTGCTGCAAAAGCCCGGCCAGGCCGCGACCCGCCCGCCCGAGCTGCGCGTCGAGCCACCGGCACCGCCCACCGAGACGCCAGCGACGAGTAGCGAAAGTAGCAGCCCCGAACCGCGCTATGGCACGCGGCGGCGCAGTGAGGGGGAGGCATGAACCCGGCCAGTGAACGGATGCTCACCCATATGACCTATGACCATCTGCCGGCGCATCTCCAGGCGGTGAGTCAACCCGTGTGTGATCTCGCCTGGCTGATGGCCCGGACCCTAGACAGTGCCGATCCTCTGGTGGGCGCGGAAGTCACGACCGGATTACGCCGGCTCCTGGAAGCGAAGGATTGTTTTGTCCGCGCCCGGGTATGCCTGGGGCATGGCAACCAGGGCTAATCTATGGCCCAGCAAGCACTTCGAGCCTTTTGGCGTCTCGTTCACTGAATGAGCGCAAGGAGAACGCCATCTCTTACACGTACGCGGGAAAGTTAGAGAGGACGATAGTACCCCCGGCCAGGGTTCAGATTATGCTTGCGGAGGATGCGCCAGATGGTGGCTTGAGATACGCCAAAACGTTGAGCGAGTGACACTTGACCATAGCCATTGGGGTCATAGAGACGACAAATCTCTTGGTGGTCAGCCTGCGTCAACTTTGTATTACTGGGGAGTCGTCTGCGTCCTTTGCGAATAGAGTCCTGCACATTGTCGCGCTGCGTACCCAGCCAGAGATGCGCTGGGTTGACACAGGCAGGATTATCGCCATCAGGGCAATTATGGCAGACATACATCTCAGGTGGAACGGAGCCATGGGTAAGGATATAGGCGGCTCGATGGGCAGGCGTGTTCACGCCCTGGAGTTGGAAATGTCCATAACCATCTTTGTCTTTGTGCCCTTGCCAGATCCAGCATGCTTCCGGCGTGGTCTTCAGGACTCTTGTCCAGAACAGATCTGCACCGCTGATGACTCGCAGAGCAGGTTTGCCACGACGCGCTCGCCCCTCGAAGCGATTTTTGCAGAGGGTCGAACAATAGCGGGCGGTCTCTGCACGATAGGGATGGACGAGAAAGGTATTGCCGCATTCCTCACAGATACAGGATACACGAATCATGCGATGTCTCCTCAACAGACAGTGAAGGGGTACCCGGGCTCTCTCCAGGTTGAGGCTGGAGGGACTTGCGAGCAGCCGTCGCCGCTACCCAGGCTTATGAGTATAGCATAGATTTCAAAGGGTTAGAAGGAAAAAACGGTGAGTTACACCTACGCCGGCAACCCAGCAGCATCCAAGGTCGATGAGGTCCATTACAGATTGGGCGATGTGGACGCTTCGAATCCTATAAGCACCGACGAGGAGTGCGCCTTTGCCCTGTGCGAGCACGGCGGCAATACCTATCTGGCCGCCGCCGCGCTTGCAGAGACGAAGGGCATGGAGTTTCTCTACAAGCCCTCGATCCGGCGAGGTGATCGCTGGGTGACGTATACCGACCGGGCCAATCACTTCCTCACCCTGGCCCGCCAGCTCCGCAATAACGCGTCCATGGCCACCACGAATATCTATGTGGGCGGCCAGAGCGAGAGTGAGAAAAAAGCCGACCGCCATAGCCTCGACCAGGTGCAGCCGTATATGCGGACGACGCTCCATCAGACCCGCCCATGGTACAGTTGGGAGGATATGGAGCGTGAGCCATGATGCCCGTCAGTACCCTGACGCCCAGCCTGGTGCGGGACACCTATCTCCTCGGCATTGATCTCGGGAGTGCCTGGCAGGGGGCAACCGGCGACCAGGCGATTGCGCGCCTGCTCTTTGCCCAGGTGGCCCGCGCCGAAGCCCTCATGAACATCCACTTTCACCGCTTCCACGTGCTCACGGCCCCGGACCCCACCATGGTACTCGGGCAAGACTATGACTTCCTCGGGCTCCCCATCCCCTATACGCCCCCGGAGCCGGAGGCGACCCACTATCAGCTCACCCTGCACTTTCACGATGTGCAGGCGATTACGCGCGTGCGCCTCATGACCGGGATGGATACGCAAGTGCCGCCGCAGCCGGTGTGGCTGACGCTCGCCCTCACGGCCCTCGTCTTTTCCTCGTACGATGAACGTCTGTACATCCCCGTAGACCTGGCGCCATCTCCCCCCGGCGGCGAGATCTGGGCCGTCGACTATCTCTGCGGGCTGGAGGCCTTACCCCCGGAGGTGGTGGAATGGTGCGCCCTGCGGACCGCCATGCAAATTCTCAGTATCACGGGCTCCGGGCGCGATGTGACGCATGGCACCAGTGGCGAAATGCTCATTCAGGACGGCATCGAAGAAAGCGTGCGCTACGGCAATAATGCCCAGTACGGCGGCATCTATGCCGGGCCGATTAAGATCCTCCAGGGCCAACTCGACGATCTCGATCTCGTGCGCCTGCGCTTTCGCTATCAGAATACGGCCGGTGACCACAGCCAGATCCCAGCAGACGCCTTGCTACCCAGTCAGCCGTACGAGCAGTCCGTCTGTACGCCGCGCTCCCCCCTGCTGGTGACGGCACCCTGAGGGAGCCCGCCATGGCACTCACTCCCCAGCAACTCCAGCAACTCCAGGCCGATATTGCCGCCGACCCGGTGCTCTCGCAGGTCCCCCACACCTCGGACGGCGCGCTCGAAGTGGCGGACGCCTACAACGCCCAGGCCAGTCCCGTCTTCTGGGTCTGGAAAACCAGCCTCCTGGAGCAAGACGTGTATGAGACCACGAGCCCGGACAACACAACATGGTCATGGGCGACCTATAAAGCCCAGACTGTGCAAGATCGGGATTCCTGGGCGCGCATGTTTAATCCGGGGCTCGTCAATCCGTCCCTCCGGCAAACGCGTGACGGCTGGACCGCCATCTTTGGGGGCCAGGGCGCTTCGCTGCAGCAGGTCAATTTTCTCCTGGCGCTCGCCCGACGTCCGGCGCGGCGGATCGAGGCGCTGCTGTATGTGCCCACCCTCGGCACGGGCACACCCGCCAGCCCGGCCAATATGGGCTATGAGGGGACCATCAGCGGGTCCGACGTGGAGCAAGCATGGGTCAGCTAACCACGCTCCCACCCACCCACACGGTGCAGATTCACCTCGATGGCTACTGCCATACCTGCAAGCTGTGGCACCGCCATCCCCCGCTCTCGCCCACGGCGTTTTCCGAGGCCCTGTGGGACTGGCATGCCAAACACATGGGCCATGAGGTGGAACTCCTCTCCCCGCGCCGGCGGCTGCCCCGGCGCTTCCGTGACTGGCTCTGGCAGCGGCTGGGCGTCGCCCCCTGGTGGTTGGACTACCGCGAGAACACCAATTTCAAACTGAGCTTTACCGCCGCGACCGTCATCACCTGTACCCTCGCCTCCCTGGCTTCCTCTGGCACCTTTGTGGCCGGGCGTGAAGCCGCCGGGGTGGACAACAGTAGCGCCCGCAATATTGACTCGGAAATTACTGCCAAGCTGACGACCGGCACCAGCCCGACCGTGGATACGGAACTGCGCGTCTATGGCTATCAGGCGCTCAACCCCGATACACCGCTCTACCCCGATACCATTAGCGGCACGAACGCCGCGGTTACCCTGACCAGCACCTATCAACTGAGTGGCGGCTTTCTCCTCCTGGGCTCCTCGGCAGTCTCGGCGACCTCGAGTATCGGCTACCCCATCAAGTGTCTGTCCACGGCGCAAGCGTGGGGCAAGGAGCCCAAACGCTGGGGCCTGTATATCACCCATAACACCGCCGTGGCGCTGCATGCCACCGGGACGAACCACGTACTCACGTATACCTCGGCATTCCTTACAGATACATAATGAAAGGAACTCATGCCATACACGCAAGGTGTCCGCAGTCTCGCCTATGGGGCGCCGGTGAATTGGGATGCGCCGCTCAACCGGGGGCTCCAGAACTGGTGGAAGGTGCTGCCAGGCCGGATCGGTGCGCCCACCTGGCTCGATCTCACCGGACGGATCGCCTTGCCACTGACCGGCATGTCCCCGCCCAGCACGACGCAGGGCTTTGGCGCCACGCGGCGACCGGGGGGCCTCAGCGAACTGCGCTTTAATGGCACGACGTCGCTGGGCGCGCTCGGCAACTCGTCACTCTATACCAGCAGCAGTGACACGGCGCACACCTTTGCCTGCTGGTTCCTGCAATCGAGCAGCGTCGCCGAGGACGAAATGCGCATCGTCACCTGGTGCCGGGCCACCGGCTCGACCGGCTGGGGCCTCTACACGGATACCTACAATGCCAACCCCAACCGCCTGGCCGGGCTCTACAAGACCACGGCCAATGCCCTGAGCACGTGCTACAGCACGACCACCATTGCGCTCAACACGTGGTACTTTGGCACCTGGGTGATCAGCGGCACCACCGGGACCCTGTATCTCAATGCGCACCAGGAAGGCACCGTCAGCGATGTCGATCCCAGTGTGAGTTTTACCTCTGGTGCGTTTGCCTCCGAACTGGGACATCTCAACGGCAATGCCACCACCTACTGGCCCGGGGCACTCGATGAGGTGCGGCTGTATAACCGGGCGCTGTCGGCTGCTGACGTGGCGGCCCTGTACCTGGCCGCGCTCCAGGGCTGGCCGCAAGAACTGAGCTGGCAACTCTGGCCGCCGCTCGGGCTGCGGACGGAGACGCCGCCGCAACGTGTCTGGAGCCTGACGCAGGCCCTCCAGCGAGCGATCAATTGGTAGGCAGGGAGAGTCCATGGCTGCTGGATATGTGTTTTCCACGGCAGGATCGCTGGCGCTGACGGCCGCGACTGCCAAAACGATTCTCAACCTGATTACGGCAACCAATGCCCTATCGCGCATCATCGAGTTCAGCGTGTCCTTTGATGGCGTGACAGCTTCAGCGGTGCCAGCCACGGTCGAGCTCTGCTCGTCCACGCAGGCGGGCGCCGGCACCCCTGGCACGGCCCCGACCATCACGCAGATTCGCGGCGCGACGCGGACGGTGCAGGCGACGGCCCAGCAAGGCTACACGGCTGAGCCCACCGTTCTCACAACGCTCAAGCGCTGGCTCGTGCCAGTCTATAACGGCGTCCTGGTCATTCAGTTTCCCCTCGGACGGGAGCCCGAACAGACGACCGCTAAGGGACTGGCCATTCGGGTCACGGCCCCCGCGGCGGTGAACGCGCAGGCTTACGCAGAATTTGAGGAAGGATAGCCAGTCGCGAGTGGTCCCAAATGGCATTAGCCAAACGTTTCCAATGTGGACAGACGCATATTAGTCGTATTATCCGTGGTGAACAGCGGCAACCTGTCGTTACCCCTTGGGTGCGACCTGATGTGCAAGAACGAGATGTTTGAAGAGGGCTAATAGGTATGGTGTATCTCGTGTCCGATGGGCGGGCCTGTGGCATGCCGCAGGTCCCGGAAGTGCGCTCTCCCTATGAGACGCTGGCCGAGGCGCTGGCGCAGGCGACGGAAGATCGCGTGATGGGCCGCACGCCGCTGCGCATTGAAGATGGCGACACCCAGGCGGTCTTGTGGACCGCAGAGGAGTGACGACTATGTCTGCATCTACGCTTCCCGCGGTCCTGGCCGCCGCGCTTGCCCCGCTGACCCGCGAGGACTTCGTGCGCCTCGCCCAGCAGCAACTGACTCGGAAGGCGGCCTATGCGCGGCGCGGCATCGACTATGACGGCCTCACCTCGCAGATCGCCCTGCCGGTGGTCGAGCCTGCCCGCGTCATGTTCCGCGACCAGCATGGTCACTGGATCGAGGGGGTGAGTGAGCCGAAGATCGATCCTAATCACTTCCGCGTCTGGCTCACCGTGCGGGCCTATGCCCCGTGCAAGCGCCATGCGCCCCATCCCTGTCACTGCCGGAAACGGTTGACGGGACTGCGGGAAGGCCCCGCCAACCTCCTCACCAACCAGTTTGCCGGGTTTGTGCGGGCCGGGATCTTTGGCACGACGACGACGGTCACCGATACCGGCACGACCGGACGCTCGATTACCAATGCCCTCAATGGTGGGGTGAACGCGGCCTCCACGCTGATTACGTCGGGGACGGGGGCGGCTGCCGCGACCGTGGCCGATATCGCCATGCAAACGGCCACGGAAACGGTGGTGGCCGGGGCGCCCAGCGCCATTACGGGCAGCGGCGCGACCGGCTCCTTCACGATTGCCGGGACGATTACCGCGACCGCGGCGCGCGCCTATACCGAATGTGGCATCCAGATTACGACGACGACCAATACGTGGAATTTCCTCGTGGCCCACGATACATACACGACTTTAAACGTAAGTAACACGGGCACTTTGGCCGTGACATATACCATTCAGAACCAATAGGATGACTGTCGTATGGCTGATCCCGAACCTTTTGACCTCCCCGATATCCATCCGTGCACGCCGGGCCACGGGCTTCCGCTGGGGGAGCGCCGTGCCTGGGTGGCCCCCGAGTTTTGTTATGTGATCGCCTGTCCGCGCTGTGGTCTGGGCGTTATGGCGGACAGCGTCGACGCCGCCATAGGCCAATGGAACGACTTGCACCCGGCCCGCGAGCTCAGCGAGGCCGAGCGCGACCTGCCGCCTGTCGAGGCGGCGATCCCGCTGCCCCCACGGCACTATCTCTGCGAAGACAACGTGCATATTATCCAGCGCCTGCCGGACGGCGGCTATGCCTGTGCCCAGTGCGGGCTGGGCTTCCGGGAGCATCACGCGCTCGATATTGTCGTGGGCTCGGGGAGCATGACCACCGCGACCTAGGAGGACGGCCGTGCCGGTCTTCGTCATTGGGCCGCTCCTGCGCCGAGCACAGCAGCCTCTCGTCTTCTGGCCCATGTCCGCGCCGGTGGTGTCGCAGAGTATTGGCCTCACGGTCACCGCCACAGGCGCCGCCAGTCGGGTCGCCTCCTCCGTTCTGGCACGGACGGGCACCACCCTGGCCACCAGTGCCCGCGTGGCGTCCTCGGTTCTTGCCCGCGCTGGACTCCTGAGCACCACGAGTGCCCGTGTGGCCTCCTCGGTCCTGGCGCGCTCCACGACCGTCCTCGCCACCAGTACCCGCATCGGCTCCGCGACCACGGCCCGCACGGCGAGCGTCCTGGCCACCAGTAGCCGTGTGGCCTCCTCGGTGCTCGCCCGGACGGGTCTCCTCAAGACCACGAGCGCCCGCGTGGCCTCGTCCGTCCTCGTCCGTGCCGCGACGGTCAGCACAACGAGCACGCGCGTGGCCTCCTCGCTCAAACCCGTCACAGGCATGGCCAGCGGCACGGCTACTCGTGCCGCCTCCTCCGTCCTCGCCCGCACCGGCGCACTCAGCACCCTCAGTACCCGCATCGGCAGTGCGACGACCAGCCGCACGGTGCGCGCCCTGACCTCCAGTGTGCGCACGGGATCGGCCTCCACCAGCCGGACCGTCCTGGTGAATGCCCTGAGCGTCCGCACCGGCAATGCCAGTGTCAGTCGGGCCGGCGTCACCAGTACCACCAGCATGCGCCTCGCCTCGTCCGTGCTGGCGCGGACGGTGGTTGCCCGCAGTACGGTAGTGACCTCCAATGCCTCCGCCCAAGTCCTGCGCACCGTGCTCGCGAGTAGTACCGTCGCGGTGCGTGCCTCCTCGGTGCGCGCCCAGCTCGGGAAAATGGCGAGTAGCAGTGCCCAGCTCCTGTCGGCGGTGCGGGCCAGTACCGCCACAGTCCTGAGCACGAGTACCCGCGTGGGCAGCGCCAGTCGGCTCACAACCGGCATGGTGCAAAGTACCGTCAGTCGCCGCGCCAGCAGTGTCGTGGTGCGGGTGGGGGTCCTGCGGGCCGTGGGCCAGGCCCTAACGGCGGGGGCCGTCGTCGCGGCGCAGGGCACCAGCCGTGGCACCAGCGTCCGCCTGGCCAGTGCCGGGACCAGTCGCCTCGCCACGACCCAGAGTGGGCGCGCGCTTGTCGCCAGTAGTGGTGTGGCACGGACGGGGCGACTCCAGGGCGTGGGACAGGCCCGTGTCCTCACGAATCTGCTGGCCGTGCAGGGGCGTATGCGCGCCCTCCCGAGTCTCCTGCTGGCCGCCTCCCTGGCCGCACGAGGGACGATGCAGGGGCAGGCGCAGCGGCTGGGATCCTCCCTGGTACAGGCGCAGGGCCAGGTGGGGGCGCTGGTCGGGCTCCAGGTGCTGGCGGTCAGCGTCCAGGGTGCTGGTCGCTTCCAGAGCCGGGTCCAGGTGGTGGGTTTTGCCCCCAGGCATGCGCCCCCGATCCGGCGGGTGGAATATCCCACGCAGATTGTCTATCTGCGGCCCGATGGGTCCATCCAGCGGGTGGTGCCCAAGATCCCGGTCTCGCATCCGCAGGCCTACACGACCGGACGGGGCGCGCCAGGCCGCAGTCAGGTCGTCCGGTCGCAGGTGCAGCGCTATACCTATGTCCGCCCCGCGAAGACGTAGGAGAGCCTCGCAAAGTGGTGTCGGTTCTCGTATAGTCTTTCCACCGAGGAGTTTTAAGGGTTAAGGGTTAAGTTTTAAGGTCAGAGGCGGGTATAGATATGCACCATCCTCCGAACCTTCCCCCACTTAAAACTTAATCCTTAAAACTTCAATCTCACTCCGAAGGAGTGTCTCATGCAAACCGCCTGGAACGGGTTAGCCCTGCCGACCCTCAGTGACAATGTCGTCCTCACCGAAGCCTACCAGAGCTGGAGCGTGCCGCTGCTGCTCCAGGATACGCCCGCGATTCCGACGAGCGTGGTCTTGCCCTCGCTCACCTTTGGGCTCATCATCTGGAGTTATGATGCACCGCTCTGGTTTGCCGTGAATGCCATGCCCACCCCCATTGCGCCGCTCCAATCCCCCACCGTGGCGGCCAATCAGTTTGTCGTAGGCCATATCGTCAATGCCGATGCGGGGGTGCATTACACCATCCCGGATGGCACCATGGCCAATACCCTCTACCTGATCTCGCAGGACGCCTCGGTCCGGGTCGCGGTCACCGCCCTCCGGCGGCTGGATGCCGGACCGCCGTAAGCGGTGCGCCCACTCATGGAGAGATGCCCATGCCCTGTCGACTGATCCTCCCACTGCTGCTCATCCTGTGTCCCCTGACGGCTCTCGCCCAAGTTCCCGCCCCTGTGCCACCGACCTGTGAGCAGACGGTGGAGACGCAGTATCGGGGCCTGGTAACGGACAAGGTGCTCCTGGATGCCAGTGCCAGCACCTGGCTCGCGCAACTCCAGACCCTGGCCAGTAGCCTGCGGATTCAGCGCACGCAGTATGACCTCAAAGCGCAACAAGCCGCCCTGGCCGAACAACAGTTTGCCACCCTCTACGAGCATCTGCGCCAGAGCCGGGAACGGGAAGCCGCCCTCCAGAAGGAACTGGAAACCCTGCGCCAGGGCCAGCCCCCAACCCCCGCAAATTAGGGAGCTTGCTTCTCTCACCTGTTTGCTTTTATACTGTGTGCGCGTGCGGAGTCAGCCACTGCAGGGCCTGGAGTTCCGGGTATGCTTCGTGGCACCCCACACTTCGCACCGGTACACCCCTGTAGACGATCGCACTCCTTCTTCCCTATCACTGTCTGCATCCCCATACCCACATGGCCCTTGTCTGTCTGCACTCGCCGGCGAGGTGCGCGATGAGCGACGAAGTGCAGGGAACCGTCACCGGCGGCAATGGTGAACGGCTCGAACTGCGTCTGGGCACCCGCACGCTGGGGCTCACGACCCGCGATCTCATTCCTATCTTATTGCTCGCGATTCTCGGGGTCGGCGGCTATCTCCTCTATGGGGCCGTGAGTAAAGACCTCGGGCGTCTGGATCGCCAGCATGACCAAGTGCTGACGGCGCTCCAGCAGAATGCGCTCCGGATCGTGGACGCCGTCCAGGCAGCCAATGCGCACCGCGAAGAGCAAACAGAAACCATCCGAAAAATGTTGCTCTTGCATGAAGTCAACCAGAGCCGTGCGCCCGAGGACCGGATGCCGCTGGAACTGGCGCCTGAGACCCTGTCGCCGCCACAGAAAGGGCGCTGAGATGGGGACGCCACTGACCATCCTCGTGCCCCCCGGCGAGGTGTTCACCATTCGCGGTACCGGTGTGCCCAGCCTGCGCTGGCATGTGGGGCCAGTGTTCCCGAAACAAGGAGGCCGTATGCCCATTGAAGTCAGCATCAGTAATGAGGAAAAAATCCGGCTCAGTGTGTCGCCTCTAACGCCTGGAGGGCAACCCGCGCCCGTCGATGGCCCGACACAGTGGACGGTGACAGGCGCATGTACGCTCGAGCCGATTGATGACACGAGTACATGGGTCGTCTCAGGAAATACGATTGGTGATTCGGTCGTCACGGCCACCGCGGATGCGGATTTAGGGACAGGAGTTGTCACTATTGCCGATACCTGCACGGTGCATGTGGCGAACCCCATGGCGAGCAGTTTAGGGTTGGCGGCGGGCACGCCGGAACTCAAAACACCATAGAGACTTTTGCGTATGCTCCACTCAGGCCGTTTAGGTCGCAAACATTTTGACCTCAATAAGCAGATTGCCATGATTCAAGGACATGGGAGTGCCTGTCTGATTACGCCCTGCTTGCAGTGTCCCTGCCTGCTCGAAGACCGGCAATTCTCGCCGACCTGCTTTGCCTGTCATGGCACCGGACGCCTCTATCTCGCCGACCAGGCCTTCAGCACCACCTTACTGCTGCATCATGAGGATTCGAAGCGCACCTTTGAAGAGGCGGGCACCTGGACCATGGGGACGATCCTGGCCAGTGTGCTACCCGATGTGCGGCTCTATGACCGCGATAAGGTGCGGGTCCTGGACATCCTGGACACCTTTAACGACGAGGTGTTGACGCAGGGCCTGGACGATACGGTGCGCTTTACCAGTGGCGTGCATGTGCTGCTCGTCGCCGATCGCCAGCGCATCTACCGGGAGACGCTGGATTATGTGCTGACGCCCCCCGCGACGATTACGTGGGTGGCTGGGGGACTCGCGCCAGGGCTGGGGCAGCAATACAGCATTAAGTATGAGGCACAGGCCGAGTACTTGGTTGTGGAGGACAGCCCACGGCTGCGCGTCGAGTATCACGTGCCGCAGTCCTCCGAAGTGCGTCTGCAACGACTTGATCGTCTGAGCGAGGAGTTTTAGCCATGCGAAGCGTTGTGTGCTGTGTCCTGCTGTGTGCCCTGGGAACCGGGGGTCTAGTCCACGCACAAACCGTCGTCACCCTCACCCAACATGCCCGGGTGATCGAGGGGCGATGGGTGATGGAGAATGAGGCCTCAGACGCGACCTTGCAGCGTCTCGCCCAGGAGGGCGTCACGCTGGCCTATGCAGTGGGCGGGTCAATGGCGTATTGCCACCCGCAGCGGCCTGCCTCTCCTGAGAACGTGGCCGAGACGGTAGCGGAGCCTGGAGTCGTGCAGACCATCCTCGCCGTCTGTACGGCGCTCACCTGCCCTGGCGCTGGGACCGGCACCATCACCACGGTGGACCTGCTCATGCCGGCGGTCGTCACCAACCTGCCACCGGTAGAGGAGTAACGGTCATGCCGCTACCGCAGGGGATGTCGGCGACGGTACAAGCCGTGCGCGCTGCAGCCGAGTTGGTGCAGTGGGCCTGGATTCAGCTCGCCGAGGGCTCTAGCCTCTCTGCCGGCGAACAGCGGGCCTATATTGGCGGGCTGAGTACGCCGCGTTCCATCGAGCATCCCTACGGCGGCGATCCCTATCAGGCACGGGTGGTCAACCTGGCCACCGCCGCGCCGCGCCTCGAACACGGCTTTGCGGCGTACCACTTGCCCGAGCGCATCAACTGGGCGCAGGCACGCGGGGCCAGACGGAGTAAGGCCGGACGTTTTTATCTGATTATCCCTTTTACGCACGGAGCGTATCGGGGCCACAAGGGACCGGCCCGCACGCAGGCCCGCGCCATGCCGCCCTCCGTCTACCGCGTGGCGCGGCGCTTACAGCCCGGCATGCATCTCACCTCTGGGCGCTCGCATGGGATGGCCCTGCACGCGCCGGGGATGACGCCCTATGTCCCGGCCTTTCGTCGCAATCGCCGGCCTGGCTACGAGCACGCCATGCGGCAAGAGAGAATGATCCGGCGTCCAGGGCGGGGCGTCGGGTCCACATACCTCACCTTCCGCACAATCCACCAAGACAGTGTGGGATGGTGGATACCGGGCCGCTCAGGTGTGGAATTGGCGAAGCAGGCGCAACGTGATACCGCCCCTGCCGTGCAGGCCATGCTGGCGGCAGCCGTCCGGCAGGATGTGGAGGACCTGATGCGGCGACAACTGGGAGGGCGGCCATGAGTACCGAGGCGCCCGACACCATTCGTCAGGCCCTGGCGGGCTACGATGCGCAGACCCTTGCCGCCTGGCTGGTGGATCTGAACTGCTTGCTGTGGCCAGCCGATTTCCCACTGCCCCCGCCACCAGGATGGGCCGCGGCCCCGCGCGGGCGGATGCGCTACAGACTGGCGGCCCCTGTGTACACCGTCATACGTCAGCTCATCACCGCCGAAGATTTTTCCCGTGCATGGTGGACCTTGAAGCTCCAGAGGTCCGTCGACGAGTGGGCAGCCTGGTGGGATGAGCAGGGGCAACGCTCGGCGGAGTCCCTCTGGGCCTTACAGCAGGAGGAGCGAGAGAGGGAGGCGTTATGCTCGTAGAATCGAAGCTCGCCGCCTGGATCAGTGCCGGAATTGCGCTCTACAAGGCGCATCCCCTGATGGTGGAGAGCATTTTCTATGATGCGAGCCAGAGCGGTGCGCCGACCGCCCTCGGCGATGGGTATGTGACGGACCTCGAAAAACTCTGGTTGCCCGATGAGTACGCTGGTGGCACATTACGCTGGGCCGATGCCACGTTTCCTATCGTGAGCAATACGCCGACCACCCTCACCGTCACGGGCGATCCCTCGCTGGTGGAGTCCGTGGATTTCGTCTGCTACCAGATCGTGCCGCCCGCCGTGGCGAGTCTGACGCAACTCCTCCAGCAGGAGAAATTCAGTGTCCTGACCGCCTTTGCGCAAGTGCCCACCTCCATGCCCGCGATCACCATCCGGCTGGAGAAGGATGCCCAGGGCGACACCTACATTGGCGAGGACCTGCGGCAGTATGCCATTGAGGGGGTGGAGTTTGACGTACGCTCGCAAGTCATGACTGGGAGCTATGTGCTGAGTGTATGGACAGTCAATAGAGAAGCCACCATTTACCTTTATGCGTGGCTCATGCACTGGGCCTTGAACAGCATGGCCCAATTTACCACTTGGGGCCTCTATGACGTGAGTTTAGGCGGCTCTGACCTGGACCCAGCGCTCCAGTACCTTGCCGAGCGCACCTATACCCGCCATCTCCTGTTCACCGCCAGCCGCATCGAGCGGGCGGTGAGTACCCGTGAGCCCATCGAGTATGTGACCGATCTCTGCGTCAAAGTGTGCGCCCAGTATGCCACCCTGGCCGCGACCATTTACCCTGTGATGGACTAGGAGGATGTCTATGGCTGAGCCTGAGACCCCTGAGACGCCCGAACCGGAGCCCGAGACGCCCATGCCCGCGGAGGAACCGGACGACCTCCCCGAGCCCACAGCGCCATCGGAGGCGCCGGCCACCGCCCTGCTCGCCGCCGTCGAGCCCCGTCTGGCCTTCGATGAGTTTGTCGCCACCGCGCCCGGCATGGTGGCCCTCAGCCGCTCAGTGCAGGAAGCCGCGATGGCGGCGCTGCGGCGGTGGATGCGCACGCAGGGGAAAAACGCCGACGGGCATTATGTCCTGGTCGAGTGGCAGGCATGCTACACGGGCATGCTCGGGCATGCGGCGCGGATTTAGGGCGACAGGATCTCGTAGTCTTGCATAGTGATCTGTGAGCAAGGGCAATGACAGTCATCGCACAGAAACGCAAGGCAGAGACCGCAGGATTTCACGAAAAACGCCGCATCGAGTTGGGCCTGACATTGGCTACAGAGGAGTGGTCGAAACGGATGACGGGCACACCACTCGACTACCAGGAGATGCCAACGCTGGATGTCTTCAGGACTGGCTGGTTGGGTCATGAGGATCTCCTTCTCCTAGCTGGCCTTGGGGGCTTGGCGAACCCGTACGATGGCGAAATAGGCTTCGATGGCTTTGAGAATGCGCTTGGCTTTCGTAGGCCCAATACGGGCAATAAGCCAGACTTGAGGATCATTATCATGCTTGGTGTTATTATACCCGCCTTTGCCATAAGAGGGAATAGAGTCAAGAAGTTGCTGCTCAATCGCTCGTTGTCGCCGAGCCGACTCACGCTTGGACGCACGTTCTTTCTCAGGATCTTTATAGGGCATGTGACTCACCTCACCACAAGGGAGAACCAGAAGGAGGGGGAGCGCTGGCAGGTGGTTAGACTGCCCCGGTTGCAATCCGGTGCGCCCCTCATGAGACGTAGATTATAACATATTTTTGTGGGGAATAGAAGGATTATGGCGACTTCACCTTTACTTATTCTTGATGCTAATGGCGCTCCTAGGACTGAGCCGTCTGTTTCGTCCCATTGGTCCTTCGATCAGACCTCCACCGGACGCTATATAGCCCAACACGACGTCATCGAACTGTCGTACATGGAGGGCGGACCAGCCAATCAGCTCGTGCCGTATCTCGATGCGGCTGAGATTGCGAGCATTTACGATCCCGAATCATTGGGTATCCTCGGTGCGGACCTGGCGAATTATCTGTATGCCCCGAGTGGCGACTACAATGTGCGGGGCGCCTACCGCACCTATGTGCTGCGTCTCGGACAACCCACCAGGGCCAGTCTCACCCTGAATAACGATGCGGCGCAGCCGGTCCTGACGCTGACCACGGATGACGCCGGGACCTACGCCAACAAGAACAGCGTGCAGGTCGCCTCAGGGACGGTCGTGGGCAAGCGCCTGACCTTCCGCTTCCGCCAGGAGATGACCGTCCTCGATAACTTGCTCAACGCCATGCATCTGGCGTACACGGGCAATGCCTCTGCCGCGACACTCACGATTACCCGCACCAATGACAAAGCGGTGCGCCTCCAGACCACGCTCACGGGTGCCAGTGATGGGTCGATCCCGATGGACCTCGATCTCACGCAGGATGCCTTCAGCACCATCCAGCAACTGGCCACGTACCTGAATGGCCAAAACGGCTACCGCGCCAGTATCGACCGCTATGGGAATGCCCTCATGCCGAGTGCGGAACTCGACGGCGTGGCCGGGGCGACGATCCGCACGCCCCCGGCGCTCCTCATCCACTACATCGGCGCAGGATCAGCCGCCACCATGACCGTGACCAATACCGGCCTCACCACGACGGTGACCGGCGGGCCTGGGGGCCAGAACCTGAGCGTGGACTTTACGGCGGCGACGACTGACACGCTGGCGGAACTGGTGGCGTACATCAACGGCATTACCGGGGTGTACACCTGCACGCTGGGGCCGAACGCCGACCCGGAGATGGCCCCGCTCAACCAGCTCGCCATCGTCACGAACCAGGACATCCGCACCGCCACCTATACGCTGACCTCCCAGGCAGGGGAAATGGATTACCTCCTCACTGCCGGCCTGGGAAGCATCGTCTACGCGATCAATACGCAAGTGGCGCGGGTGACCGCGACCCGGGTGGCGAATGCCACGACCCAGCCGGCGAATCTCGCCCAGACGTTCATGGCGGGGGGCACCAATCCGGTCCCGACCACCGCCGACTGGCTCAATGCCCTGACGGTGATTGAGCAGGAGGACCTGGTGGGCGCCATCCTGTTCCCCGTGACCACCGATCCCGTCTACCAGGACGCCATCAACGCGTGGGTGACGTCGCAGCACAATACCCAGGGGAAAAGCTTCCGCAGTTTCTTTGCCCCGCCCGACAATACCAGCACGGACGATGCGAAGTCCCTGGCGCTCGGGTTCAACTCGACGTTCGCGGCCATGATCCCGCAGCCGATGGTCGCGGCTTCAGGGGTGACGGAGCAACCCCCGCTCTACCCGACGGCCTGCTACTGCGGCGCGGCGGCGGGGGCGCTCCCGACCCAACCGGTAACGCGGCTGGTGGTGCGCGGACGGTCCTTACCGACGCGGGCCAAGTTTTCGAAGGCCGTGCGCGAGGACCTCCTGAGTAATGGCGTGTCGGTCCTAGAGGAAGTGAAGGGGGTGGGTGTACGCGTCTCGCTCGCGGTCACCACCTCGCTCAGTGCCGACCGCATTGACCGCATGCTGAGTGAGTCGATGGCCCGCGATGTGATCGAGCAACGCATCAAGGCGTATGTCGAGCCGCTGATTCCACATTGGGCGATGAACGAGTGGCTCGCAACGGTCAAAGGGGCGGTCTATAACGCTCTGGCGAGCCTGGAGGTTGATGGGATTATCAGCAAGGGCCGGGATGCGAATGGGCGGATTCTGCCGGCCTGGCTCCCGGTGCAAGTGAGCATCCAGGCGCCCATCTGCAAGATCAAAGTGCACGTGTTTATGGGTGGTGAGGTCGACCACGTCCTCGTGCTTGGTACTATTAGTTATCAGACCTTCGAGCTAGAAGTACCAGCGGGGGCATAGGAAGAGCGGGAAGGGGGCTGGTCGCAGAGTAACGCGTCTGAAACCCCTCCCGCACCGTAGGGGAGTATAGCACAGGGGAAAGGGCCTTTTAAGGAATGAGAAAGAGTTGATGGGGGCCGGGGGCACGCTCTTTCTCTATCACCATAGTTGGTCGTGGTAAATGTTTCCAGCTTCGGCCGCTACACAGGGCTTGGGTGGCTGGATATGGTAAATCCATGATGGTGACGATCTTGATGATGGGCCAGCCCTCAGCATATTTGGCTAAGACTTCAATAGCCGTTTGTTCAGTCATTTTGCTATGACCATTGCGTTCACCAAAACTGTGACGCTTATCGCGTATCGAATCGTCAAGATTGTCTTTTTGGGTTCCGCTATGGATATGCCAAGGATTACAACAAGACGTGTAATGACAATAGTGCGCGACTTTCGTTTCAGGAGACAACGAACATCCATTGCACAGCTCATAGGCGGCACGATGGGTATAGATTTGTTTCTTATCAACAATAATTTTCCCGTACCCATTCAAGTCAAGCGTCCCTGTCCATGGCATACAACAATAGGGACACCATTCTTCATGGTCGCAACGCTGGACACGTGTCCAGAAATCACGCAGTGCTTTCCATCTTTTGTCCCGACTCGTATAGATCGTTGCGCATTTCCGCGAACAAAATCGGTCTCCTGTATTCGATTGTTGACGGACAGACAGAATGAACTCTTCCCCACATTGCGGGCATATGCCCGTTTCTTCTGGCAAACGCATAGCGACGTACTTACAAACCTTCGAACAAAATTGCGCGGTTTCTTGACGATAGGCTCTGACCGTAAAAGGTTGATGGCACCCTTGGCATTCCAAAGTGACAGACCGTCGCCGCGCCACACCTTTACAGGCATTCGAGCAAAACTGCGCATTTTTATGTTTTGCGGGGACCTCAAAAGGATGCGTACACGAGGGGCAGATGCGCGTAATGGACATGATGTATCTCCTGTAGATACCCCTGAGCAATGGAGGAAACGTGCACGGCAACCTACCCAGGTAGTAGGGTTTTCGGGTCGCGATTCCCTAGCCGTACACAAAACATAAGTATAACATATTTTAGGACAAAAATCATGGCCTCGCGTATTTACATAGCGTCGAGTGTTTCAATCATTGCTGTGAACGGTTCTGGTCAGGCGTTTCCACTGGGGCTGGTGGACAATCTACGTTTGGAGAAGGCGTTCGTTACGGAAGGGGTCATAGAGATCGGTTCTTTTCAGTACGCGGACATTTTGACCCACGGCTATGGTGCTCGCTTCTCCTGGGGTCGGGCCTACACGGCGGGCGGCGATCTCATCTCCATGGGCCTGGTGCCGGGGGATGTGAACATCCCGCAGTTTCAGCCGATCTTTCTGCGCGTCATCGATCAGATTGCGCAGCGGGAAGTGGCGCTCATCCACCGGGGCGTGATTGAGACCTATACGGTGGAAATCAATGGGCGAGCCAAACTTTTGAACAACGTTTCGGGCATATGCTGCTCGTTGCTTTCGGAGTCTGAGATCAATTGACAATGAGAGTCTTTCACTCTAACGAAATAAACTAGTTATGGCCGAGACACCCGAAGTCCGCATTAACGTCAGGCTGGAGCAGGCAACGCAGCAGATCGACCAGTTTGCGCAGGCGCTGAGCCGGGTCGATCAGAAGGCGCGGGGCATCTTTGCGTCACTGCAAAATCTGTCGCGGCAGTATGAGCAACAGGGCTTTCTCGGCGCCGGGGATCAGCGCACCCTCGAGCGTGGGCTGCAGCAGTGGGAGCGGGCGCGACATCTCATTGAACTGCGTCGGGCGGGAGCCGCGGCCCGTGTTGCGGAGGTGCAGGCCGGTGATCCGCTCGAGCCCGGCTATGCCCTGCGCGAGGCCAATGCCCTGCGCGCCTGGCAGCAACTCAACCTACACCGGCAGGGCCTGGCCACCTTGCAAGGGCGGGTGGGCAACCTCTTCGCGGGGGACATCCCTGGGGTGACCAATGCGTGGATCGCTGGCCCCTCCGCGCTCCGCCGTGCCCACGCCGCGATTTCGCCGACCGGCCCCATTACGCCCCTGCAGTGGGCGCATGCGGATCTCCAACTGCGGCAGCGCCTACAGACCGAGCGGGGCATGGAACAGGCGCAACTCCTGTCGATCTTTGCGCAGATGGGCGCGCCCGCGTCGCTTGCATTACCCTTTGATCTCATTGATGCCGGCCGCAGACGTCGTGATCCCTCTGCGATCATGCTCGGTCGCCGCGGCGGCTGGGCGCAAGCGGCCGCCGCGGGACTGCCGATACCAGAGGTTCCAGGCCCGCCGCCCACGGCGCGGCTACCGTGGGACCTTATTGATGCGGGGCGTGACATCCGTACCCCTGGGGCACTCGGGCTCGGTCGCCGTGCCGGCTGGGCGCAAGCGGCCGCCGCGGGACTGCCCCCTCCCCCACCGCCCAACTGGCTGGAGCGGGCCGGCGCATGGGGCGGAGAGGCGATGCCCGGCTTTCTCGCGTGGGGCGGTCGCATGGCCGGCCGCGTAGGCGGTCTGGCCGCCGGCTACGGCGCCTATCAACTCCTGTCCGAAGGCATGAAGGACTACGAAACGCGCTGGACGGGCGTCCTGCGCGTGGGCTCGATGTTGGGCGGGCAATATCAGGACCTCGATGCGACGATCACGCGGCTGCGCCGGGACTACAAACTCCTCGCCCAGGAAGCCGTCGAGGCGATGACCACTATTGGACGGGCCACGGGCGGCGTTGCCGGAATTGACCGGACCATGGCCGTCGGTCGCGCCTACGGCATTGAACCAGGACAAGCCGCCGCCCTTCACGCCTCCTTTGCGCTCCTCGGCGCCAATGCCGTCCCCGATCTGGGGCGCATCACCGGGGCGCGCAACTGGGCCGTGGGCCGTGGCATCGACATGCTGCCAGGAGCCCCCTTCTTGTCGGAAGTGGAAAAGATTGCCCAGGTCGGAGGTCTCGGCTTTGCGCCGCTCGGGGAAGGCCAGTATGGGGCGTTGGGCGTGCTGATGTCGTCGTTTGGTGGACGGTATAGGGGCGCACCAGGGGCGGCCTATGAGCAGTTTGCCGCCGGGGTGGGCGAGGCCGGCAACCAGTATAGCGATGCGCTCCGGCAACAGGCGGCGGCTCGGGTGGCCCAGCGCACACCCGTGGTCATGCTCGGGAAGCGTGCGCTCAATATTCGTGACTCCTGGTGGGACCGCCAGACGGCCCTGGAAAATGCCGCGCAGATCCCGGAAATGCTGGGCGGGCTCTTTGAACAAGTGCAGTTGCAAGGAGGCGGCAATCCCGATCTCGCCAAGTCCTACTATCAGCTCATGTTTCGCACCCCCAAGCGCTATCAGGCCGGGGTGGAATATGAAGGGCTGCGCAACATTGCCACCACCGAGCCGGGCGGTATCGAGGCGTGGCTCAGACGGGCGGGGGCGCAGGAAGATACCACGATTGCTCAGCTCTTAGCGGGGCAGCAAACCGGGGCGCAGAAAGGCGTTGACATTCGCGAGCGTGCCGCAGCGATCCAAGCGTTGGGCGAAACAGGGGTGATTGCGGACCTGGAGAAATACCGCACCAACCTGCAAAAAACCATTGGGGTGATGGCTGAGGCCGCTGGCCCGATCGATGCCGTCACCAAAGGATTTCAGGAACTCGATCCAGCTATCCGGCGCTCCATCGGGGCGTTTCTCATCATCGGTGGGCTCATCTCCCAAAATCCGGCGCTCATTGGCGGCGGCGCGGCGGTGGGCGCAGGTCCCGAGGTGACCGACTGGCTCGGCGACCTCCTGACGCCCAGTGTACCGTTCAGGCCCGAGGCGCAGCAACGCCGGCCTAATCCGTGGATAAGCCCACGCCAGCCCGAACCTGGAGCGACCTCGCCGCGCACCACCAAGTAAGAAAGGCACAGTATGCGTGCACCACTCGACCATACCTACACCATTGACGGGCAACCCTACCGGCTGCGCGAAGCGCTCTTTGAGGGCCAGCGCCGTATTGCCCAGCACTACGCCATGGCCCTCACCGTGGCGACGCCCTTGGTGGACCCGGCCACCGGCCAGCCGTTGATCGTGGGCGAAGCGCTCTGGAGCGCGTACGCCCGCACCTTGGAACAAATTGATGGGCAGAATCTCTATGCGAAGGCCGTGACGCAGGAATGCCTGGTCGAAGCGCCCGACTTCTGGTGGAGCAGTGGCCCGGCTGTGGCGGGCACGAATGGCACGCCGCCACGCGTCCTGACGTTTGCACAGGTAACGCCGGCGGTCTGGGGGGCGCACCGCCAGGAGGTGGACACCTTCCTCCAGGCGATATTTCGCGCTGACAACCCGGACGATGCACCAGCACCTGGCGGACGCCCGGACGAGCCGGCAATGGTGGCGCTTCCTCAAACTGTTCCCGCAGTGCTGCGGGGTCGTGCCGAATGAGCAGGCCCTGACCATGAGTCAGTGGCTCTGGGTACAGTGCCAGATGCTCCTCGATGACGGTGTGCAGGCCTGTGCCCAGTGTGATGCCCTGAGTACGAGCGCCTTTTGCCCGTCCTGTGGGGCGCGCTTGCAACCGGATATGCTCCCCTGTGACACCTGCGGGGCGCTCGGGGACAGCGCCTTTTGTGGCGCGTGTGGCAGCGTCCGGCGCAGCCAGGTGGAAGAGGCCGTGCTGGCTGGCTCCTTCGACTGGGATGCCTGGGCCAAGAGCTTGACGCCTTTTCTCGGTCCGATGACGGCGCAGGAACGCGCCTTGCTGGAGTGACGCGATGCCGCAGAGTACGGCGACGCAGTGTACGATCCGCTTTCTCACGCCCAGTGGCAGCCGCTTCACCGTGAGCAGTGGCCAGGCCGCCGATGGCGCGCTGCGCGCCGTGGAGACCCACAAGGACCTGCGCGAGGCCGTGGGCTCGTTTAGCTTGCACTTCGATGGACGTCCGGACCACGAAGGCCGGCGCTGGCATGAGCGCATTCCCAAGCGCACCCTGGTGACCATCGCCATGACGCGCCGGGGCCATCCCACGCTGCCGGATGTGAACCCCATCGTCATGCTGGGGCTGACGGACGATCACGCCGTCGAAGAGAGTTGGGGCGAGGCGCAACCCCGCCGCATGGTGCATGTGCATGGGCGCGAGCTCGCCGCCCTGCTCCTCGACGCCACGCTGTGGTTTCATCCGGCGCTGGCCGACAATCCCCACTACGGGACGCTGAGCCTGGAGAGCGCGGAGAAGGGGCTGCAAGAGTTGGCGCTGTTTTATCATCCCGATCTGGCCAAGGGCGGGGAGGATCCCCGCGCCACCCTCTCCCGCATTCTCGACTATTTTCTCTATGTCGGTGGCAGCGCGGTGGTGCCGGTTGGTCAGCCCGGCGCCACCAAGCTCCCGGTGATGCAGGTCGAACTCCCCGATGGACTCGCCATCAGCGACGTGCTCCAGAAAAACGAGGCTACCTGGAACACCTTTGAGCCGGTGACGGTGCCCATGGTGCATTTTCCCATCGAAGTCAGTAGCGTCTGGAACTACCTGCATCTCTATATCGACCGCACCTTTCAGGAGTTCTTTAGTCGCGTCGAGGATGGGGTCTGCAAGCTGTTCTTTCGGGGCAGACCGTTCAGCCATACCCAGGTCGCGAGCGGCACGCGCTTTAAGCCGACCACCCAGGAGCCCACGCTGCACACCCTGACCCTCAGCGAGGCGGATATCGTGTCGCTGAGTGCCCAGGCACAGACGGCGAATGTCTATAACGTCTTTATGGTATCGCCGCTCAACCTGACAAGTCTCTTTAAAGACCCCAACCTGCGCTACAACATCTTGCCGGCGATGATTACCGATCCCATGCATCCCTCCTTTATCGGGCGCTACGGCTTGCGCGTCATGGAAGTGCAGTCGCAGTATCTCTCGCCCCTCGGCTTCCAGCCCGCCCCTGGCACACGGGGCGCGCCGCTCGACGGGACCCCCGCCGGCGAAGCGCTCTATGCCCCCATGGCCAACAAGATCGCGGCGGAAGAAGGGCTCCCAGCCGCGCTCCGTCCGTATTTTGTCGCCCTCATTCGGTGGGAATCTTCCTTTAACCCCAACGCGCAAGGCAAGGTCCTTCGCAGTCTCAATCAGGCGCAGGGTATCGCGCAGTGGGTCGCGCCCTATCCCGCAGGGGTGGGGCTCACGGATCCCATGGACCCGGACAATGCCTTGCGGGCGGCCGCCCGCTACTGGCAGCAAATGCGGGCACTGCCGTATATTCGCGATAACCCCGACCTGCTGGTGGCGGGCTATAACGCTGGGCCAGGCGCGGTGCACCAGTACGGGGGCGTGCCGCCGTATCAGGAGACGCAAAACCTGGTGCGCAAGGTGCAAGCCTCGGCGCCGAACTACGCGGGGCTCGCCGGGGTCGCCACCGATCCCGATCAGCCGGCACCGCCGGTAGGGGCCTATACCCCGATTGAAAAGATGGCGGATCTCCAAAATATCATAGGGGATGCCACGCACTGGGGGGAAATTCTCCTGGCCTGGTACGACATGGGCGGCGAGCTCTTTGGCGGCACGCTGGTGGTGCGCGGCCATCCGGCCTGGAACGTCGGCCATCGCCTCCTGGGCCGCGACCAGCAGGGGGCCTGGGAAGCGTACATCGAGGGCGTCGATCACCGCTTTGACATGCGCACCGGGCAATATCTGACCCTTCTCCGGTTGACGCGCGGCTGGTATCTGTCGGCAGCGTATGCCTCGCGCCTGTGGCGTGAAGGTGCCACGACGATTACGGCAGCGCAGGGCGGACCGCCCTCCCCGCCGCCGGCACCACTACGGGGGCGTGTGCATATTGAGGGGCTGGAAGGGTTCACGGAGCCACCTGCGATACCCACTCCCTGAGAAAGGATGCGCGCATGCGTGAAGCGGGCCTGCCCCCATTGATGGCGGATAGCTACGGCGAACGTCGCCTCCTCACCGCGTCGAAAGGCGTCGTGCGCGCCGTGTATCCTGACGAGTGGCGCGTCGATATTGAAACCGAGGACGGCTCCCGCCTCAACCACATCCTGGTCGTGGGGCCCTATCTGCCGGAAGTGCACGTGGACGCCGAGCAGCCGTCCCATGTGGGCTATATCTATACGCGCAGCGTGGCCGATGCTTACTGCTGGCCGATGCCGGCGCGGCGCCTCCTCGGCAGTCACGATAGCCCGACCGGGGACAGCGGCGACCAACCCGAGCGCCGCTTTTATCATACGCATCACTACATCTTTCGCTCCGGAGATGTGACCGTGCGCATTACCCGTGACAACCGCCTGGTGTTCGAAACCGAGCAAGGCGACTATATCCAGCTCGATACCAAACGCCGCGAAGTGCGGATCCAGGCGCCCACGGTCTATGTCGGGCAGACGGAAGGGAGCCGCATCGAGTATGAGCGGGATGACTCGATCCGGGCCTTTGCACCGCTCATCCTCATCGGCACCGAGCTGGGCGACAGAATCGAATTTCGAGACGGGGCAGAAATTACGCTCCAAGCGCCCTTCATCAAGCTCACGGCCTCTGAGGTCGTCATTGATCCCGTCACCATCAAGCTCGGCAACGAGAATGCCTCTGAGCCGCTGGTGCTGGGGAATCAGTGGTTGGCGCTGTACAATGCTTTCATAGCCTTGTTCAATGCGCACCAACATACGAATGTGCAGACCGGCGGCGGCGTGTCCGGGCCACCGCAGACCCCCTCGCCCGGCATGACGGATGCGCAGTTGTCGGATATCGCTTATACCTCGAAGGACGGCCTCTGATGCCTCTGCCAGCGAATCAAGTCCATCCATCCATGCAAACAGCGGCAGAGCCGTTCTTTCCAAACGGAACACTTCACGCTGGGGTGTACACATTGGTCTTCCGCGTGCGCCGCATCCGCGATGGACGCTTATTGCGCGAACACCGCCTCATCAACATGCCCGTCCGGATCACCGTCTCCACCGAGGTGCGCACAGCGGTGTACTATACGAAACAAGGGCCAGTCGCGGATACGCCACTCGGTGGAGGCGTTGGCATGACGTATTTTGCGATCACGGGCCATACCGGTATTGCGGGGGTACGGAACAATGGCCGTACCCTGGCGGCGACGGTCGGTCTAGAGTCGCCCGCGCTCCAGGGCCCACCGCTGCCACCGGGGAGTAGTCTCATTGACGGCGCGGCGGCCATTAAAGACCTGCAGGACATGATCTTCAGTTACTTTTTTCCGCAGGGCTCCCCACCCCTGCCGGGCGTCACGCATGCGCAGGACCTCCAGCTTGAATTTCTCAACCTGACCGCCCCGACCTCGGCCCAGGACCGCACCGGGCGTGTCGGCTGGATTATTCATCCGCACCGCAACCTCGTCGATATCCAGCAAGAGGCTCCCAAACCGTTTCTCTATACCTACACGCTGCAGTTTCCCGCCCTCGGCTCGACCAACAAGCAGATCCCGGATCGCTTTGTACGCGAGTACACCGATCCGACGAGTGGGCTCGGGCCGGTGCAGCGCCACCTGGCCGATGCCCTCGCTCCCATTCCCGCCACCGCTGCCCTGGGCGGCCTGCGTCTGCCCACAACCCCGGCTGCCCTGACGACCTTCCTGGCGCAGCCTACGGCGTTCTTGGTCGCGGCCACCGCCGAGGTGCAACGGCTCAATACGATCCGGGCAACGGCCCTGAAGATGCTGGACGAGCAGACCGTCAAGGCGATGCGGCCCTTCCTGGCCGGCGTCCAGGGCCTGAGCACGGCGGTGCATGACTTTGTAGGCGGGATTGCCGCGACGATCCGCTTTCCCCTCTACGCCAAGCAACAGGTCGGGGCGGCCTTTGGCACCGCCCTCGATCTGCCGAGTTACTCCGTCGCCACGCTGAAAAAGGCTGCCCAGGACCTCACGCATCTCTTCGATATCGCCTCGGAGGCGCGGGCGGTCAGTGGACTCAACGCGGGCGAGACGCTGAGCAGTGGTGTCAATGACCTGCTCACGCTACGCCTGAATGACGAGCCCCCGGTCACCCTGGCCCTCGGGACGCTGACGAGCGGCCCCGCCATCGCCGCCGCGATCCAGGACCAGATCCGTGCGCTGGCGCCGACCGTCCCAGGCAACGCCAGCGCCTACCGCGACTTCACCGCGACCTTTGCGGATGGCCAGTACCGGCTGGTGTCGGGGACCCAGCATAGTGATGCGGCCCACGTTGCCGTGGTGGTGAGTCCGGATCCCGACCTGACCCCCGGCGATGCCAGCGGAGTGCTCGGTCTGGGCCTCGCCCACGGCGGCCAGGAACAGGCCGGCAGTGCCGCCGCCAATGACGCGATCGCCCTATTGCGGGGGGTGGAAGACGCCTGTACGCATCTGCTGGCGTTCCCGGACTATTTTGCCGACCAGTTGGACGCCCAGGATGCGCGCCTGGCGGCCCTGCTCCCCCCAGGCTCCAGTCGTCCGCAGATCAGCGGCGACCAGCACATGCAGGAGACCATCATTACGCCGGGCGACAGCCTGCAAGGCATCGCGGCCCGGGTGGGCGTCGACTGGCAGAGCCTGGCGCTGGTGAACCGCCTCACCTATCCCTATCTCCTCGAGGAGCCGACCACCCTCCTGCGCGGACGCGTCAGTAGCGCGACGCACTGGAGCCTCAGTGATACGAGCCAGACGTGGCCGGTGAATGCCTACGAGGGACAACGTGTCGATATTGTGGGGGGGATTGGGGCGGGCCAAAGTCGGCGCATTCTCCAGAACACGGCCACGGCGCTGGTGGTCGATCCGGCCTGGGAGGTGGTACCGGAAGATATCTCGCATTATGCCATTCGCAGTGCGGAGAATCCGGTGGTGCTGACCGGGACCGTGAGCAGCGCCACGGCCCGCACCGTGACCAATGGGGCGCTCGCCCTCGTGCCGGATAGTCAGCGCGGCCTGACGCTGGTCCTCACCAGTGGGGCGACCGCAGGGGAGCGGCGGCGCATTATGGCGCATGACCAGACGACCTACACACTGGACCACGACTGGGACGTGATCCCGCCCGGCGGCACGCTCTACCTGCTCTTGGGACCAGGCCAGGCCACCCGTCGCCAACTGGTCGTGGGTGACCGCCTGAAAGTGCCGCAGCCCAGCGCCCAGGCCGTGCTGCCCCTGCGCAGTCGTCTGGCCGATGTGAGCGCCATCACCGGACGCCAGGTCAGCCTCGAAGAGCAACTCTTTGGGCGGGATCTGCTCCTCCAGGACGGGGCGCTGGTCTATGATCCGGCACGGGGGGATGCGGTGAGCATCGCGGGGCTGGACAACTTACGCGCAGCGCTCATCCACTATGTGAACCTCCCCATCGGGGAACTGGAATACCAGCCCGGCATCGGCTCATACCTTCAGGAAGAGTTAGGCTTGGTCGCGACTCTGCCCTTGGAAATTCAGGTCCTGAGTTCGCTGGAACGGACGATCCGGCAAGATCCTCGGATCGCGGCGATGGCCGGCGCTCGCATGCACACGCAGGGTGGTGTCACGCAGATTGCCTTTGGGGCCACGGCGATTACGGGGGCTTCGATAGAACGCGTGGTGGTGCGCTAATGCCCTTAACTATCCTTCCGAAGGACCACATATTATCGAATGAAGTCAGCTATGTGCTCGCGGGCAATATCGTCAATGACATTAACAACATCTCCGTCTTGCGCCAGTTCCTGGAAGCGGATGCGGCGAGCCTGGCTGATCTCTACTACGCCCTTTATACGACGGTGCAAGGATGGTTCATCAATGCTGCTGAAGGGATTGATCTCGATATCCGCGGGCGGGATATGGGCCTGGCGCGGGATGTCGGTCAGGCCGCCTCGGACCTGGTGACCTATACGCCCCTTGCGACCTGGGTGGATGACATCCCATTGCCTGCCCCACTTGTGGTGCAGGCCACCCTCGCCGATGGCACCCAGGTCCTCTATCGCTCCCTGGGGGATCTCGTCCTCACGCCCTCGGGACGCAGCATCAGTGGCCAGGCCCCGGCCACCAGCCTGACCGGGGGGACCAATGACCATCTCACCCTCAACCTGGATAGTGATGGCGCGCAAACCATCTTCCTGGGCACGCAGACCACCGCGACCGGCATTGCGGCCGCGATCCAGGCCGCCGTCCGCGCCTTGACGGCGGTGTATCCTAGCAACCAGCAGGCCTACACCGGCTTTCGCTGCGATTATGGCGTGACTACGGCGGGCGCCTACACCCTGAGGTCAGGCAGTGCGGGCTCATCGACAGCCGTCGTGGTCACGGTGGCGGCGAGTCTCGACGCCTCGCATGTCCTCAAACTCGGCCTTACCCAAGGGGGGATCGAGACAGTGGGGCAGGACGAGCTCGCCGTCCCTGTGGTCTGTGATCAGATTGGGGTCATTGGCAATGTGGGCGCCGGCCAGATCAACACGCAGGTAAGTGCCGTTACGGGTATTGACCATATCGCCAATCCCCTCATGGTTGCGAATGGCCGCGAACCGGCGAGTGATGACGCCTACCGGCAGGATCTGCGCTCGTATCTCCTGGCGCTGGGCCGCGGGACCCAGGATAGTGTCGAGCGGGCCGTGGCGCATACCGTCAGCGCCGATGGGCAGATGCACGTCATGTCCAGCCAGGTGGTCTATGGCGCAGGGACGATCCAGGCCTATATCTGCGATGGCCGCAGTCTCACGGTGGGCGCGCAAACGGATGTGATTCAGGACGTGCAGGATGAGTTGGACGGACTCGGGCAGGAAGTCGGCGGCTGGGTGCCGAGCGGCAACGCGGCGGGCGTGGTTTCCGCCAATATTCTCACCGTCAACGTCAATGTGACCGTCACGGTCGGCCCTACGCCGGACCTGGTCAGAGCCCAAGCGGCCATCGCCACCGTAATCTACCAGACGCTCTACCAGTGGGGTGTGGGCCAGAGTCTGTCCTATGCCCAACTGACTACCAGAATTGATGCGGCGGTGGCGGAAGTGTTTGATGTGGTGTTTACGCTGCCCGTGGCATGGACGACCGCGCCGCCGCTCGCCATCGGCGGGGCCATCGGGCAAAAAGTGATGCCGGGGGCCATCGCCGTGCAGGTCGTGCGGGCGTAACCGCCGGGGAAGGAAAGACCCATGGGACTGATCCTTGCCGTTGTGCTCATCGTGTTGCTGTTCGGGGGGCTCCCAGCCTGGAACTACCACTCATTTGGCTATTACCCCTCGGGCGTCATAGCGATTGTGCTGGTGATGCTGGTCCTGCTCATGCTCATGGGACGGCTCTAGTATGGCCGACACCCTTGCCATCTCGACCGGCGATATTCTCTCCCGGATGCTCAGGAGGCTTCCGCCGAGTCTCTGGGACACCGATCCGAGCGCCGACACGCTCCAGCGCGATCTCTTTGCCGCCATCGCGTCCCAAACTGCCGTGTGGTTGGAACAACGCGACATTGCCCGCACCATGACCTTGATGTTACAGGCCGAAGGCATTGATCTTGACGTTTTACTTCAAGATTACGGCTTAAAAAGATATTTGCAGCTCCCGGACCCCTATGCCCGCCAGGTCGGGATGCACATCTTGTGGACCCCGCAGGGCACGGGGTATAGCGTCGCCCGGCTGGCCGATCTCCTCTTGTACAACCAGCCGCATGTCACCATGCGTACGGGCCGCAACGAGCAGCACGTCTTTGTGGCGTCGGCGCAGTCCGTCACGACTCCCTACGGCTACTGGGGCCTGGTGAGCGACGAGGGCCTGTGGTACGCCGTCACCGTGGACGGAGAAGTCCCGGTGTGCAGCCTGGCACCGCCCTGTGGGGTGGATCTCTCTCCAGGCCCGCACACGCTCAGGTGGTTCACGGTCCTCGACGAGAATGCGGCGCCCTGGTACGTCACCGTTGCCGCTGATACCCTCACCGTCTCCCAGACGCCGCCGCAGGGCTACGGCACGGCGGACCCCTTCTATGTGCTGGATGGTCACGGCAACCGCTGGGGGCTCAGTGTGGACAGCCGCAGTGAAGCCCTGGTGACGACCGTGTCTCCCGGCCTGACGACCTTTGGCTACTGGCGCGTGCGCGACCGGGCCGGCACCGTGTACGACCTGTGGATCGAGGGCGAAGTCCCCACCATCGCCACCGCACCACCCGGCGGGAGTACCGACCAGACACCGGGCGGCTCGCCCCTCGACTGGCTGAGTGTGGCCGATGAGACCGGCACCTCGTGGTTTCTGACCCTCCAGGACGACACCCTCTTCCCACAGCGGACGTCCCCAGGCGGCACCGGCACGACCGCCGATCCCCAATTCCTTGATGCTGGCAGCCGCCTCTGGAGCCTCAGCGTGGACAGTCGCGCCGAAGCCGTGGTGAGTACGCTGCTGCGCGCGGTGACCTCGGATTACCTCGTGCTCGATCCTGGCCATGCGTATCAGGCCCTGCGGCTTGTGGACAGCAGCGGCGTGCCCTGGTGGCTCTCGATCAGTGGCGGGGCGCAGCGGCTCACCGCGACGCAACCAGTGGGCGCCGCCGACGTGACACCGTCGGGTGGTCCCTATCGCTGGCTGCGCGTGTACGACCTGGCCGCGATGCTGTGGTACGCGTACCCGAATACCAGTGGCACGCTCGTGGTTTCGACCACCAATCCTGGGGGTCTGGGGACGGCGCAACCGCAAACCCTAGGGGATAGCGCGGGTGTCCTCTGGCACTACGGCGTGAGTGGCGGGGCGTTTGCCGTGAGCAGCACGCCCCCCGTCGATTATGGGGGCATGGCGACGGCGGTCTGTCTCAATGATCCGACGGGTGCCCGCTGGTTCTGGCGCGTGCACGAGGGCGCCTTGCAATGGTCAGCACAACTTTGGCCCGATACCATGGATCAAAGTCCGTGGGGCGAGCTCGGCTGGCTGCAACTCCTCAATGATGTCAGTGCGACGGTGTATGTCTCGCCTGGCGTGGCCGGCATGCCGCTGGTGACGCTCGCCCCGCCAGCCAACTCCCCCTGGGGCTGGAGTCAGCCCGTCACGCTGCGCGATGTGGAGGGGACCGCCTGGCACCTGACAGTCAGCACGCGCCCCCAGACCGTGGAGTACTGGCGGCTGCACGATGCCACCGGAACCGTGGTCTATCTCTCCATCGATGCGGAGGTACCGCTCCTGGCCGCGACGCCACCGGGCGGGGGCACGGACCAGACGCCGGGCGGGCAACCCCTCGACTGGCTCACGATCTATGATGAAGGCGGTGGGGTCTGGTATAGCGCGGTGGAGGGGGATACGCTGACCATGACGCACACGCTGCCCCCAGGGACGGGGACGCAGGTGCCCGTGAGCCTCTGGGGCACAACAGGCATTTTCTGGCAGATCCAGGGTAGTAGCCTGACGGAGGCACTCGTCACCGTCGCCCTGCCCAGTCCCAATGTGGTCGGCGTCGTCCAGGATGCCGCTCCAACACTGCCACTGCCGATACCGACGCTGCCACTGCGCGATGCCGTGGATGCGATTAGCCACATTCAAGCCGCTGGCTCGCTCGTGACGGTGCGGGTCAGTTAGGAGGATAGAATGCCGCACATGCTCGCGCAGCAACATCAGGGCATTTACGACTGTATCCGGGCCGGCACGGCCCGGACACATACCACGATCAGTGCAGCGCTCACGGCGATTGGCAGTACCCCAACGATGCTGGTGCTGACCTTTGCCGGGGATGGTATCTGGAGTATCGGCGCCAACCTGACGATTCCCACGACCATTACCCTGATGATCCCGCCGGGGGTGACGGTGAACGTGGCGGCGGGGATCACGCTGACCATCAATGGCGCGTTCCTGAGCTACAATACCGGCTGGAAAACCGGGACCGGCACCGTGGCCCAGACCCTGATTACCTCCCATCTCTCCAGCGGGGTGACGGCCAATACGTTTCTCGCCCAGCCGGGCGCCGCGACCGGGATAGGGGTGGTCGTGGAGAATGGTCCCGCCTCGACGGCGGCCCGCGTGCGCCTCTTCACCGATCAAGGCGGTGGACAGTCGGGCCTCCAGATCAGCACCAATGATGCGGCGGCCAATATCCAGGGCTGGCAGATCATCGTGGGGGGCGGCGGCTCGCTCGCCTTTGCCCGGCCAGGTGGGAATTCGATGATGCTCCTCAGCAATACCGGCTTAGGCATTGGCCTGGGGCAAGTCCCCGGCGGCTTGCTGCAACTGCTCAGCGATAGCGCCTACAAGCCCGGGGCTGGGGGGCTCTGGAGTATTCCCTCCTCGCGGGCGCTCAAAGACATCACCGGGGACTATACGGAAGGTCTGGTCCTGCTGCGGCGCTTGCCCCAGGCGGTCCGCTTTCGCTATAACGGGAAGGGCGGCACCGAGGTGGATGGCCCTGCGGACGTGGGCTTTGTGGCGGAGGACCTCCAGGCCGTCGCGCCGCAACTGGTACGCGAGGTGGTCAATCCGCACGCCGAGGAGGAACCGGACCTGCCCACCATGCTGGCCACCAATCTGGGCGAGATCCTCTACGTGCTCATCAACGCCGTGCTCGAACTCGACCGCCGTGGGGGTGGGACTGCCGAAGAGGCCCAGGCTGCACCAGTGCCGCCGCAGCGGCGCCGGAGGACCGCCTGATGCCGCAGATCCTCTTGCCGCTGGAAATCAGCCTGCGCATGACCATCGCCATCCTGGAGCGCGACCTGGCGCAGACCCAGGCACGCTTGCTCCAGGTGACCGCCGAGCACCAGCATCAGGCCAATGTTGCGGCCCTGCTCGCCCAGGCCGGGGTGGCGCTGCCTGTGCCGCTGAGTGCCTGCACGTTTGATGCCGAGCAGGGCGTCCTGCGCTTTGAGGCAGAGGAGCCGGAGCTCCCGGCCCTCCCAGAGGCCTGAGGCATAAAACATCAGCAGCTTATTGACACCCTCACAGTCTCTCCTATATCATAGGAGATGCGTGTGGAAGTCGGCCGTAAGGCTCGGCATCCACACGCTTTTTTTCTGTGTGAGTCTTGCTCACCTGTCGGTCGACTTCTGGACGCACGTTGCAATCAGCGCATGGTCCCATGACGGCCCGCGCTGGTTGACTTCCACGCGCCCCCCTTCCGGTTGCGTAGGCTGGAAGGGGGATATACCCGCCTGGAGGACAGCACGTGCTGCGTTTCTTCCTCTCTGCACTCCTCCTTGGTCTGCTTCCCACGCTGGTGGATGCCCAGTGTCCGGACCTCACCACGCCGCAAAGCCCCTTTGCCAAAGAGCCGCTGCTGGTCTCCTCGACCCCGGTGGCCCTGACCGCCTCGATCTATAAGCCGGCGGGCATCATTCCCACCATGGCGGTGGTGAGTGTGGAGGGCGGCGCCATTCGCTATGAGGTCGTCGGAGCGCCGACGGCCACGACCGGTCACCCGATTGCTGGGACGCCCCCGCAAACCTTTCCCATCTGTGGCCTGGACTCGATTGCCGCCTTTCAAGCCGTGCGCCAGAGCCAGGACGCGCAACTCTTCATTACCTACTACCGTGCGAAATAGGAGCCGTCGCATGCCGCGCCGCCTCATCTGGCTGTTGAGTCTGCTGCTCGTGCTCCAGCCCGTGGGCCTCGTCGCGCAGGTTCTGCCTCCGCTTGCGCCGGCAGGGGGCGGCAGTACCCCGACCTTTCCCGGCTCCCTGTGTACCGATATGGTGGCCATCGGCCAGGACACCGCCGGGCTGATGGTGTGTTCTCCTGTCTTGCCACCCATGGCGCCAGGGCTGGTGCCGAGTGGAGGGGATGTCAGCGCCAGCGGCCAGGTCCTCCAGACGCACCTGAGTAGCCCCTTGCCTGTCCCCCAGGGCGGGATGGGGCTCACCACCGGCACATCCGGCGGCATGCCCTACTTCAGTAGTGCCACCACACTGGCCTCGACGCCGACCTTTGCCCTCAATGCGCCCATCCTGGGCGGGGGTGCAGGCCAATCGCCCGTGCCGGGCACGCTCTCGGGGACGACCCGCGAACTCGCCAGTGTCACCGGTGCACATGTTCCCAACCGCCAGCTGACCTTTGACGCCAACGGCAACGTGATTGCCAGCCCCTATGACGTCATAGGCGGGGTCCAGGTCCTCAGCGTGTTCGGACGCATCGGGGCGGTCACGGCGCAAAGTGGTGACTACACGGCGGCGCAAGTGACACATGCGGCCTCCCTCACCGCCGCCAATGTGTTTACGGATCCTGGGGGCCAGACCATGCCCCTGCTGGCCCTGACCGGCTCCAGTAGCGGTACGCTCTATGTACGGGCGCCGGCCGCGGCAGGCGTCTCCCTGGTGGTGCTCCCGGCGGGGGTGAGTGATTTCTCGTCGACCGGCGGCCCGAGTCAGGTCGTGCAGCAGACCACCACGGCAGGGGCGTTCACGGTGAGTCGCCTGAGCCTGGCTGATCTCGCCGATGGGGGGAATGCCTGCACCAGTGCCAGCCTGTGCCCAGGCTATCAAGCCGCGCTGGGGTTTCCGCCGGAAAACGTCAGCAACAAAACCTCGGACCCGGCGCTCGGGGGCAGTGATTTCCTCTATCCCACCCAGGCCGCGGTCAAAGGCTACGTGGATGCCGGGCTGGCGGGGAAGCAAGCCCTCCTGGGCTTTGCGCCGGAAGACCGCGCCAACAAAGCCTCCAGCGCCGTGCTGGGGACGAGTGACACCCTGTATCCGACCCAGAATGCCGTCAAGGCCTATGTCGATACGGGCCTGGCCGGCAAGCAGGCGAGCCTGGGCTTCACGCCGGAAAACGTCACCAACAAAGCCACCGCGACCGCCTTAGGGACCAGCAACACGCTCTATCCCACGCAGAACGCGGTCAAGGTCTACGTCGATACTGGGCTGTCGAGCAAGCAAGACACTCTGGGCTTTACGCCGGAAACCACTGCCAACAAGGCCACCGGGACCACCCTGGGGACGAGTGATACCTTTTACCCCTCCCAAAATGCCGTCAAGGTCTACGTGGATGCGGCCATTGCGACGGTCCAGGGCAGTATTACCTGGGGGCCGGGCCTCACCTTCAGCGGTGGCGTGGCCAGTGTCGCCTCGACGGAAACGGGCTTTCTGACGGGCGCCAGCAGTGCCCTCGCGTGCGGGGCCTCGGCGCAGGGCAAGATGCAGGTCCTCGACACTGGCGCGCTCCAGTACTGCGATGGGGCCACGACGGCCCTGCTCCACAGTGGCTTCCTCACGCAGAGTGGTCTCACCTGGAATGTCACCCCGAGTGCCTGTACGGGCGATACCAATGGCGGCAAGCTGACCATTGTGGGCACGGAAATCCGCTGCGCCTCGGACATCGGCGGCACGGGCGGGGCGGGGGGCGTCACCAGCGTGTTCGGGCGCACCGGCGCGGTGGTGGCCACCGCCGGAGATTATCTGGTCAGCCAGATTACCAACGCTGTCGATGTCACGGCGGCCAACGTCTTTCCGCACGCCAGCGGCCAGTCGATGCGGCAACTGCTCCTGCCTGGGGCGACCTCGGGAACGCTGACGGTCAAAGCGGCGGCGGTGGCCGGCAGCAGTACGTTGACCTTGCCGGCGGGGGCGACGGATTTCAGCAGTACAGGCGGTGCGGGGCAAGTGGTGCGCCAGAACGCGGCGGGGGGCGCGCTCACGGTCGCGGCCCTGGCCTTTAGCGACCTCACGGGGACCGGCGCGGTGTGTACCACCGCCGGCGTCTGCACGGGCTACCAGGCGACCATCACGTGGGGTGCCGGGCTCAGCGTCACGGGCGCGACCGCCAGTGTGGCCTCGACCGAAGCAGGCTTCCTCACCACGGGCAGCACGGACCTCACTGCGGGGGCCGGACAAGCCGGGAAGATGCAGGTGATCGCCGATGGGCGCCTGCAATACACCGATGGCGCCGCGACTCCGCTCCTGCGCCAGGGCTATCTCCTCACCCCCCTGGGCGGCCCGGGCGTGCTCCAGGCGAGTACGGGGGGCACGAGTCTGGCGGCCTTTGCGGGGAGTGCCTGTAACGATCCTGCGGCGTTTATGACCGGCCTGACGCCCACCGGCGATGCCATCTGCGGCCTCCCTGCAGCGCTGGTCTTCAGCAGTCGAGCCCTGCTGGCGACGGCGAGCGCGACCTTTCCCAGTGCCGTCAATCTCGGTGCCCTGGCCGGCGGCATCGTCAAAACCACCGTCAGCGGGGGTCTGGCGAGCGTGAGTACCGTGATCGCGCCGACGAGCGCCCTGGTGGGGGTGGACGATCCGCAGATCCTCACCCAGAAAGGGGTGGCGCCGCGTGCCGCCCCATTTGCCGGCGTCTCCCCCGTGGTTGGGAATCTGAGTACCACGGATCTCCTCGTCGTGAGCGGGCTCACCGGGTCCACGCTGATCGGCAATCCGCAAGGCGCCACCAGTGCCGGCGGGCTGGTGCGACTCCAGGTGACCTCCGCCACGCCACAACCCCTGACCTGGGATACCCTGTGGAGTAGCGAGGGAGGCTCCCCCCTGCCCACGACCACGACCGGCGGCAGCACCTATGACATGTTCTGGTTCCAGTACAACGCCACCTCCGGCAAGCTCGATCTCGTCTACAACTCGCAACTCATGCAGTGGACCCTCCCCACGGGTGTCACGCCGGGGACCTATACCTGTCCGGGCTCCGTGACGATTGATAGCCGGGGCCGGGTGACGGCCATCGCCAACGGCACATGCGGCGGGGGCACGGGAGGCACCCCAGCGGGAGGTGTCGGCGATGTCCAGATCAACGGCGGCGGGGTCCTGGCCGCTGATCCCGGCGATTTCGCCTATGACGTGGGCACGAAAACGTTGATCGCCCCGCACCTCCTTGGCTCGCGTCGGCGGACCTATGCCACCTTCCGCGATCTCCAGGGCCAGGCCACGTATGTGCTCGCCCCGGCCATGCAGAGTAAGGTGCACGTGCAGTCCCTGCCGGATGAGGACGGGGAATACTGCGTTAAGGGGGGGAGCTGCTTTGCCAGCGGCGGGGTCACGGTCTCCGGTACCCCGACGGCTGGACAAACGGCGGAATTTACCGCGGCGAGCGTGATCCAGGGCGTGAGTACCACGGGCAGTGGCAGCTATGTCAAGGCCGGGAGCCCGACCCTGACGACCCCCACCATTGCGGCCCTAGCGAATCTCACCAGCAATGGGGTGCTCACGACGAGTGGGGGCACGGGCACGCTCGTGGTGGATACGGGGGGCACAACCGGCACGGGGGCCTGGGTGAAGGGGACGAATCCGACTCTGACCGGGCCGACGATTGCCGCGCTGGCGAACCTGACGACCAATGGCATTCTCACCACGACGGGGGGGACGGGTACGCTCGTGGTCGATACGACCACCCGCACCGTCGAGACCGGCGTGCAGTCCCTCACGTCGAGTACCACCTATACCTGTGTGCGTAATGGCCCGAGTACCCAACCAGTCATGAATGAATGCACCATGACCTACACCGGGGCTGCCGGGGCCACGGTGACCATCGGCACCTCGGGGACACTCCAGGACGGCGATCGCTTTCTGGTGCGTCTGCGCTGCACGGTGGGGGCGCAGACCATCGCCTACGGCGCCAATATTATCAATAGCCTGCAAATCATTGGGCCGACGAGCTGCCCGCTCGACGGTGCCCGCGAAATTGTCATAGGACTTCTCTATTCTGCGGCACTCGCCAAGGCCCAGGTCATTGGGAGTACGAACTAATGTCTCTCATTGTTCTCTTCCTCCTGCTGCTGCCAGGCCTCGTCGCGGCACAAGGCTTGACTGATGTCCAGTACACCCTCTTGCATGACGACATCACGATTACGCATGCGAGCGAGTTCCAAGCCTCGGTCGCTGCCGCCGATTATCAACCGATAGCCGATGCGTACAATCTCCTGGCCACTGGCCCCTTCTGGGTATGGAGGACAAGTTTAACCCCGAAGGAGATCTATGAGGCGACGGCGGACGGCGGCGGCACCTGGTCGTGGAGCACCTATAAGGCGCAGACCCAGCAGGAACGCGACGCATGGCGCGATATGATGGCCCCCAACTTGCTCAATCCCAGTCTCAAACAGACGCGAGATGGCTGGCTCGCCATCTTCGGGGGACAAGGGGCTAGTCAGGTCCAGGTCAATTATCTCCTTGCCCTGTCCAGGCGCCAGGCCCGGCGGGGGGAAGCCCTGCTGGCCACGACCACGAGCGGGAATGGCTCAACAGCGACCCCTGCCACCTTGACGTATGAGGGTCTGATCACCTGGATTGACGTCAACCACGCGGTCAGCGGCGCGCCGCTTCCTGGAGGGCCACGTCCATGATCAGGCGGCTTGTCATCCTGCTGCTCTGTGCGCTGCTCCTGTGGACCTCGGGTGTCGGGGCCGCCACGTCCTTGCAGTACACCCTGCCGGGGACCGGGATTACCTTTGGCGACTCCGGGCAGAATGTCCTGATGGTGTTTAGCAACAAAGCCACGGGCACCGGCACCGTCAGCGCCCAGTATGACAAGAATGCGTTGGCGACGGCCACCGGGGCCATGCCCTCCCTGTGGGCACTCCATTGTCAGATCTCGTTCACCGGCACCAATGTCGTCGGAGCCACGGCGGAATTGTACATTGCCCATGCGGACGCCGCCGGCACCACTCAGGATGGCGCGGTTGGGCAGAGTAGTACCACCATCACCAGCGATCAGCGCCGCGTGCTGACGCCCGTGGGCGTGCTCTCGACGTACCAAACGGCCACCAATACGACCATGTACGCGAGTTTCCGCAACATTTATATTCCCGGCAGATACTTCAGTTTGGCCTGGTGGAATGCCACTGGGCTCACCAGTGAAACGAGCACGACCAAGCATAAGTGCACGATGTACCCCATGCCCATTCAAGGCCAAGGAACCTAGCCCTATGCGCCAGCTTCTGAAGCTCCTCCTCTTCCTCTGTGCTCTGCTCCTCGTGGCGGTCTGTGTGCTGGCACAGCAGAACCCCCAGGTCGTCCTGAGTGATCCGCTCCTGCGCGGGGCGGTGTCCTGGTGGCGTCCGCTCCTCGGCTTCACGGGGGGGGATCGCCTCTTTGACCTCTTGCCGGCCCAAAACCACCTCACCCTCACCAACATGAGCCTGGGAAGCACGTCCGGCTGGAGTCCCACGACGCGGCCCGGGGGCGTGGCGCAGATCAACTGCGACGGGACGGATGACTATCTCAGCATCCCCAACAACAGCTCGTTCAATCTGAGCGCGGGGTCCCTGGTCGTGTGGGCCATGCGGACCAGCACGGCGGCGGAGATGATCATTGTCTCCATGAGTGATGGGGGCCTGTGCTGTAACAATTTGCTCGCGCTCGAGTGGAAAAACAATACTAGTGACACCCTACGGATCTTGATCACCAGCGGCGGGGTCGATCAACTCGTGGTCTCGACCACCTCGACCACGATTGCGCCGGCCAACGTCTGGCATCACCTCGCCTTCACCGTGGACAGCAGCGGCAATGCCCTCTATGTCGATGGCGTGCAGGCCGCGATGACGTATGGGACGGGCACCGCAAGCACCACGGCGTTTTTCTCGACCATCTATAGTGCGGCCACCACGTTTGATGTCTGCCGCATGAATACCACGGATGCCCCCGCCTATCTGACCGGCGCGATTGCCCAGCTCACGCTCTACAACCGGGCACTCACGGCGGGGGAGGTGATGGCCCACTATCAGCGCTCCCAGGGCCTGCCGCCCATGGGGCTGCGGGCGGATGAGCTCGTGGCCAGTACCACGTTTCCCACTGGGACCTTGTTGCCTTTTTTCCCCTAAGGAGATCGCTCATGCGACGACTACCTCTCCTCCTCACTCCCCTGCTCCTCTGGTGTGCCCTCGCCTCGGCGCAGGGGCCACAATCGGTCCCCGGCGTCAACTCACTCCCTAACGATACTAGTACAGGTACTATTATCAACCGCTTGGCCAAAATCGTTCCGGGTGGCGCTGGGGGCCAGGGCAAGCTCATTCTACCTGCGCCCACGGATACGCAGATCAAGCTCTATGTGGTCATCGCGGGGGCGGGCACCACCGGGAATGCCCTCTATGTCGAAATCGGCGATGCGGCCTGCGAGATGGATAACGCCGTGACGAGCAAGGCCGGCACCTATATCGTCCACGGCACCACGCCAGATGGCGCGGGCAAATACGGTCGCTGCCATCAGGTGGACACCAACCCCTCCCCTGGGATGGTCATGGGGTCACTGCTCACGGACAATACCGTAGTCGGCGGTCTCGCCCGTATCAGCGCCCAGAACCAGGCGTTTATTCCCGGCTCTGGGACTGGCACAGGTTCAGTGACGAGCGTCGATGTGACGATGGCGCCGGAGTTCACCAAGACCGGTGGCCCGATCACGGCGGCAGGCACCATCGCCTTCACCAAAGCGACCCAAACCGCGAACCTGGTCTATGCGGGTCCGGCCTCTGGCGGGGCCACTGCGCCCACCTTTCGTGCCCTGGTGGTGGCCGACCTCCCGGCAGGCACCGCCTCTGGCAGTTGCGGCGGGGATCTGGGCAGCACGTTTCCGAACTGTACCGTCCTCAAGGCGAGTAGCACGTTTGCCCTGGCGGGGGAGAATGCCCCGACCGCCCTGGTAGCCGATGTCAATGATTATGTCCTCCCCAGCACCTTTGCAGCCCTCCTCAACGGTGGTGCTGCTGACCGCAACATTACCGGCTTTGCGGCCCCAGCCCAGGGTGGCGATACCAAGGCGATCTGCAATGTCGGCACGACCAATGCCTTAGTCTTGAAGAACCAGAGTACCGGCTCGGCGGCGGCCAATCGCATCCTGGCCACGGATGACGTGACCCTGCCGCCCGATCTGTGCACGCTGCTCCGATACACGACCACCGCGCCCGCTCGCTGGCGACCCCTGGTGAACAAACTGCCGGATTATCTCTCTGCGCGCCCGTTCTCCATGCAAATTGGTGATCCGGACCCGACCAGCCCCACGTTGATCGCGGGCAACGATAGTCCTGGAGGCTGGACGAATCTCTACCGGCGCCAGGTCCAGATTCTGGCCATCGCGTGTATGGGCGATGCGGGGGCCACGACGATTAACCCGATCCTGCGCGGCGGTACGGCCACAAGTCTCCTGACGACGCCGTGTACGTGCGGTAACGCGGTTTTTGCCGGGTGCTCCCTGAACGGCCTGCCCCTCGTCAACCCGGCCACTGCCGCAGGGGCTACGTGTACTACTACACCTTGTAGTATCGACCTGAACATTAACACGGTCGATAACGTCACGCGCCAGGTGACGATTAATGTGGACGCCATTATTAAATAAGGGAACAAAAAAGAGGTGCATTATGTGGTCTCTCCTCCTCCTGCTCGCGCTCCTGCTCCTGCCATTTCCTAGTACTGCTAAGACTATATGGGTGGCCACGTCGGGCGGCAACGATGGGAATTCCTGTACGGCGGCCCAGACCAACACCACGCCCAAAGCCACCATCACGGCGGGCATCGGCTGCCTCGTGGGCGGCGACACGCTCATTGTGAAAAGCGGCACGTATGCCGAGGCGATCAAAGACACGATCCCGGCAGGCAGTGCGGGGGCGCCCACGACTGTCAAAAGCGAGGTGCAATACGGCGCCGTGATCAAGCCCAGTTGCTCGGGCTCTGGCCCGCCCTCGGGGTGTGACGTGGTGCTCTATGGCCAGTGTACCATCGTGGCCATTGAAAAGAGCCACATTGTGTTTGATGGCTTTACCGTAGACGCGGCCAATGCCAATACCGACTGCCGCATCATGATCGACATGGGGGGCTACCATCCCTCGACCGACATCGTGGTCCAGAACAACGATGTCGTAGGCCATTGCCCGGATAAAAACTCTGGCTCCAACTGCCTCGGCATGAGTACACACACCGACACGAGTAACGTCACCGTACGGGGCAATAAAGTCCATGACATTGGGTGGGGCGCACTGCAAAACTGTAACAGCGGTCCCCCCCCCTGTAACAATTTCAACGCCTACTGCACCTACCTCACCTTTCATGACTCGATCATCGAAAACAACGAGTTCTACAATTGCAGCGGCTATGCCGTTCAGATGTGGTCGTCGGGCTCGCCCACCGATCCCACGGGGCCAGACCGCAGTATCATCCGGGGCAATTATGCCCATGATGTCGGCCTCTCCTGTTTCCTCGTGGCGTCGGGGGATGGCCAGCAGGTCTACAACAACATCGCGGTCAACTGTGGCAAGTTTTTTGACAGCAGCACCGGCAATACGGTGACCATTCACAGTAGTGCCCGGGGCCTCAACCTCGGCAATTCTGGGCTCAGCACGACCAACCTCAAGGCGCACTACAATACCGTGGTCGGGAGCACGGGCTATTGTGTCTCCTCCGGGATTGATGCCGGGGGCATTGTCCGCGACACGATCTGCTACCAGAACGGGACGAACGGCATCAACACGGTGAGTGGCGTGGCGCCCGTCGCGGATCATAACCTGTTTGGCACCAATCCGCTGTTTACCAACCTCGGGGATACCCCCTATCAGTTGAGCACCGGCAGTCCCGCCCTCGATACCGGCATCTGTGTGAGCGGGATTGCGAGCGACAAACTCGGTGCGGTCCGCCCCCAACCCACCGGCGGATCGTGTGATATTGGCGCCTACGAAGGCACCGGAGGGACCGCCCCCACCCCCCCTAGTCTGCTCGCCTGGTGGAAGCTCAATGACGGCACCGGCACCAGCGCGAGCGATAGCACCGGCAACGGGCACACCGCCACCTGGACGACCGGCCTCACCTGGCAGCCAGGGAAGGTCGGCAGCAAAAGTCTGGGCTGTGATGGCGTGAATGCCACGACGGTCACCGGCGGGCTCCCGACCACCGCGCCGTACAGCTATGTGTTCTGGATTCAAGGCACGACCACGCCGCCGACCTCGGGCAATAATCAGATTGTCGTCCACAATGGCGACACCTCGGATTCCTTTGGCTTTGCCTGGGGCTCGCCGACGACCGGTTTTGACCAGGCAGCGTACACGCAAGACGCCAGTGGGAATTACATCGCCGTGCGCCTCACCACGCCCTTACAGGCAGGCCAGTGGTATCACGTCGGCGTGACGTTCGACAACACCACCCTGCGCATCTACCTGAATGGCGTCCAGCAAAGCACCGCCGCCGTGACGACCATGAAGGGCGCGACCGGGGACTTCCACTTCTGCGGCACCCCGGCGGGCACCAGCACGTATTTCGCCGGCCAGCTCGACGAGGTGAAGGTCTGGAACTACGCCCTCACGGCGGCGCAGGTGCTCCAGGAGTACCGCAGCACCGTGGCGAGTGTGCGGCACCGCAGTGTGCACCCCTGATGTGGGACACTTTTCGCCATATGGCCGTTTTTGCCTTCTCCTGGCGTCATAGAGACACGCAAGGCTTTGGGAGGGAGTAGGAGACCCTCTCCCCCCGTTCGTGGCACCACGGCGATATGCTCCACGTCATTTGCCCATTTCTGCATCCCCCCTCAACTGCCATTCGTGACACCTCCGCCCTCCTGTGCTTCTTCCCGCTGCCACAAATCCGGCTGGTTGCGGATCTCCCCGGTCGTGGGATCGACATCCGTAACGGGGCCAGGCTGCCCGCCGCCCTGGCGCTCGCCATAGAGCTCCTCTTGGGCCTGCTGTGCCGAGCGCGCGAGCACGGCCTTGAGGTCCGCCGCGACGGTCGTGCTACTCCAGTCCAGGCCCGCCCGGGTGGCAATCTCGACCACCTGCCCCGCCTGGATGAGGCGGTCCAGTGGGAGGGCAGGGACGTCATTGACCCGTAGCGGTTCCCCAAAGACCGCCAGCAGCGCCCGTGCCTGCGTCGTCGCCCGCATGCCACGGAGCCACTGTTGCAGAGGGGCGAGCACCACCTGACGCTCCTCGTCGGGCCGCTCCTCGGTCTCGCCCGGATCGCCCACCTCGGCAAAGATTTCGGAGACCCCGGGCAGCGCTTTCACCGCCGAGGACTTGGCGCGTTTGAAGGCGATCTGCAGCACCGTCGATTCGACATCCGCGAGGTCGTCATTGTCGAGGCGGTAGCGCGTATACGCCTGGCGTCCTTGGGGCGTAAAGGTGCGGGATTTGAGCGTGCTCTTGTCCACGCCCGCCGGCACCTGATTGGCGTTCACCCAGCGATAGGCGTACTTGCTTTCGCGGGTCGAGCAGGAGCCAAAGCCGACCACCCGCCGCCCGCCAAAATAGCGCAGGGGCAGCATGATGCGGACCTGGTAATGGCCGTCCTCACGGCATTCCTCGAGGTGCGGGGCGTCAAAGTCGGCTTCATAGACCGCCAGCAGATTATGGATTCCATCCTGATTCAGGGCGGGCTTCTGGCCTTTGGCGAGCATGGCCGTGATCTCGGTCTTGCTCTGGATACGGTGATACCCGCCACTCTCGAAGCTGTACATATGCCGGCTGGGGTCCATCTGTTCCTCCACATACTGGACGAGGAGCCGGCGAAATTCCCCCATCCAGGTCATGCGTTGCTGAATGTCGGCAATACTGGGCAGGCGGGGCGAGACGGTCAGATCGAGCGTGCCTTCGGTGGGCACGGGCACAAGCGTATTCGTCGCCATGGGCTCTCCTTCGGAGAGAGGGTTAAGGGTGAAGATTTAAGGGTTACGGGTCCGAGACTGCTATGCATGTGCACCATCTTCGGCACTTTCCCCCACTTAAAACTTCACCCTTACAACGTAAAACTGCCTGTGTTACACTGTTGCTTCTTCCAGCACATCTCGTTCCTGCGACAGCGCTGCCGGGAGGGTGGTAGCTCCGGCAGCGTCTGTCCGTGGTGCGTCAAGGCACATATGCTTCGTCCCCAGCACGGGACTGCGTGGGGGCCGCTGCGTCTGGTAGTGCCATTTCCCTGACACCGGGTGCTTGCGCCAGACCCGCAGCAGCACCAGCATGCCACAGTGCGGACAGGGGCCAAACGTGGGCTGGGGGGACGTGTAGCCGGCGAGAAAGGTGGGCATGGTTAGTCTTCTGCCTCCAGAACCAATGATAACTGGCACGGCTGCTGGGCATAGCGCTGCCAGGCACGCTGCACCGCCCCAGAGCCAGGGAACAGATCAACGAACTCATCCCCCGCCTGCATATTCAGCACGGCAAAGAGCCAGGAACAAAAGGCGAACGGTTTCACGCCAGCCAATCCCCGCTGGAGCGTAATATTTGCCGCAACCCAATCACGCACGGTGGGCTGGTGGCGTGTACGCGGACGGCCGCCCCAGACGAGGACAGGTTCCCACGTATAGGCTGGGTTCACGTGCGGCTTGAATATGGCAAAGGGTTTGACCCAGGACATCACGCGCACCTCAGGAGGACACAGCGGTAGCAATATGCGCAGCGAGGGCGAGGAACAGGAGAGTGCCCAGCCGTCAAATGCCCCTTGGGTCAACTCGGCTAGGAGCACGCCATGATCGACTTCCGCACAGCGCGGATCAGCCTGGTAATGCCGCCGGGCTTGCCCTAGATACGGGGGATCGGCATAGGCAAAGCGCATCACTCAGCATTCCTCCCGCGGGCGCTGCGCGTCCCACTGCTCTAACGTCTCCCGCCACAGCCGGACCTCAGCCGCATAGAGGCCGATCAGCCGCGACACCCGGCGGGTTTCCCAAGCGAGCCAGCAGACGGCGCCCGCAATGATGATCAGTCCGAGCAGGGTGAGCATGGCTAGCATCCCTCCTCCACGGCGCACGTCCAGCGCAGATGCCATCCTCCGGTGGCGCGTGGGATGGTGGCGGTGATCAGGGGGCAGATGGTTGTTTCCCAAGTGTCCCGGTGCAACCAGCTTGCAGCATTCACGTCATAGAGGAGGGCCTTGCCCATCGGGGAGGTGGCGACACCGACCCAGTGGGTGTAGCGATAGGCGGCGCCGATAGGGACACGCGGCTCCAGCCACGGGCCTTCCCATTGTACGAAGGCGAGGCCATAGCGCGGCCACTGTGTCCCGGTTTTGGTCGCGGGCCGTCGCGCCAGGCTGAGGGCCGTCCACATCGTCGAGGGATTCACCCAGGGGCGCTGGGGAAAGTCGGGAAAGAGCCGGCGCACGCGGGCCACGGGGACGCCGAGGACCGCCGCCAGGGCACACGGGCCACAACTGGCCTTCCAGGCGAGATGCGCTTCTTCCACATCCGGGGGACAGTACAAGACGGTGCTCTCCGGAAAGACGCCAGGGGTCCAGGGATCATGCGGAAACAACAGCAATTGCTGCATCTAGTCGTCCTTCTCTCGCCGCAACCGATCAATCACCTCGCCCAGCACGTCATGCTCCCACGATAGCGCCGGGGCCTTGAGCCACAGGGTCTCTTCCAGGTGCTCTGCCAGCTCGGCATCGGTCAGCGTCTCCAGCCAGGCGGCGGTCGCATAGGAGGCCGTGAGGCGCATCGTGAAGTCTTCCAGGCTGTACTGCACGATCATGGGGCGTCCTCCTCCCGCACAGCCACGGCAAGAGGGACGAGGCGGAGTCCATAGAGGTCCCCCCCACGGACGATCCGGAGACGCCGGCCCTGATCCTGCATCAGCTTCACGGCTTTCCGACTTTGGGGACATTGGCGACTCAGCGATGACCGGGCGTAGATGGTCCATATCTCACCATCAGGCGTCTGCACCTGCATGCCTATGTCGAGCTCATACAGGGCTTTGATCTTGCGATAGGTTGCCATCTAGGCCTCCTCCCCCATGCGGTCCACCCACACCTGCCGATAGCTTTTCAGCTCGCGCCAGCTCGTCTGCCCCCACGGCTGGGCCTCCCAGGCGATCCCGGACCGATGCCGGCGCATGCGCTGCAGCCGCCCCGTCACCCACTGGCCCTGGTCGTGATAGATACCGAGCACGGGGGTGCCGGCCCGGATCAGGCGGTTGAAATCACGGACATCGCTCATCTAGGCTACCTCCTGGCGGTACTCTCTGACATAATCCATCAAGTGTGCCGGCAGCGGCACATGGTAAAACGTCTCCCGCAGCGCGGCCTGCTCGGTGGCGTACTCCCACTCGGCCAGGGTGATGCGGTCCTGGAGCAGCCGCCAGTAGCGCCCCTCCTGCTGCGGGGGGAGGGTGTCGCGCAGCAGGGTGGCGAGCTCGGTGAGGGCCGCGGTAAAGCGCGGGTGGTCGGTGTCGGTCATGCGCCCTCCTCCTTCCCGCCAATGAGCTTGCGCAGCGGGGTCAGTCCCCGTGGGCGGCGTCCCTCTGGGGCAAAGTCTTCCGTCAGGGGCAACCAGCGCCGTGGATCAGGCGGATTGATGTGGCCCAAGGCCACCTGCACATCCCGTGGCTGTTTCCTGATCCACTCCCGGTACTCCTCCTGCTTCTGGCGGTCCTCCTCCTCTTGCTGCGCCTGGGCCTCTTGCCACTCCGGGGAGGCCCGCAGCGCCTTGAGGGCCGCGTCTGCCTCCGCCTGCCGGGTCTGCTCCTGCGCCCGTTCAACGAGACGGGCTTCCCGCTCCTGGCGCTGGCGCAGTTCCTGGACAAAGTGCATGAGGACGGCGGGCAATGGGACCTTGTGAAAGGTCTCACGCCACATCGCTTGCGCCGCCGCGTATTCCCACTCGGGCAGACTCACCTCGTTGCGAAAGAGCGCCCAGTAGAGCCGCTGGCGCTCCTTCTCCAACTGGTCGCTGAAAAAGACGGCCAGCTCATTGAGGACCTCGAAGAAGCGGGGGGCGTCGTCCTGCGTCATCGGGTTGTTCATGCAGCACCTCCTGTAACACTTCTGCCCCATTGCGCATGGAGCGATACGATTTCAGCGTGAGTCCATGCCGCGCCGCCGCCTCCTCGTCACTCTCGCGTTGCGAGCGGGCACCTCCAGAGCCACGTTCCCGTGCCTTTTCTTCCTCTTCCAGCACCATCTGACACCAGCGATCCTGCCAGTCTAAGGGCTGGCTCTTGTACGTGATCACCTTAAACCGCTTGGTCAACAGTTCGAGATCGACATGGGGTGCGTCTCGTGCAGCTTGTGCCAGTCTCTCAGGCGTGGGTGCAAAGTCCTTCGGTGGCTTGTAGCGTCCTGCCGTGCCAGTAACCTGGGCTGCTATTGTCTCGTACGCGGGCGGGGGCGTATCCCCCTCCCCAAGATCTCTGGAAGTAATCTCTGAAGTAATCTCTGGTATTGTTGAGGTATTTTTACCTGACGATGAGGTATTTTTACCTGACGATGAGGTAAAAGTGCTATCACGATCAGGTATTTTTACCTCATCGGAAATATCAATAGCTTGTGAGGAATTTGAGTCTATATAGTCCTCGTCTTTTTCATTTTCAGGATCAGGCACTTTTACCTCATCAGCTCTTGCAAGGAGTTGCGCAGTTACCGCCTCGGGATGAAACAGAAAGTAGCGTGTATGATCGAAGCGGTAGCGTGTCGTAGGATTCTTGTGAACCGTCACAAATCCTTTCTCGATGAGCAGATCGAGGGCAACGCGAATCGTTTTGCGTCCATAGAGCCCGAGGAGTCCTTCTTCGATGGCGCTTTCATTCTGGAATTGCAATAGGGAGGTGTCCTGCTTGCCTTCTTCACCATGGAGGCGAGCGATTCGATTCGCGTGCATGGCTTGCTCACGATTCGCCAGTTTGTGGTTGTGCCAGTGCCCGAAAAAGGAGAGAAGCGCGGCGGCACAATGGTTGCCATCGCAGAGCACCAACTGTGACCTCCTGATGAGAATGAGGGGCTCTTTCTCGGGATAAGAAATACATGATGCTCTCATGGCTACACCCTCATTCTCAGTGTGACGGATGTCACATCTTCTTTACGACAAAGAGCAATACCTCTTAGTGGGTGTGTTGACACTCTCTGCCCATGGCTCGATAGGCAGCCTCTTGTGCCGCCTGCTTCATGCGATCAATATCAAAGGAGTACGCAAATCCATGTTCTGTGGTCCATTCCAGCTTGAAGAAATCCACCTGCTCCAGCCTATAGAGACAGCCAAGAATTGTTGGTGTTTCTTCAACGGTATATGCCCGTAAGATTGCAAAGGATATCCAGCCATAACAGCGCAATGGCTCAATGGTCCAGGCATTTGCATGCTCGAACAGCGCTAATGCTGTAAAGGCTAGAGATGGCGTGTCCATGCGAGGGAGCGCATGAATACTTAGGATATGCAGCCAGGTTAAGGACACAGGGCATGTATAGACAAAGCCACCATCATCTGGTGCTGTTCTCTCCTCTTGGGCTTCTGGTAATTGGTGCGTATGTTTCTCGCCCCAAAATCGCCAATCTCCCTTACTTACGAGATATGCTCGAAACTCCTCGACCCCCTTCGTATTCTTCCGGCTATTACACGAGTTGCACGCAGGTACGAGGTTGGCTAACTCATCGCCACCCCCGTTGTTGCGTGCGTCTTGATGCTCAATCGTGAAGTCGTCAAAGGGATTCATCTGCTTGCCACAGTACCAACAGTGTCCATTGGTCTTCGCCCAGACCTGCGGGCGATATTGCTTGTAACTCATGCTCTGCCCTCTCTGCGTGCAAAACTGCCTACGATTGAGTAGGCTTATGTGACATTGCAAGACGTTCAATGAGAATAAGCAATGTCTAAATGCATGAGAGGATTGTAGCATTTTCAAATGTAACCTGCAACAAATCTCTTGCAATAAAGCATATCTTCCGGCATACTCTCTTCTAGGAGGCCATGCATTATGACGTTGGGTGAACGCATACGAGCCCGTCGAAAACGTCTCGGATTGAGTCAGGGCAAGCTGGCGCGTCGGGCAGACATTGATCAGGGGCAACTCTCCCGCATTGAGTCGGGTGAGACGACCAATCCTGGCATTCAGCCCTTGACCGCGATTGCGCGTGCCCTCGACTGTTCGCTGGACTACCTTGTGGACCGCTATGATGAGGACCATGTTGACCCCTCATGTGCGATGGCTGCCTCTACCTAACCCTGGACCCCCCATGCGCACCCTGCTCCTCGCCACCGTCCTCCTCCTCGCCCTCCTGGTACTGCTGCTGCGCCTCCAGGAGTTGCACTGGGGCGATGTGGTCGAGGCGCTGTGGCTGCTCGTGCGGCGCTGGCGCTAACCCTGGAGGTGCCTATGCCCCCTATGCCTCGTCTCCGCATTCCCCGTCCCCGGCAGTGGCGGCGCTGTTTCGCCTGTCATCGCACGTTTCGTATTCCGACGCCGTTGCGCATGCTCTGCCCGGTCTGTTGCTGGCGACAGAAGCTCTATGATGAGGTCCGCCATGCCTGAGACCCTCGTACCAGCTGTCCGCGTCTGTCCCCACTGCCAGCAGCCCCTCGTCTGTCGCCTGGCCGATGAAGGTGCCGGGGTCTGTATCGGGGCGGTGCAGGGGTACTACACCGATGCTGGTATCCTGCTCCACCTGTGCGCGACCCATGCGGGGCTGTGGGACACGCATACGCCCACCCTTCCCTTGGGAGAGCACCGATGACCAATATGTTCGTCCGCTTCCCTCGTGATGGCGTCTGGCAGAGCGTGGAGATCGACACCCTCACCGATGCCGAACTCGTGACCTTTTTTTGCCAGCAGGACCCCGACACGGTTCGAAGGTGGGCCATCGACCTGGCCATCTGGATTCGGGACCATGTGCAGGTGATCCCTGATGAGCCTGCTGATGCCTGAGGAGACTCCCTATGGCCCATCGTCTGCCTCCCCTTTATCCGCCGACTTGGAAAGAGTTCTCGCGCTACATTCGTTATGGGCGGGCGAAGGGGCAATGTGAGTGCCCAGGTGGTCCCGGCTACTGTGGCTTGCACTGCACCCATCCTGGCCCCCGGCGCTGTGTCGAACGCGACCAACAACCCGCGATCTGGGCCAATGGCGTTGTCGTGCTGACCGTCGCGCACTGTTGCCAGTGTGAGCCCTTGTGTGTGATTCCAGAACATTGTATTGCGTGCTGCAATAGATGTCATTTGAGAATTGATATGCTCTTGCATCAACATCATGCTGCTGAAACAAGACGTCTTTCTAAAGAAATGCTTGGTCAAATCCCTTTGCGTTTTATGACATAATCTGTTAGAATATGGCATCAATAGAGGAGAGATAGATGCCATATCCATGTGTCCATTGCGGAAGAATGAAGGCTCGTACAAGCAAGAGTAGATGTTCAGCGTGCAATGAATACAAGCGGCGCACTGGGCAGGAGCGGCCTTTTGGGCTGGAAACGGGCTGGAAAGCTGCGGCCCGGCATGCTGAAGAAACCCCTGGATGGAAAGGGGATGACGCTCATCCCAATACCAAACGTGCTCGGGCTCGTCGCCGCTATCCCCTTGGTCCATGTGTTGTTTGTGGCGCACCAGGCGTTGACCGCCATCACAAGGATGAGGATACCGGGAATAATGCCCCAGAGAATATCGCCATTCTCTGCCGTCTCTGTCATATGAAGATCGATGGTCGCTTGGAGGCAATTCATCAGATAGATCGTCATCGACCGAAGAAACTTTGTCTAAATTGTGGACGTCCTTCCAAGCCCCTGCGAAAGGGGCGTTGCCATGCCTGCCATGAATATTTGACGCGCCGAGGGAGAGAGCGTCCCTATCATGGCGATGGTCGCCACGAAAAAACGCAGCCTCTCCATGAAGCCCCGTGCGTGCGTTGTGGGCGTCGTGCTGACATTGTGGGCGCTCCAGTCCGTGGCTATTGTAAGAGCTGCTATCGCTATATCTGGGAGCAGGAGCGTGAGATTTCATCCGTGCCTCTACCTTCGTAATAGGTGCCATTTACTCACCGATTTGCCCTTGCATCTGCGCCATGCGGCGGAGTCGCGTCGGCTCCTGAAAGAGCACCTCGGCCAGATGCCCCTGTTTGCCGACCTGAACAGCCCCTTTGCCCGGAGAGTGCGCCATGGCTGACGGCGACGATCTCCCTGATAGTGAGTACGAATCTATCTATGGTCGCGAGGCCCTCCTGGACCGCCCCAACGGCCACTAAGCTACCCGCCACTGGTGCTGCTGTGCCGCCATCCGCGCTTGCGGCGAGCCCCGCGCCTCGTCCGCCTTGCGCACGTCGGCCCAAAACGCCGGGGTGGCGAGTGGGATGCCGAGCTTGATATGCCCGGCCAGATTCTCGGAGCGCCCGCATGTGCACGACCAGGTGATGGATCTATCGGCAAAACCCTCCTGGGGCAGCGTCAGGAGGACGTACTGCGTCACGCGCCACGTACAGATATGGGGCTGGGGCATGGCTCCTCTCCTAACGTCTGCGTAGCTTCCCATGGCACCCGACACACAACGTCACCAGGGCACGCATCGGCGCTTCCCACGGACCACCAGGGACATACCACTTATGATGCACTTGCAACTCCTTCTCCTTTGCCCCACACTCCTGACACGTCCACCGATCCCGCTGCATGACCTCCAGCCGCCGCTTTTGCCACCGCGGGTCACGCAGGAGTTGCTGGTAGCGCGTCGGGCGCGGGCGCTTCGGACGGCGCAGGGCGGTGCGGCTCATAGCGCCTCTCCTTCTCCACTCCCAATAGGCTGGGATGCCCTATGAAAACAGGGGCTGAATTAGGGGGGGGTGGTGGCCCCACCCCCCCTTAATTCCTTACGGACCTTTCTGCCCCTTCCTAGAGAATTTGTGGGAACTTTTGTCCCACTCTGCCATGCCAGACCAACTTCCCGGCATCGCGGAGTTTGATGCCAGGTTCTGTCACCGCGAGGTTCCAGGCATTAATAATCATCGGCGCCTTGGCTTCATCGCGCAGGATGTACCGCACCCGCCGTGGGCCTTTTGGCTGGAGAATACGATTCCGTAAGATCAGAATCGGATCTCCTGGCTCTAAGTTTTCTCCTGTGGCCAGACTCCAAAAAAAGTGATCTGCTCGCCCTTTGCGCTGTTGGGAATCTGCCCCATCCCACGCTGGTGAAACCTCCCGAGGTCTGCCTCGCCTGGGCGGCTTGGGGTCTGCCGGCAGTGGCCCGACGCGACAGAGGTAATGGAGGGCAGTTGTCAGCCCGGGCGCTGCCAATCCCTGACATTTTTTCCCAAAGGGGATCGACTGCAGAATAGACGCATGCTGCGGCAATGTATCCGTGAGTTCATTATCGGTGATATCAGGATGGGCATTCATCATTTGTCCGGTTTCATAGCGATAGACCCAGCGCAAGGCGGCAGCGATATTCGTGGCGTTCTTGACACCCTGAATCCCCAGAATATCTCCGGCGGTGCGCTTGGCCCCCTGGCCCATCGTCTTAAACCGCTCGAAGTCAATGCCGTGGACAACGAGGGTCCAGATCGTCTGTTGTAAATCAATCACGGCCTGAAGCCGGTGCTGGCCTTCGACAAGCCGTCCCTCATGGTCGAAAATGATCGTTTCTCCGTTAATTTGCCACCGACTTTTCTCAATGGCCCGTTTGAGCCGTCGCAGTTGGGATAACCGTATACTGCGATTGGTGTTTTTCCGCTGTAAGAGGGTCATGGCCACTTCTGGGGTGATCTCCGCCAAATAAACGCTGATACCCAGGAGACTTAGCGGCAATGTGCGGATCGTACAGGAGAAAAGTGCCGCATCGAGCGTGATTATGTCCTCAGCATGGAGCACACTTAGTGGCGGGCTCTCATGGGTGAAGAGGTTGCGTTCCTGCTTCTGAGACGCTTCGCTCTGCATGGGAGAAGCTCCTTTCGTGATCCCGGATGGTGCTTACATCACCATCCGGGGGGCTTACTGGTCATTCCCTTCCCAGGGATTGACCGCATCGGGGAAGACTTCGCAGCCCACCCCAAAATAGACCGCCTCATAGCTGAACTCGTCGATGGCATCGAGGAGGTCATACACGAGACTTTTAAAGATGCGCGCCTGTCGCGTCTCGCGGGTCTCGCCATACGTGTTATAGAGAGCAGAGGGTGGAGGCCGTGGCTGCTGTGATTTCCTCATGCGCGTCCTCCTGCCCCCTCTGGTGGTCGCTCATGGGGCGGCGCGCTGTTCCGCGTCCAGGGTCGAAACGCCCGCAATGCCTCCACGTCCACCTCGTTCCAGTTGCCGCGAAACGTGATCGCCCGGTCATCAATGGTCAGGAATGCCGGGGGCTTGTGTTCGGGAAACGTCAACGCCCAGCGCTCCGTGCCGTCCGGGCTCTCAGCAAACACCGCGTCCACCGTATCCAGACAGCCGTCCGCCATGACGTACCCGGCCATCTTCCCCCATTCCAGAGCCCAGCGCTGCATAGCCCGCCGTCCGATCAGTGCCCCGGAGCGCGAGGAGTGCACCGCCAGGGTGAAGTGCGGATGGGCCTCCTCCAGAAAGCGCCAGAGGCCGTCTGTGGGGGGATCAGGGCAGACGTCGATGCCCTGCCAGCCACTGGCATAGGAATGGATCACGCCGTCATAGTCTAAAATGAGCACGGGCCGATGGGCTGGCATAGCTCACACCCCCTGCTCTTCCAGCGGCTCTGGGCTGCCCTCTGGCCACGCCTCCAGACGATAGGTGCCGCGATCTGCACAGCCTGTCCCCGCTGCTGCATGTGGTGCAGTGACGAGGGGCTCCTGGGGCTCCTCACGTGCCGCCTCGTCCCAGGCATCCATCGCTAGATCGAGGGCCTCCCGCAGGACCGTCAGCACGCGTGGCTGCTCGTCCAGACGCAGGGCTTGCATCCGGGCATAGAGCGTTGCCGAGATGGGGAGATCGAGCCGGTGCCTGGCGTCACCCGGTCCTACGGCCAGGCGGCGCTGTTCGCGGAAGTAATACTGATAGATCATGGGATTGCTCCTATCTCAGCCCAAGAATGATTACCCAGAACAACAACACCCACCCGAGGAAGGCCAGCCCGCTGCCCACGGCGACCAGCACGAGGAACAGCCGCCGGTCACGGGTGCACGTCGCATGCTCGCGCGGATACCAGCGGTCGTCATCGTTGTGGGCTTCGACCATGGCGACCTCCTGTGGAGGAGAGGGTTAAGGTTTAAGGGGGGAAATGGCCACATGCTCTTCCTCTCTTGCTTAAAACTTAAATCTTAAAACTTAAATCTCCCCTGTCGTGTCGGGGAACATATCAGGACGATCGATATACCAGCAGAGCGCCGTCGCCGCGGCGAGCCAGCCCTGATAGGTGCCGACGTAATGGCCCGCGTGTGCCAGCAAGGCGTGCATGGCCCGTTGGTTGGCATCGGCACGACGACCCTGGGCTTTGAGCTCTAACCACATGCCGTGGTAGCCCCGGCGAGCCAGCGGCCAATGCAAATCTGGACACCCTGGACGCACGCCCATCGCCTTCAGGCGACCCGCGCCGGCCTTGCTCCGGTATTTGCCGTTCGGGATGTGGTAGAGGAGCCGGAGCAGAGGCACCTCACGCACCGCCACCTCATCGACCCAGCGCAGGAGGGCGATCTGCTCCTCTTCTTCCCACTGCCGCCGCCTGCGCATCGTGTGCCACTTGGTGGCTGGGAGATCGAGGCTCGGCACGGGCATCGCAGGAGCAGTGGGCGGTGTAGGGCGGGCGGCTCTGCCGTTAGTAATGACATAGCCCCGGGCCGTGAGCAGGTCTTCCATCGTCGTGATCAGGGCCATACGCCGTCCTCCTCTAGAGCCTCATTGGCCAGCCATTGGCGCAGGGCCTGCCGCTCCATCGCGGTCAGCACCAGCATGAGAAAGGCCACATGCGTCTCCGTTTCCATGGCGTCCCAGGCTCGCTGGAGCGTCTGCTTGGGCGTGGGGTGCTGCCGGGGCCTGACGCGGGCGGCCCGGCGCGGACGGGGCAGCGGCGCGGTCATGGCGTCTTCTCCCCTGGTGAGCGCCGTCTGACCCGCAGGGCGCGTGTCCAGCGATGACAACAGCACAGACAGCGACGCGGCTCAGGCACGCCGTCAAAGTGCACCAAATCAAAGGGGTGGACCTGCAGGGCCTGCGCCCAGCGCTCCAGCTCGGCCAGCGTCACCCCTTGTTCCTGGCGCTCGATGCGCTCCAGGCGCCGCTGACTGGTCTCTAACGTCGCGGCCAGCGCCTCACGCGACTGCTGCCGGCGCACGCACTCGTCAAACAACAACATCTCCATAGGCTCGTTCCTGAGAGGGGGGCATGTACGTTGAAAAAGCGCTATAATTGCGAATAGGTGGTATTATAAAGCGATTAGAGGACAGCGCAAGCGCAAAAAAATAGCACTATGCGCCTAGGGGTTTTTCCACAAAGCCAGACACTTCGCCTATTGTTTTTTTCGCTACAGTCCACTATTCTGTGCCAGATTCTGGTACGATAGATAAGCAGTTTTAAGCGTTAAGTTTTAAGTTTTAAGGGGGAGGAGATAGTGTAGGATGGTGCGCATCTGCACCAGTCTCCGACCCTTAACCCTTAACCCTTAAATCTACGTGGTAGAAGGAGATCAGGAAGACATGGGACGCAGCCCGAAAATGCCGCTCGGTTCCTCGGAAGCGTTTGTGCTCCGGGCGTTGGAAGTCCGGGCCGCCGCTGCCACCCGCCTGCGGGTGGCGAAGGAGATCTCTGGGATCATGGATAGGGACCTGGGACACCAGGCGGGGCTGCAACAGCGGCATACCAGTTCGATCCTGGCCGGGGAGAAGTGGCCCTCGTTGCGGGCGCTCCTCTACCTGGCGTTCAGCCTGGAGGTGCCCCTGTCGCAGCTCCTCGTTCCATCGCCCAGCAGCGTCGAGGAGGACGATCTTGCTGCGCATCTCCAGGCCATCCCCGACCTGCGCGCGCTCGTCTCTCGCGTGGCCCGGTGGCCCGCCGCGGACGTGGCCGCGCTGCGCCAACTTGCCACCCTCCTGGAGCACCGCCGCACCGTGCTGCCGGGTTTTGTCGCGATGCTGGAAGCGACCGCCGTGCTTGCCCCGCCGGCACCCTCTCCCGTCTAACCCGGTACCAAATTCTTCCTTGTGTTTTCCTGATGGATGGGATAGGGTTTTCCCCTATGCCTATCTAAGGGAATGACCTGAGTTGCCCACACCAGGCAGTTGGGGCCGCTGGCTCCGAGCCAGGAGGAGTGGTCCTATGGCCGATGGGTGTTTGCGTCCTGATCTGGTTCTGGCCGATGTCCACCTGACGCGCCGTCCCCTGCCCCCCATCGCCCGTGATGAACTCCATGTCCTCCTCGACGTGTTGCCGGACAGCATGATGATGGCCCTGCATGCCACGCTGCGGGCCTTGCTCCAGCCGCCCAGGTATCCTGATCCCCCGGCCACCTGACCGTGCCTGCGGGCTCCCGTGTCGGAGCAGCACCTGTACCATGTCCGTCCAGGTATTACGCGCACCGATATTCCTGGTGCCCACTATTAGTTTTGCTGATAGGGGCTATTGCTTTTACTGATACGTCACCGCCGTAATCCTGGGCGTCTGCGCTCGCGGGGTTCGGGTTCTTTCGGTTTCTCTGGTGCCGGCGCGGGTGTCACGGGCCGCAAGAGTGCCCCCCGCGCTTGCCCCTGATACGTCCCGACCACCAGGATCGCCCCATCATTGCTGATCCCCACACTCCGCTGGAACGTCCAGCCGTCCGCCCCCGTGGTGAGTGGTAACAGCGGCACGGCCTGCCCCTGCTCACACCTGATCGCCTGGGTGATATTGCCGGTGGCGGCAAAGCGCCCACTCTGCCCGACCGCCTCATCCGCATCGTTCAAGGCCCCCAGGCTGGTGAATTGATCCCCGGTGACGGGCTCACAGAGGATCACGGTCCCGTCGTACGCGCGCACAAAGCCACGACTCCCGCTGAGCGCCAGCACTTCACCTGCCACACTCCCAGCCGTGTTGATGGCGAAGCCGAGACTGCCCCGACTGGGGGTGGTGACGGGATGGACGTCCGTCTCCCCGCCACTGAGCGGCCAGACGACGGCATGGGTGTCCCCGCCTGGCGTGGCGTCCCAGCCGACGATGGTGCCCGCCTCGTTGATGCCGAGGCCAAAGCTCGGCCCCTGCGCCAGGAGCGGGAGGATGGTCCAGCCGCTGCCGTCCGAGCGCAGGGCCACAATCTGGGTGACGTCGGGATTATCGCCAAAGCCCGCAAAGAGCCCCTGCGTGTTCACCCCACTGGCGGCGGAAAAGAGGATGTCGCCATCCGTCGTGCCCAGGTCTTGAAACGCCCCATCCTCATTGAGGCCAAACGCGTGCGTGCGGGTGCCGAACGGTCCCAGGTGAAACTGCCCCGCCACGAGCTGCCCCGCCGTGCCCTGGCCGAACGCGGTGGTAACCTCGGCCGGGAGCGTGAGGATGGTCTGCACGCCATCCTCGGTGAGGAGGATCAGGGCCGTATGGGGGGTCGGCTGCTGCACCTCGACCTGCACCAGAGCGCGGTGTTGGGCACGGTCGAGGGCCACGGGGGTGACGCCAGGATCGAGGGCGAGCAAGGTATACTGCGCGGGGAAGGCGTGGGCGCCGCTGACGAGCCCACACAGAAGCAGACTGATAAGGAGCACTGGTCGCATGCGAATCCCTCCAGGGCCATCTAGGGCCCACCCACGTTTCCGTTGCGATTCCTGGACGTGCGTCTCGTAAGCAGGCCTCACGGGCCACATAGGGCCCCACCGGGAGGCGGCGACGTCTGGGGAGAGTGTACGGGCTTTTGCAAGGGGCTGCGAGGGGCGAGTGCCAGGGGCTGGCCGTCGGGCTTCGAGGGCTACCGCGACCAGCCCGGCATCACGAGGCAGGGCCTCTTGATCGGCACAGTGTAGCACAGATGCCGGCGCGTGGACCACTCAGGGGGCGCGCCCATAGACGAGTTCGTGCAGGCTGATCTCCAAGGCTTCGGCAATCGCCACGATGGTGGCGAGGGTGAGGCGGGGATGGCGGCCGGATTCGACCACCGCAATCGTATGCTGGGAGAGTTCGGCGACTTCGGCCAGGCGCGTCTGGGTCCACCCCTTTTCCACACGCCGCCCCGCCACCCGGCGACCTATCGGCCCTAAGTTCAGTGGGCGCACCCCAATCCCTTTGGTGAGAGACACTGCTCCTATAAGTATCAACATAGTATCCCTTGCACGTCAAGCGATTCTGCATCCTTGATGGCGTGACGAACCTCCCCAATGCACGCCCGGTCACAAAAAAAAGATTGTACATGATGCCCCGTTGCTCTACAATGAATGATTATGGTACTCTAATGAGCGAACGATACTAACCAAGAGGAGATGCAGCATGAACCGTTGGTGGACTGGCGTGGCGGTTGCCTGCCTCATCGTCGGCGTGGGCCTGGCGCCCATGGCCTGGGCGAATACGGTGGCGACCACCGGCCAGGCGGTCCAGATTGGTGGGATTGATGATGCGGCTGCGACCGGGTGGAGTTATATGACGGGCATGCCCCTGAAACTCCTGTCGGGAGGTGCCATTGCGACCGGACTGCTCCGTCTCGCGGGGGGCTATCCCGGCCAGGCCGTCCTGGCGGGGGGGGCTGGAGTCGGTGGCGCGTTTCTCTCGCGCACCGTGGACAGTGCCTACACCGCTGCGGCAGCGGCGACCGGGCTCCTGCAGGGGTTGCCAAGTGCCCTGCAGGCGTTTCTCGACGGGTTTACGGGCGTGCGTCTGGTGCATGACCCGGTGTTCTGGCTGGCGCTGGCCCTCGTGTTGTTGTGCCTCCATGGCCTGCGGCAGCATCGTCTGGGCCTCTAACCGTGTGCTGGCCCTCTGGTGGACGCAGGGGGCCAGCGAAAGGGCGTCATGGTGCTCTATGGTGAACTCACGTTGGTAGCGCTGGTGCTCGGTGGGCTCTGGCTGGCGAGCCTGCGCCACCGGCAGCGCGACCCGAGGAAAGACACGCATGTGGAAACGCTGTCCTCAAGTGCTCGATGAACCCATTACCGTCTACGGCGTGGACCTGGATGATGTGCGCAATGTCGGCATGGTCTCGGTGGGCCTCCTGATGCTCCTGCCCCCGACGATCTGGTTGCTCGGCACGCTCGTGGGCGGGTATGCCAATTACCGAGGCAAGCGTGGCAAGCCTCCGGGCGCGGTGCTGCACTGGCTGCATGAGATGCAACTGCTCCCGCTCCCGGGTCTGTTGCCACCGCGTCCGATGACCTATAGCCCGTGGTAAGCATGATGCCCTCCTGGATGGACAAATACATCACGACCGAGACTATGCAGACCGGCTTGCTGACGGCGCTCGTCTTGAGCTTACTCCTCGCCCTTGGGGGCTGGACCGTGGTCGCCTGGCAGATCCTGCGTGGCCCGCTCGCCTACCTCGTGCCCCCAGGTGGCCCGGGCCTCGTGCGCCCCGGGGTCCTCGACGATGGGACGGCGCTCGATCTCGCTGAGCGGGTGCTCAAGGCGCGCTTTACCTTTACGCCGGCCTCCTATAAGGCCGAGCAAGAGGCGGTCAAACGCTGTCTGGGTGGCGGGGCCGCCGCGGCCCTCACCGCGACCATGGAGCAGGAGCACAAACTAGTCAAGCAGTATGAGGTGTTGAGTCAACTCCATGTCGAGCACGCGGAGATTCGGGCCCGGAAACACGGCAAGGTCCTCGTGCATCTCGAGGGCGTGCGCACCCTCACGATCAAGGCCCTCACGTACCGCGAAGAGTCGATCCATTCGGACATGGTGCTCACGCCGTTCTTTGGCACCGGCGAATGCCGGAGCATCCTCATTGAGCAATGGCTGACGACCCCAGACTTGAAGACAGACTAGGAGGGCTATGAGGACGCTTCTATTGGTGACGCTCCTACTCCTGCCGACCCTCAGTGGGGCCGCCCGGCTCGTGGCCGTCGATCAACCGGTCAGCGTGCGGCTCGAAGTCGCCCAGCCGACGGCCCTGGTCTTTCCGGAGCCCGTGACCTCGCTGACCACAGGGCTCACCAAGGAGCGCATCAGCGCGGACTTTGACGGCCCCTACGTCTTTGTCATGGCGAAGGATGCCGAGGTGAGTGGGCGGCTCTTTGTGGTCGGGGCCAGTGGGAAACTGTATCCCCCCGTCACGTTCAAGGTGACAACGCCCGCCGATGATACCGTGACGCTCACCACCGCCCCGCAGAGCGGGCGGGGTCCGCTCCCCGCATTTGGGGTGCCCTCCTTGCTCCGGGCGCTGCGGCTTCAGAGCCCTGTGCCCGGCCAGGAGATTGTCGAGGCCCCCGCCCCGACGCTGCCTGATAGTCGGGTCATCCTGGTACACACCAGCGCCGTGCAGGTGCAGGGAACCATTGGCGCCATCTATCTCGTGCGCAATACCCAGGCCACGGCCCTGCCGCTCGATCTCCGGATCGGGCGTCTCGAGCCAGCGCTGCCGGACACGCTCGATCTGGGCACGTGGGTCTGGCCGCCCCGGCTGACGATTCGGATGGTCGCGGCAGACACGGAACTGCTTGCGCCGGGCGCGGCTACGCGCATCTATGTCGTGCTGGAAAGGAGACCGTAAGTGGCGCTCAATTGGCAGGTGGCGCTGCGCACGCAACTGCGCACCCATGTCCTCCGCACCGTCGTCCTTGGTGGCGTAACGGTGGGCATCCTCTGGTGGGGGCTGTCGCCGCCGTCCCGTGTCACCCCGCCCGCCGTGGCGAAAGTCCAGCCGCTGCCAAGTGCCGGGGTGCAGCGGGCACCGATGGCGGAGGGCTTCCTGACCCTCCAGAACGATCTGCGCGAGCTCAAAGGATCGGTGGCGGAGGAGAAACAGACGAACCGGGCCTTGCGCGAGGAACTGCGGACGGCGGCGCAAGACCGGAAGGTCGCGGATGAGGCACACAAGCAGGAACTGCTGCAACTGACCCGGCAGATGCAGGAAACGGAGCGCAAGATGGCGGCCGCCGCCGCGACCAAGCCGGCGCCAGCACTCCCAGCACCACGGCCCCAGCCTGCACCTCTTGTCACGCTCGCCAAGCCTGCGGTCGAGGATCTCAAGATCACGATCCTGCGCTCCAAAGAGGGGGCGAGCTTTCCCACGAAGACCGCCCGTCCCGCGCGGACTGACGCCCCCTATCTGCCCGCCGGCTCGCTTGCGGGTGCCCGGCTGATCACCGGCGCCATGGCCTCGACGCGGGAGGCTGGTGCCATTCCCGTCTTGCTGGCGCTCACGACGCCGTTTGTGCCGCCGTGGCAACTCCAAGGGCCTGGGGCCAATCCGCTCCCCACCGCCATGCCGATCCAGGGCTGCTTTGTGCTGGGACGCGCCGTCGGGGACCTGGCCAACTCGCGCACGATCATCAAAGGCGAACTCCTCTCCTGCGTCTTACCGGATGGCACCGCGTTTGAGGCGCCGCTCAAAGCGTATGTGATTGGGCTCGATCATTCCTATGGCCTGGTCTGTGAGGTGACCAAACATGAAAGCGCCGCGATCCTCAAGGCGTTTCTGACCGGGCTCCTGCAAGAAGCCTCGGCGGCCTTTGGGGTGGCACGCAGCAAGCTCGTGGTGACCTCCGGCAGTGGCCCGCAGCCCTTTTCAGGCGCCCAGACCTCGCTGCAAAAGATCAGCGATTTTTACTTGCAACAGGCCCAGTTCCTGTTGCCGACGTGTTGGGTGCAGGCCAATACCCCGGCGCGCCTTGTCGTCGAAGAAGGCGTGCCCCTGGAAGGCGTACCGACCCAGCATGTGTACTTTGCACGTCGTTTAGGCATGCCGTAGAAGGAGAGCGTGATGCCACCTGATGAGTATTGTTGGCAGTACATGAGTGCCCTGCTGGGCGTGCTGGTGCTGCTCCTCATCGCCTGCCTCTTTGGCGCCTGTACTGCGGCGCAGCAAGGTCCGCCGATTCCTGACGTTCTGCCCCTCACGGCACCGGAGCCCGTGCCCGCCCCGGCTCTGCCTCTACCTCTGCCTGCCGCTGTCCCTGGCCCGGCTGTTGCGCCGCAGCAGTTCCGGGCCTGGGTCCCGCCGCAGACGACGGCAGCCGGTGACCGCATCGAGGGCCATTGGGCCGTGATTTCCCTGACCCCGCCTCCCGCAGAGACCTTGGAGCCTGCCAAGACGATCCCGCGTACGCCGCGCCAGGTCATCCCGGCGAAGGTGAGCACGGCACCGATTGCCCGGCCACAACCGGCGGATATGCCCACCCCCGTCCTGCCGGGACAGGCGCCACTGTTTGGCACGCCGCCGATGCTGGCCGTGCCCAGTGCTCCCACGCTGGCACCGCCCGTCCTGCTGCCTGGAGGGACGCCGTAATGGCACCGCCGTCGTTTGCCACCCTGTTGCCCCACTCGGTCCTTCTGGATCACGAGCAAGGGATTGTCCTGCTCATGACCTCGCCCAGTCGCTGGCAGGCCCCGCGGCTGGCCCTGGGGTGTGCGTGGGCCGTCGAGCCGCGCAATATCGAAGTGCTCGATGAGAGCGTCTGCACAGACATTGCGCGCATGCACGAAAGTCTCCTCAAGAGCTTGCCGCAGGGAGCTGCCCTGCAAACGATCATGACCATTCTGCCTGCCACGGAGGCGCCGGCCTGGACGGCCTTGCGGCCAACGACGACCGATGCTCCCGCGCAGGCTTTGCTGCTCCAGGAGCAACAGATGGCCCTGGCGGACGGGTTGCCGCACCGCGACGGCACCACATTGGGGCGGTTGCGCACGGTGCAGACCCTGGTGACCGTGCGTGTCCCCCTGCAGGGACTCCTACCCACGGTGACGCGCCTGGTGCGGAGTGTGCTCGCCTTGCCGCAGCACCATCGGCGTTCCTTAGGGCAGCGCCTGGCTGCGGAGTTGGAGGAGACGTTGGCGCATCTCGGGTCCTTGCGGCACGGCATTACGGAAACGTTGCGCAGCGTCGGGCATCGCGTCGAGGCGCTCGACGGGACAGCGCTGGGGCAGGCCCTGGCGCGTGCACTCGATCCCTCTGCATCCGGTGTGCCGGCGATTGACGCGACCAGTCCCCTCGGGGAGCAGGTCCTGCAACGGCCCCTCACCCAAGTCCCCGGTGGCTTTGGCTATGTCGATGCCACTGGCACGCTGACCGAGGTGGCGCAGATGCTCTCCCTGCATCATGCCCCGCCGCAGACCTATCCGGGCATCCTGTGTGCGCCCCGGGCGCCCGCCAGTACGAAACCGTTGGCCCTCTGGCAGGCCTGGGCGGGGCCGCTGACGCTGGTGGTCAATGTGGCCGCCGTCGATAGCCAGGCCGAGAAAAGCCGCTTGCAATGGAAGGCCCGCCTGGCAAGCTGGCACGGCAAAGAGCAGGAGAGCGACAGCAGCGATGCGGAGAACGTGACCCTGAAAAAAGAACTCCAGACGCTCTTGCAGACGCTCTTTGTGACCGGTGGGCAGATCTATTGGGGCCGCGTGCATGTGGTGCTCTGGGGCGAGCCACGCGCCGTCAAGCGTGGCCTCGACGAGGTCCAACGGTTGGGGCGGAGCCTGGACCTGGAATTTGCCCCGGAGCCTGGCGCCCTGGGGTCCACCCTCTGGTTGCAGACGCTGCCCCTCGGCTTTGACCCGGCCTATCCCGCAGAGAAGATCCTGCAACGTGCCCGGCGTATTCCGGGGGACATTCTCTCGGACCTGCTGACCCTCTACGGCGGCTGTCGCGGCACGGCCACGCCCGGGCTGCTCTATCTCAATCAGCGCGGCGAGACCGCCACCTGGCACCCCTTTGACTCGGCGACGAACCCGCACCTCATTATTACCGGGACGTCCGGCGCGGGCAAAACCTTTACCGTGGCGCACCTGGTCAATCAGTTAATGCCCCTCGGGGCGACGATGGTCCTTGTGGATCCGCTCACCAATTACCGGCAGCTCTGTGAGCTCTGGCAGGGGGACTATGTGGCCTTGGGCTTTGAGCGCCCGCCCTGCATCAATCCCTTTGCGGGGCCGCTCGACAGCCAGCATGTCTCCTTTCTCACGGCCATCCTGGCGCAGATGGCCGGGGGCGGCGGCGATCGGCTGACCTGGGAAGAGTTTAATGTGCTGGGGAACGCCGTGGGCTATTTTGCGCAGCACTGGGACACGCAGCGCGGCGAGCCCACGCTGGGCGTGTTTCATCAGGAAGTGTTGCAGGAGGGGATCTTTGAAGAGAAAGATCGGCGCTCGCGCATGCTGGGGCGCCAACTGGCCCGCAAGCTCGGGCTCTTTGTCGGCAACGGCCCCTATGTCCCCTTTCTCAATGGTCCCAACACGTTTCGCGTTCGCCCAGGCTTGACGCTCCTGGAGTTGAATCAATTGGAGAAAGCGAAGGACCTGCAAGCCATTCTGTTCTTTGCGCAGGTGCACTTTTACACGACCTTTTTCCGCGACCCGCAGCACTTCTATACCCCCAAATACATCCTGTTTGACGAGGTGTGGGCGTTTGACAAGTTTCCGCAAACGGCGGATGAGGTCGATAAGATCGTCCGCACCTACCGCAACTTTCATACCTGTGCCGGCTTTCTCTCGCAGGATGTCAAAACATGGGATACCCCGATGGGGCAGGTGATTCGGTCGATTGCCGGGCTGCGGCTCTTTCTCCAGCAAGCCGGGGGCGAGCTCCCGAAACTCAAGGACCTCTTTGACTTGACCGACGCCGAGATGCAGGTCTTTCGGCAGGTGAAACGGCATGCTGACTGGTCGAGTGGCTACCTCCAGGTGGACGGCGGCCACGGCGGCGTCCTCCGCCTGATTCCGGATCTGTATACCAAACTCCTCATGGCGCAAGACAGTGCGCTGGCCCAGCGGCGCCGGGCACTCCTCGCGGAGACCGGTGGCGATCTGGCCCGCACGATGCGCACCTTGCTCCAGGAGGCGCGGGCGCATGCGTGATCCCAAGCCCGTGCTCCTCCTGCTGTGCCTGCAAGGGTTGGGCCTCATGCTCCTCGCCGGCTGGTGGGCAATGCAGCCGGCAGACGAGCGGGTCGGGCGCCTCGTCACCCTGGCGGTGCAGGAACAGGCACCGCTGCCGCCGCCACGGGATCTCCTGGGGCAAGCCCAGTGGCTGCGCCTGCATCGGCAGCAAACGGGGCAGGGCCTGCTCGGGCTCCTCGCCGTGGGCTTCGTCATCGGGATCGGGGAAGGGCTGGCGACCCGCGCAACGGACCGCCTGGCGGGCTTTCGGCTTCAGCGCTGGACGTGTGGCGTGGTGGGCGTGGCGCTGGTGCCGGGACTGGTGGCGGCCTATCTCGTCCTGCCCTGGCCCCTGCCACTGCGGCTGGTGGGCGGCGCGGGCTGTGGTCTGCTGGCCGTCATGGGCTGGTGTCTGTGTGCAGGGAAACCGTATATTGCCTAAATGATTGAATTTACTATGAATTATGGGTATAATAAGGCAAGAAATGCAACGCCTTGCGACGATGTGTGGTGCATCGCCACAAGGCTCCACCCTTATATCTGGTTAGGAGATATCATGGGTAGTATCCAAATCATTGCCTCTCGTTGTGCCCTCTGTCAAGACGATCCACGCTCCTTTCGTTCATATGCTTCTGTCATTGATATCAGTGGACAGACCTTTCATCGGCTGACGGTCGAGCATTTTGTCGGTATCGGACGTGCGCGACTAGCCTTCTGGTGTTGCCGGTGCGCCTGTGGTCAGGGGGCTATTGTGAGCGGCAACGCGCTGCGCCATGATTCCACGAAATCCTGTGGTTGCCTTGTCCATGAGACGGTCAATGCCGGGCAGTTTCAGCCGACGCATGGGATGACCAACACACCACTCTTTCGGACGTGGTGCAACATGCTGACCCGCTGTCTGAATGCCCATTCTCCTGATTATGAGCGCTACGGCGCTCGCGGTATCACCGTGTGCCCTCAGTGGCAGGCCTCGTTTGAAACGTTTCTGGCAGATGTCGGAGAGCGTCCAGCAGGGATGACCCTGGATCGTATTGACGTCAATCGTCCCTATGAGCCGGGCAATGTGCTCTGGAGTTCTCCACGGGAGCAAAGCAATAACAAACGGAACAATCATTTCTTGACCTTTCAAGGACGATGCCTTTCGTTGGCGCAATGGGCGATAGAGCGTGACATTCCCTATGCAGCCTTATGTAGTCGCGTGAGGGCGGGCTGGGCTGTCGAGAAAATCTTGACGACACCTGTTCGGATACGCCAACGCTCGCTTCCCTCTGCCGAGTCAGCACAACCAAGAAAGGGCTGGGGCAAATACAGCCATGGCATGAGTAAGACGCGCCTGCATCGGATTTGGCGGGGGATTCTCAATCGGTGTCTCAATACGCGCACGCCAGCCTTTCCCGACTATGGCGGGAGAGGCATCATGATCTGTGAGCGGTGGCGGCAATCCTTTCTGGCTTTTTATGAGGACGTGGGCGATGCGCCAGATGGCATGAGCTTGGAGCGTCTTGATAACGCTGGCCATTATGAGCCTGGCAATGTGCGGTGGGCTTCCCCGTTAGAACAAGCCAACAACAAACGGAACACGCGCCTGCTTCGCTATGCGGGAAAAGCACAATCTGTCGCTGCGTGGGCGCGTGAACAAGGATTACCACTGGCGACTGTTTGGGGCCGCTTGCGATTGGGGTGGTCTGTCGCGGATACCTTATCAATCCCTGCCAAACGACAGCAAGGAGTGCTCTGATGATTACAGCTCTTGTGCGACGTCTCCTTTTCCCGAGCATATTTTGTATGCTCCTCCCGTCTCTGGTCTCTGCTGATCTATGGGATGATGCTCGAAAGGCGACAAGAGCAGATATCGCTTTTCAAGATGCCGCAGGAAATACCATCCGAGGGACCGTGAATTTCCAGAGCGGTCAAAGCCAAGCCAATGTCACATTATTTCGGGGCAATGCGCAAGTGGGTGGTCCCTGTGGCAGCTTCAATCTCGGCGCTTCCCTGAAAGACGCGTTTGAGACCATCCCCGATCTTCTCCAAACAGCAGGCGAGGCAGTCTTACAGGAATTGCCACTATTAGTATTATGTTATTCTGCACCTAGCGTCTGTGATATTTTCAAGCATTACTCCTCGCTCATCTCGGCGCTGGTGCAGGCGCGCTATGCCTCCTGCCAGCAGATCCAGACGGCGATGAGTTACGGTGGCATGCGGTTGCGGGGGGGCGCGGTCAGTCAGTGCTTGGAGGAACAGGCGAACACGGGCGCGACCCTCAACCAGGCGATGGCGACCTGCAACGGGCGCGTCGATGCGCTGCGCCGGCCTGATGGGACCACTGGCATTGAAGCGAATCTCATCAAAGACACCCTGGCTGCAGCCGGCGCCAGTACGGAATCCCAGACCCTGGCCCATAGCCTCCTGGGGGAAGTGACGTTGCGCGCCGGCGGCAACCAGCTCACGGCGCAGTCCGAACGGCCTCAGGCCGCGCTCCTGGCCCAGTATGCGGAACGGCGGGTGGCGGCCGAGCAGCGCTTGCGGGATGCGGTGCAAGAGTACCGCGACACCGGCACGCTCTCGCCGGCCACGCAGCAGGGGCTCTCCGTGCCTGGCCAACCGCTGCCACGCGTCGTCCTGGATGCCCTGGTGACGCTGGACAGTGATCCGGTGCGTCGGGATGTGTACGTGGGCAAGCTGGCGACTGGGGTCGCCCTGACGCAACTCGTCTGGGACTGCCACCAGCTCAGTGATGAACTCCAGGCGGCGATTCAGGCCAACAACCATCTCACGGATGAGGCGCGGCGACTGCTCGAAGCCAAGCATACCGCGCTGCGGCAGAACCTGGCGGAAGTTTTGCAGAAGGTCGAAGTGATGGAAAAACAATATCAGCCGGCGATTGACACCCTCCTGCGGGAGTACACCGCCGTGCAGCAACAGGCCACCAGTGTGGGGTTGCGGGCACCCGCCGTGACGGTGCCGAGTATGCCCTACCGGACCCAGACACCCATGGGCTACGGACGCTAGGAGGGGTTATCGACTTCCTCTTTCTCTCATTACCCGAAGCCCTCTACGGCTACATGGGATTATCAATCCAGGCCCTCATCCGGGGCTCCGCCTTGCGCCAGCTGCCCCGCGTGATTGTGCTGGGCTGGTCTCTGGCCCTCCTCGCACGCGTCATGTTTCGTGGGGGCAGTCTGCGCCCGCTGGTGACCTACTTTGTCAGCAGCCTCCTCATCGGGATCCTCTTCTGGCCCGAAGCGGTCATCTTTGGCCGGCGCACCGCCTTTGTCACGGATGCGACCCGCGTGACCTCCTATGTGGCCAGTCAGGACCCCGGCGCCGAGGTGGTGACCGCGGCGGATACGCAGCAGGTGCCGCCCTTCCTGCAACCGCCGAGTCTGATTGCGCCGGGCTTTGGCATCCTCCTGCGCGCCTGGACGAACTTCTCGCTGGCCATCGCCCGTGCCATCAACAGCGAGACGCATCAACCCTTCCACAGTCTCCTGCCCATGCAGTGGCTGCTCGGGGTGTCGCTCACGACGGACATCACCAACGGCATTGCCGACTGGGTGCACAACTGCTACCTGCCGGTGCAGACGATGACGTTGGAAGCGCAGCAGGGGCGGACGGTGGATGACCTGCTCCCCTGGGGCGACACGCCCTTACGCCAGGGCTTAGCGACCCGCAGTGTCATTCCCGGCGCGCAGACGGGCATCACCTTCATGCAGAGCACGGCGGCCAGTCGTGAGGTGGCCTGTGATGTCTACCTCGACGCGCTCGAAAGTGACACACAAGCGTGGCTGTTCCAACTGCGGACGCCGCGCAATACGCCGCTGCTCCAGGTCTTTCAAGAGGACCTCGGCATGGAGCCCCAGACACAGGCGCGCTTTATCCTGTACCGGGAAATGCTGCGGGCCTCGCAGGGAGGTGGCGTGCCGGCGCCGAGCCTGACCGGGACGTATGCCGCGCTGCGCGGCCTCGCGGTGGGCGGGCAAGCCGTGAGCGGGGCTGCGACGGGCTGGCTCTCCGGCATTGGGGCGCTGATTGGCACAGCCACAGGCACGGTGCGCGGGCTTGGCACCGAGTTCCAGGCGGTCATGAGTGGGCTGTCCTGGCTTATCCGGGCGGCGATTCTCCTGGTGTGGTTTGCGCCCTATGTGGTGGGGATCGTCACCATGGTGCACATCGCGCTCTTCCCCATCGTGCTCCTCTGGGTCTTCCTCAGCCCCGGCTCGCAACTCGTCATCCTGGCGCAGTACTTTGTCGCGCTGCTCTTTACCTCGTCGATTCCCCTCTGGTGGGCACTCGTGGACCAGGTGACGAAACTGGCGGCCAGCGCGGTGCCCAGTGCGGGCAGTGGGTATGATGCCGCCATCCTGGGCTTCCTGACCTCTGGGCTGTGGGTAGCGACCCTGACGGCTGTGGGTATTCTGCTCATCCCGGTCATCACGTGGAGCATCTATTTTAAGACGTTTCGCTATATCAATGGACTGGCGCGTGTCGGCGCCTAGGACAGGGAGTTTTAAGTTGGAAGTTTTAAGTTTTAAGGGGGAAAGGTTCAGAAGATGGTACGCGACTACATCAGTCTCCGACCGTAACCCTTCAAACTTCACCCTTAACCCTCTTCTCCGAAGGAGAAGCCCATGTCTGCTCCACTGCTCGTGATCAGTCGGCCCATCTACTACCCCCGCCATACCCTGGAGCCCTTGCCGGGGACACCCTGGCTGCGGCCGGCCTCGCTCCTGCGTCGGGCGCTCCCCCTGCTGCTCAGTGCGGTGGCGCTCCTTGGGGTGACGGCGGCGGCGAAACAGGCCCCGGCGCTGCTGGCCGTTACGGTCATTGTCGGCATCGTGGGCGTGGTGATCATTGGTGGAGGCCTGGCGACGATCAACCAGGTGCAGGTGTGTCCACACTGTCTGGGCGGCATGGGCCTCGGGGCCAGCCGCTGTGGGCAGTGTGGGTTCCGCGCGTCAGCGAACCCCACACGAAGGAAGGTTGATGAGTAAACGGCTCTCGATCCATGAGGATGTCTACGACCGTCTGACGCAGCTCGCAGCCCGCTATAACTGTTCGGTCACGCGACTGCTCGTCGAACTGGCGGACCTCGGGGAACTCCTGAGCGAGGCCAGTCGCCTGGAATTTCACCTGCCCGAGCAGACCGGGGGCACCATGCGGGTCTGGCTCCCCGGCACCGGACTCCTCTGGCCGCATCTCGAGCCCCTGCCATGAGAATGCTGCTGGTAGGGCTGCTGCTCAGCCTCGCGATGCGGGTGCAGGCCGGGGAGGTGACGCTGGCCTTTGAGTATGAGCTCGACTTGCAATCCTCGGTCTCGTTTACCTTGCATGTGGTGGGCGCCCATGGGGGGCAGGCTGCCGCCCAGGATCTGCCGGTGGCGCTGTTGCCTCGGTGTCCGACGACGGCCACGTTTACCCCGCTCGTCGAGACCGTCTGTGTGCAGCTCTGCCTGGAGCCGGATGACTATAGTCTCACGGCGCAGGCGCATCGGGGCGTCGAAGCGAGCCCGTTCTCCAACATCCTGGACGTGGACCTGCGCGTGACCACGCCCTGTACCCTGCCGCTGCCTCCACCCCCGCCGGACAAGAAGCGCCATGCCTTTCCCATTCCGCCGCCCCCTCTTCCCATCCCCGTCGCGACGGATACGGTACTGGCCGATCTCCCCAATCCAGGATGCGTGACGTGGAAGATCACGGGTGCCTGCTTCTGCAATCCGTTCACCCCCTGCGTGTCGGTCTCCTATTATGAGCCGGCCTATCTCGTCGAGGTGGTGAAGCAGCCCGGCACCACGCTGCTCACACTGGGGCAACCGCTGCTCGCGGCGGCGCTGAAGGCCGCCGGACTCAGTCTGTGGGGTGGGGGTGGCGCAGCCAATGCGACCGGCGACGGGCAGACGAATAAACATTATGCCGAGGCGCACGTGTGGCAATTTCCGCAGCTCCTCGGCGGCCCCTGCACGGGCTGTGCGCCGAGTGGGACGTTCACGCTGCACTACGCCAGCGAGCTCGATCTGCCCACCTGGCGCACCGCCACGGCGGCTCCCACGCCGCTCGACCTGGTGCAGCAGATTGGTGTCTGGGCGCGGCTCTATCCGCGTGGCGGCACGGTCATCCATTCCAGCGAAGTCATCGCCAGTGCGGTCACGGCGATCCGGGCCATGGACATTACCCGGCAGCCCATTGGCACCCCGCCCAACGTCGATGTCCATCGCATTCTGCAACCGATCCCGGACGATCATACCTGTGCCCAGATGGCGCTGCCCAAGCGTCTGCCCTGCATGACGCCGGGCACACCTCCGCCCCTGTGGGAAACCGGGACGACCTCGAAACAGGGAAACTATTTACTGGTCTTTTGGCGTCAACGTACGTGCTGCGTCGAACCTGCACGCGCCACCTGCGGCATCACCGTGCCGGGTGTGGGTGGCCAAGGAGCCAATCTATGTCTGTTACCACCCTTGCCTACGCCGTAGGGTTCAGTCTGCTGCTGTGGGGCATCCCCAGCCAGGCCCAGGATGTCCGCTTTCACGACTGCGGACCGGCCATGCTGTTTCTGGGGGACTGTGCGCCGCCGCCTGACAGCAGTGCACCGCCTGTCCCGGTGGCACCACCCTCGCCGCTCTTTACTCCAGAGACGGTGGCGCGGGATACCCCGCCCGTCATGCTCGACTTGCTCAATGAGCCCACGCCGGACCGTGCCCGTGCCTTTCTGGCTTGGCAACAGACACGCCTTGCCCGTATCAAGGAGGTGACCGCGCTGCTCCAACGTCTGGCAAAGGAGCGGCAACCATGAAGGAGACCATCCTGTTACCCGTCCGTCCGCAGGGCCGTGGCACCTCGACGCAGACGCGCTGGGCACGCTGGCAGGACTCCGCCACCAATCAGCGCTTCTTGTCGCTGAAGGCTCGCGAGCAAGGGTACACCGTGGTCTATGTGCCCCGGCAGTGTGAAGAGGTGTTCCTCGAGTTCGTCGGGCTGATGACGGTCTACAGCCATCTCGCCCCGCGGCGGGCCTGTCCCGAGGATGTCACGCTGGCCTGGCAGCGCTGGTGTACGCTGCTGCGCCGCCTGACGGCCTATTTTACCCGACGGCGTGCCGGTCAGTCTGGCACCTGTCCCCTTATGGAGGAGGAATCACATGCGTAAAGCGCTCTGGTGGGGGCTGCTGTGTGGCATGCTCTGGCTGGCGAGTGTCGGTGGGGCGGCCTGGCTGCTGCACCGTTTTGCCCTCGCGCCACGTCCTGGGGATTTTGAACGGATCGCCATGTTTCGGATGGGTCTGGATGCCGCCATGGTGGAAGTGGAGTGTCTGGGGTTACGACCCCCCTACCGTGCGTGGCATAAGGATCAGGACTATGTCAACCTGTTATTTTTTGCGCAACCGGCGAGTTGTGACACGCTCCAGCATGTGCTGGATATCGCGCATCAACCCTTCTCCCTGCGGGCCCCGGAACGGAGATTCTAAGCGATGCCTCTCAGTGCGAAATTCCCTGCCCTTGAGACCACGTTGACTGCGCTCGCGGGTGGGCTGTGTCTGGCGAGTGGCTTCGGGCCTCCAGTCCTCCTGCCTGCTGCAGTCCAGCCCCTGGCGCTGGCGGCAGCGGGGGCCTGGGGTCTGCGGCGCACGCTCGCCCTCGATCACGCCCTCGCCCGCTGGTGGCGCTGGCATCATGGCCCCTCATGGCGCGTCACCGTCGATGTCCTGTCCCACGTCGAGGGCTGCCTCCTCGGCAAAGCCTTTCGGCTGGAAGCCCGCCACACGCAACTCCTTGAGGATATTCTGCGCACCGATGGCGCCCTGCCGCTCGACCGTGGCCCCCGCGGGGGCTATCCCCTGCTGCATGCCGTCGGGGAGGCAGAGGAAGTAGACCAGGTGCTCTCCGATGCCGAACTGGGGCGCCACACGCTGATCACGGGCACGCCAGGGAGTGGCAAAACCCGCGCCCTCGCCATGATTGCCTCGTCGCTCATGCAACGGCCGGGAGCGGTGGTCATGATCGATCCCAAAGGCGACCGCGAGCTCATGCTGCACTGTGCGGCGGAAGCCAAGCGCCACGGCAAACCCTGGGCCGTGCTTACCCCGGCCTTTCCGCAGCTCTCGGCCACCATGAACGTCCTGGATACCTGTCGTACCCCCGCCGAAGTGGCCATGCGCGTGCATGCCCTGATGCCGAGTGCCGGCGGCCGCAGCAATGAGCCGTTCTTTGAACAGTATGCCCTGGCGTTGATCGAACGCATTGCCGATATCCAGCAACGCTTGGGGCAGCAGCATGGGCATCCGGTCGGGAATCCCTGGACGCTTGCGGACCTCTATCGCCCTGCAGTGCTCCGGCTGGATCTGCTCATGCTCGTTGATACCTATCTCGAGGCCATCGGTATCCCCAACACCCCGTTCAAGGGACGGAAGGGGAGCCGCTTCGACCATCGCTTTGCCCATTACCGGGCCACAGGATTGCGGGACATGACGATCGATGCGCTCCTGGATGACCTGGAGAAACCGCGGGACCATTTCACCAAAGTAACGGCGACCCTGATTCCTACCTTTAGGGGCGTGGTGGGGGAACCGCTGGAACGCCTGCTCTCCACGGTGCCGGCCGACCTCACCTGGACGCGCATCGCGGAGGACGGGATGGTGGTGTATGTGGCGCTGGCTTCGATGCTGTTAGGGGATGATGCCAACCGCATTGGCCGCGTCATCCTGCAAGACCTCATCGGCTTTCTCGGCCAACGGTATGCGTACGCAGATGCGGCACAGGCTTCGCCCATTACCGTGCTCGTGGACGAGCTCTATGAGGTGCTCTATCCGCAGTTTACGACCGCCCTGGCCATGTCCCGTGGCGCCCGGTGTCGGTGGATTCTGGCGCAGCAGTCCCTCGCCCATACGGCGGCGAAACTTGGACGCGATACCGCCCGCGTGCTGCTCGATAACTGTACGACGCGCCTCTATTTCCAACTCGCCGACAAGGAGACTGCCGAAGATGTCTCGGAGAGCTTGGGGACCTGTACGATTGACGTGCCGGCGCGGCGGCCTGACGTGACCAATGCCTACGGCGGGAGTGGCGGATTGGCCGGTGCGGCCCGCAAGGGCTTCAAGGCAGAACGGGTGCCACTCATCCGGCCCGAGTGGCTCTATGCGCTCCCCATTGGGGAGTATGTGGGCCGGATTCAAGGGGTGCCCGTCAAAGGGCGCATCCCGTTGCTCACCCTGCCGGATGAGGCAGCACGGACCCAGTTGGGCTTGCACGATCCCTGGCAGGCCCTCAACCCGGCAGCCCCACGGCTGCTGCCAATGCCAACGACAGAGGAGATCGCACCATGAGACGACTACTCATCCTGGGCCTGAGTGTGGCCCTCACGGGCTGTGTCGCCACAGGCACGAAAGTCAGCCAGGACCGGCTGACCCACTTTGCCGAAGGGCAGACGCTCTGTACCGACATGGTGGCCGAGCTCGGGCCACCGACGCAGGAGACCCTGCGCAGTGACAAGACCCGCCAACTCACCTATAGCTACAGTCAGATGCAGGTGAATCCCCTGTCCTTTATCCCGGTGGCCGGCGCGTTTATCCGGAGCGGGAGCCAGGAGAACACGGCGGTGCTGATCGAATGTGATGCGCGGGGGGTGCTGGTCACCTACGAGTTGCAGCAGGGGCAGAGCACGACCGGGACCGGGTTCGTGAGTGGGGGGCGGCAAAAGTAGCCGCCCGCTGGGTAGTGACGGCGGAGCGAGCGGACGCGGCTTTCGCCCTTGCCTCACAGGGGGTTCGAGGGCGGGTGTCGCGGCCTGGCGCAAGTGACAGACCGGAAGCGAGGTGGGGAATGCCGACCTTAGAGGGGCAGTTGGATGCGCTCACGCGGCGCAACCGGGATGGCTCGCACAAGACGCAGGGGGATCGGCGGCGTATGTTGCATTTGTTTGCGCGGCAACTGCATGAGTTAGGGTATCGGCAGTTGCGGGCGCAGGATCTGAAGGGGCGGCATCGGAACAAGTTGCTGGCATTGTGGGAGACGCAAGGGATTACGGCGAAGGTGCGAGCGAATCGCATGGCGGTGCTGAACTGGTGGTATGAGAAGATTGGGAAGCCGGAGCTGATGGCGCGGCGCAATGCGGCGTATGGGATCGCACGGCCAGAGCCGGTCGTCGTCTCGCGGGCGAAGGTGCTCAGTGCGGCGCAGCTCCTGCAGGTCGAGGATGCGTATGTGCAGATGAGTTTACGGCTGATCCAGGCCTTTGGGCTGCGGCGCAAGGAGAGTCTGATGCTGTGTCCCCATGCGGCAGATGGGGGCGCAGTCCTGCATATCATGTTCAATTGGGCGAAGAATGGGCGGGCGCGGCAGATACCGATCGTGCAGCCGGGCCAGCGAGAGGTCTTAGAGGTGGCCAAGGCGCTGGTCCGAGAGCCGGCCGCATCACTCGTGCCGGTGGACCGGACCTTCATCGAGCAAGAGAAGCGGTTTGATGCATGGGTACACAAGATTGGATTGGGCGGTGCGCATGGGTTGCGGCATGCCTGGGCACAGGCGCGCTATGGGGTCCTCAGTGGGATGGCCTGTCCCTTGCTGGGGGGACCGTTGTGGTCCGCGATGACCCGTGACGAGCGCCAGCAGGATCGCCAGGCGCGGCAGGAGTTGACACGGGAATTGGGGCATGAGCGCGTGAGTCAAGTGGCCACCTATATCGGCACGAATCGGCCTGTACGTCCTCGCAGCGTCTCACCATCAAGTGATTAGAGTCAGTGGGGCATGCATCTGGGTTCCTCCAGGGCATGGGAGTATCTCCGGACTCCCCCCATGAGACGCGATGCTGTCACCGTAGTAAGCAGCACCAGACGACCGAATCTATAGAAACAGCACAGTCAAAGAGCGGCCTGAGACGAGGTGCTGTTCACCCGTCTCAGGGTCCATCGGGACTTAGGGTGTCAGCGCAGGGCCGGCACCGTAGAGCTGGGACAGGAGCGCCTTGAACTGCGGCCAGGAGCCGAGTCCAGGCGGCGGAGGTGCAGGAGGCACCGCCATGGGGGGAGCGGCTGTGGGCGACGGCGAGCGGCGGGGGCTCCAGGACCGCGGAGCGAGACGCCAGCCAGCGGGCCGGACACAGCGAGAATGGGGCTCACCATAGAACACGGGCGATGTCTCGAACATACGCAACCTCCTTGGGCTGGTGCGCGGGCGGCAGACGACTGGCTGTGTGGTCATTGCGAGCCGCGCCTGGCGGGTGCATAACCCAACCAGACGCAGCACAGGCAAGACGACCTGAGCCACGCAACGTCGTATCGCAGCGCATCAGCAGGGAAAAGGGCTGTGACGGGGGTAGAGAGGGTGTCACAGCAGGAGCCCAACGGTGTGGGCAGGCGTACCAGGAGTGGTACGGAGGACCGGCCCAAAGAGCCGGGGTGCTAGGCGCATGCCTAACAGATACGCACAGTGTAGCCTGGGCAGGCGAGGGAACGCAAGCAAAATGTTCCCCCTGGAGACCGGCACGAGGGGGCCGCAGCGGGCGCTTACTTGCCGACGATGGCCTGATGGCTCTCTTCCGCGATCTTGATGAGCGCCACGCGCAAGGCGGCCTCATAGTCCCCGCCGGCGAGCCGCGTCTGTTGATAGGTCAGCAGGAACATGGCGAGGTGGTCGCGATAGCGGTCGGGCAGGTAGGGCAGGACGGTGCCCTGTTGCAGGGCGGTGACGGCCTGCCGAATGTCCGGTTCTGGAGCAAGGGGGGCATCTGCCTGGACGGGCCAGAGCAGCGTCAGGAGGCAGAGCCCGGTGAGGACAGGACGTAGAGCGGCGAATCGTACGAGAGTCGTGATCATAGGTGCTTTCCTTGCATGGTGGAAGAGAAGGCCCCGCTAGGGGGCCTCGTGCAGCGCCTCACGGTCGGCCTGGCGCTGCGTCAGCACGCGGTGCAGGTCGTCCACCGTGGTGGAGGGCATGACCCAGAGCACCTCAGCGGCAACGTGCAGCTCGATACTGCGGCGGACGGCCTTGGCCACGCGGACGGCCTCGGCGAAGACGGCCTCGAGGGGCGCGTCGGGGTGGGCCTTCAGGAGCAGAAAGGTCGGGTGCGTCATGGGGTCTCCTTCTTTGGTCGCTGTCTTTGCCATATCCACCCTCCGTGCTCAGACTCAGGTTCGATGGTCGTGACGAGGGCGAGCGCATCCTCAAAGAGACGGTCAAAGAACGCCCTGGGTTGTCCCGACGCCCCTGGATAGAGGGCAACATAGCGTTTGGCAATGTCGAGCAATGCCTCAGCGGCCTGGGCGAGCCGTGCGTCACGGTTGTCTGGGGTCATCGTCGGTCTCCTTTCTGCCCGTGCGGGCGGGCGTGGTCTTGCGCCAGAGCGTCCGCCAGGGCGTCAGCATGGCATCCGAGGGCAGCAGCGTCACGGTGCCATCGTCGTGTTCCTCGACCAGGTACTCATCATAGCCCTTGCCATAGTCGCGGCGATGGCGCTCGTAGGGAATGGGGGCGTAGCCGTCGAGATGGCGGCGGGGCCAGCGTCCGTAGGGACTGTTGGGGATCGTGAGGCTCATCGGTTCTCCTTGCTAGCTGTTGGCACGGAGATACAGCGCAAGACCATCATGCCGGCTGGGGTCGAGCGCCAGAATCTCATCGTAGACATCAATGACCTCACGGGCAAACTGCCGCGCGGCCGTGCGCAGGCTGGCGATCCCGGAGTGACTACAGAATAGGGCCACGTCGCCGCGGATCTGTCCGGCAAACTCCTCGGCCGTGCCAAAGAGATAGCTGACGTGCGGCGGCTTCTGGGCCAGCAGGACGGTGAGAAACGCCGTGGCCCAGATGGGGTTGGCCTCGATGCAGTAGACGCGGCGCGCATACTGCCCCAGGTGGAGAGCCAGGAGCCCCAGGCCTCCACCGATCTCCACCACGGTCTTGCCCTCCACCCGTGGGGCGAGATGGGCCGCGACGAGGGCGGCCGTCTCATCATCGGTGATGGTCAGGATACCGGCGGACGTGACCTGGTGGCGCTGGGCATAGGCGCGCAGCAGGTCTGAGCCCTCAAACGTGGCATAGAGGGTGTCAAGTAACTGGGCATTCATAGGCATTCCTCCTTTCATGCTAGACGCGCCACAGCGGCGCCCGCAGCAGCCCATCGGCGTCCAGCCCCCGGGCCTCCTGCGTGCGGTCGAGGGCTGCGGCGGTGTCGATGGTCAGTTGCCCATTATTAAAGCCGAGCACAGGATATTGGTGCTCGGCTTTGTAGGCATCGTCCGGGGGCATCGCCAGGATGCCGACGACCATGATGAGGCGCCGGCCCTCTTTCTCGCCCACATCACGGGTAAACACTTGGCCGGTAATATACGGGGTCATCAAGGCTCCTTGCTACGGCCTGGGCGGTTCTGCCGCCAGCGCCTTATAGATCGTCCTTCGCGAACACCCCAGCGTCTGGGCAATCGCCGTGATCTTCTCTCCCCCGCGTCGGAGCGCCTGCGCCTGCCGTTGTTTGTCCGGCGACAGCACCGGACGCCGTCCGCCCTTATGCCCCCGTGCCCGCGCCGCTTCAAGCCCGGCAATGACGCGCTCGCGGATCATCTCCCGTTCGAACTCGGCAAAGGCACCAAGCAGATCGAAGAACAGTTTGCCTGCCGTGCTCTGGAGGTCGAGGGCGGCGCCCAGGCCGTCCAGGATGTGCAGCCCAATCGCCTCAGTGCGGAAGTGGGCGGCGAGCTCTTGCAGATGGAGCAGGGACCGGGCCAGGCGGTCCAGCTTCCAGACGACGAGCGTATCGCCGCTGCGCAGCACCTGCAAACACTGCGCCAGCCCCGGACGTGCGGTGCGGGCACCGGAGGCTTTGTCGCCGTAGAGGTAGCGTTCGGGGACGCCAGCGGCCAGCAGGGCATCCCGTTGGAGGTCATACTTCTGGTCACGCGTCGAGACCCGCCAATAGCCGATAAGCATACGATATGCCTCGCCTGCCAGCCTGTGGTATGCTAGCAGGTGCTCGTGTTGAATCCTGTGTGGTGCGAGCGAGCAACGCTCCCACGCTGCTCGCTCATCCTCATCCTCTAGTGTTCGTGCCGTCCTTGGTCGTGATGCTCCTCGATCTTGTCTAACAGGCCGGGATGCTCCCGCTCAAAGGCCCGGCGCTCCGCCGCATCCTTCTCCTGCTGGGCACAGCGGCAATGTGTGGCACACTGTTCGCAATCGACACAGACGGGTTCCGCATTACACCGAGGGCATTCTTGCCAGAGTTGTCCACGCATAGGGTGCCTTTCCGTGGTTTGAGTTCCTCTCCCAATACGCACATATTGCTGCACACATTTGCCTGCCATCCAGGGGTTGTTCCTCCTTTCCCGTCCCCGTGGTCCTCAAACAGGTGTTTCATCCCATCCCCTCGAGTCGCCCCGCCTTGAGGTCCTCCCGCAAGGCCATCCAGAGCTTGCCGAGCAGGTTCTGGCCATCATGGTTCGGTCCCCATCCCCAGGTCGCGTCTCGCCAGGAGTCCTCGACGATCTCGCGGTCCCCCGTCTCCAGCAGCTTCCGCCGCACGTACTCATGCTGTCGGAGCTTGGCGATCAGGATGGCCCGCATCACGGCCATCCGTCGCTCGTGCCAGGTCGAGGCGACGAGTCCTGCATGGTCCTGCGCCACGCGAAACGCCGCATGCGCCGAGCGGGCGACCCGGATCTGGCATTGCAGATCACAGGACGCACAATAGATATGGCAGGCATCATCCACGCCAGGATGGCGGAATTTTTCATAGTGATAGACATGCTCACTGGTATCAAAATCCAGCCCCCGCCAGTGCAGCCGAAAGGGCGCGAAGTTGGACAAACAGTAGAACTCGTCGGGGTAGAAATACACCCGGCTCTCGGTATCCAGTCGATAGGGCATAAGTCTCCTTTCCTTCTCTGTCAGTCTGTGCTAGAGGGCCGCACAGCCGTCCTCGTGCCGCTGGGCCAACTCCTGCACGCGCCGCATCTCGCGGGGCCGGACCCAGGCTTCCAGGGCCGCCATCAGCTCCAGCGCCCCCTGCACCGTCAGGGTTGTGGTGGGTTGCTGCTCCGCAATGGTCAGGCGCAGCCGCTCCCCCACCGATCTCTACAGGGTCCATCCTCGCCTGCTTTCTAGGGGGCCGCGTAGGCAGCCCCGGGTGCGCCTACCACGTCTCCGGACGCGAGGGGAGGGCCGTGGTCGGATAGGTGATCACGCCGGCATCCAAGAGATGCTGCGTGTAGGCAGCTCCCGCAGCCCGCAGCTGCGCCAGCGCCTCCGCAAACCGCACCCCCGGTGCGGGCGGGGCCGTCCTGGATCTCGTAGTAGTGTGCGGCAAGCTGCCGGGCAACCGCACACCGCGCCTCGGCTGTGCAACAGGACATAGCGTCTCTCCTTCTCGGGGGCCGCTCGGCAGCCCCGGTTCTTAGCTCCCCCAGGTCAGGAGCCAGCTTCCTGGGACATGGTGGGGGTCATCTGCCGCGGCACAGGCCGGGCAGAGCGCCCCCGTCGCCGCCTGGGGGTCGTCCACGAGATACTGGTCGTCCACAACGGCATCGTCGGTGTGCCTATCGCACCGATCACAGGTCATCGGTCCTATCGCTCTCAGTTCCATCGTCGTCTCCTTCTGGGGCCTCAGAGGCCCCTCTGGGGATCATACGTGTGCCGCCGACACCATGTCAGCAGCGCTCAGGCACGCTCCAGCACAAACCGCAGGTCCTCTGCGCTGACACGGGACCAGCCGTCGGTGGCACGATACCCACGCTCCTGGAGGACATAGCCGACGGCAAAGCGCGGGGGCTCCTGCCGCTCATTGATGCGGATCACCTGCCAATCCGAGCCATCCTCCCAGGCGGCCAGAGCCGCCTGGGGGTCTGTGGTTTCGTACGGCGGACCAAGAGGCTTGCCATACGTCACATCCTCAATGCATACGAGGTCATATTTCCCGCGAAAGGTTGCCCCACAGGTGCGGCACTCAAACTCCAGATGCGTATAGCACCAGGGGTGGTCATCCTCCAGGGTTGCCTCACACCGGTGGCTCTGACAGATGGGACAGATGGGGCACAAGATCGTCGGATGGGGTCTTGCCATACTGTGGCTCCTTCCTCTGGGCAGCCTACGCCACCCCCTGTGTGTCCACATTGTGCCGCCGACACCACGTCAGCAGCATCGCTTCGTAGGCCCACGCGCCCGAGCGCCGGCCATGGTGCCAGCCGCCGCACGCGGTACACTCGTACACCTCCAACGTCAGGGGAATCCCCCCAGGCCAGCCCGCGTCAAGCGCCGCCTGCGCCTCGGCCTCAGTCTGGTACTGAGCCTTGCGGCCACAACTCACGCGGTGGCGGGGTCGGGAGGGCGTCTGCATCGTCGTGCCCTCCCTTATTCGATCTCTTCCACCGTGAGCATGTCGATGTTCAAGGCCCTTCGCAAGGCCCGTCCCGTCGCCCGCGTGGCCGCGATGCGAATGAAGTGTTGTTTCATGGGGGCTGCCTGGACATTGGCCGGCGTCGCATCCCCGATATCCGTAAAGCTCCGGCCATCGCCGAACCGCGCAACGCATTGGCACACGGCGACCTCTGGCGTCACTGTGACAATCGTAGTCGCCAGGTCGACCAGACCGCGCTCATGGGCCAACGCCACGAGACCGTTCACGTACACGTAGTACTTCCCCTGAATAAGCCGCACATACTGCTTGGGTACGTCGGCGAGCCGGAGCGGCGACGGGTCAGCGGCGGTCTCCTCTTCGGGAGGGCCGTCCTGCGCCGATGGTATCTCCGCGACGGGGGGGGCAGAGACCTCTACCCCCTGCTCCAGTCGCTCCAATTCCGCTGACAGATCCTTCGGGGGCATCTGCAACTGCTCCGGCGTGAGATGGGAGGCCCGGTGCGCCAGGACCACGGCAATCCGGTGCTTGCACAACCCGAGAGGCGCCTGGTGCTGCTGAAAATCCTCACACTCACAGGTTTTCCCTTGAACTTGGTAGCACCCGCTGCCGGTCTCGGATGCCACCTCATAGACGCCATCACCCTTGTAGACCACTTTGCTGCGATCGAGGGCGAGTGCCGTGGCCGGTGAGATGCGTGAGGTCAGCGCCTTGTCCGTACTGCGGAGGGAGGCCACCGCCGAGGAAAGGCGCACAGCCTTCTTCCAGAGTGCGTCATCAAACGCGACGGTCCCCTGGCCTTCACGGGGAGCTTGGGTCGTGCCATTCGTCTGTGTTACACTTGCCATTGCATGACTCCTTCTCGGTCAGTTGGATAATGCATCACCCCCCTGTCAGGGTGACGTCCTAACAGGGGGGCTCTCTATTTAGGCTCTGCCGTCTGCCCCGCAGACAGCGCAATACTGCTGCTCGTTCCACGCGTGGACGTGCGCCGCCATGGCCCGTACCTCCTCTTGGGCTTGGCGCAAGACGCTGCTGACGGTATCGAGTTCCGTCAGCGTCCCCTCATACGCCGTGGGGCCACCGTCGCCGTGGAGCGTCGTCATCTCCTGGATGGCCGCGGTTTCGCGGGCCAGTTGGACGGCCAGGTGACTGCCGCGTAGCGAGGCGATCTCCAGCCACTGGAGGGCCGTGAGTTCGCCCTGGCGAAAGACGCGATAGCCGTTGTGATCGGTGATCTGTACTCGTATCTGCATCGTCTGTCTCCTCTATGCTATCGTTGTAATCGTATACCCCTGGTCGCGGAGTATCCGCAGCCACGCCTCGGGCACCGTCCCCACCACGCGCAGGACCTGCCCCTCCTCGACCCACCGCAGCACCGTCTCGGTCGCGGTCCGCTGCATCGTGATGATCTTCATACGCCACCGTCCCGGCGCCCCAGCGCCAGCAGCACGCGCCGCTGTTGCTCCGGGTTGCCGTCGAGTCCAAACGTCTGCCAGGTCCACACCCGCCCGGCTTCGCCGTAGCGCACAATCGCCTCCGCCACATGCTGGGCGCGTTGCACCGCGGTGCGGATGCGCTGAGGCCCGTAGGCTTTTCTGCCGAACTTCATGCTATACTTCCTTTCGTTGGTGATGCTTTGCGAGTCATCCGACACACGGTCCGCAGATAGGCCTCACCCTCCTGCGGACCACCTTCTCCATGTTAGTCCTCGTTCTCGTCCTCTGCGTCCTCCTTCCGTTGCCGTGGGCGCAGCAAGAGCCGCGCCGCGTTCAGTTTCGTGATCCATCCCTGCACCACCTGCCCCGTCGCGACGCCCAGGCCCCCGGCATACAGCGCCTCGTGCATCGAGGCGACCACGTCGGTGAGCAGCGTCCAGGGGTCCGACGGCACCGTGGGGGACCGACTGAGACAGCAGGCTGGGCACTCGTCCCAGCCGAGCTGGTGGTACACGTCGCACATATCACAGGGCTCGTCCGCCATCCGCATCTTCTCTGGGCGGCGCGTGGCCGCCTTAGGCTTTCTTGATCGTCAGAATCTCGACGAGGGGCTCGCCGTCCGAGCCCCAGCCGACAATGCGCCCCGTTCCGAGGTACAGCGGGCGCTCCGCAATCCCATACCACCAGCCGGTATACTGCGTGTCCCCGTCCACGATCTCATACACCGACACCCCCGCCTCGCCGGTCTGCTCGCGGTGGTTGCGGCTGCATCCCCCTGCCGGCGGGGCACCATGCCGGGCAAAGCGAATCACCTCGCCCAGCCGCGCCATCCGACAGGCATGGCACGGATCGCTACAGGGGACGTCGTCTCCCCGGCCCCACGGGGCATACACGCTCGTGTGGCCACAGGCATGGCGGTAATATTGGGCCATCGTTCGTCTCCTCTGGGATGGCTTACGCCGCCACCCGCGGTCGTGTGTTACTCGCCGCCATTGAGATAATGCACCCGCGCCGCGGCCGCGTCGGGGGAGTCATGATCACTGTCCGCATGCCACTGGCCCTGCGGATCGTAAAAGCCCACCGTCCACAGCCGGGGCTCGCTTTTGACGTACACCCAACAGATGCTCATCCTCGTCTCCCTCCCCCTAATGGGTACGTTGAATCAAGTCGGTGATCCGTTCGAGTGCCTTGATCACCAGGACCACCTCCAGGCCCACGCCCAACGTCATCAGGCCCAGCGTGAGCCCGACGACGGCCAACAGCACGCGATCCGCCATAGGTTCTCCTCGTGCCCCCGCCTCACCCTGTCTGGCATTGCTAGCCGTGTGCCGGGTGCATGCCTGAGAGTGGGCGGGGTGGTGTGTGCTAGGACCGCAAATAGGCGAGGTCCTTCTCATACTTCAGGTGATGGGCTTCCTGTTCGGTCAGCCCCAGAAACTCCCCGGGTTCAAAGTGAATCTCATCGGGATAGAAGCTGAACAACTCCTTCTCAGTGCCATCCTCCAGGGTAATGTGCACCACCGGCAGCGGCATGAAGCTACTGGCCGGGTTGGTCGTGATACGAGCGCCAACGATTTTCATGCGTCTTCCTTCTTTGTCAGTGTGCCTTGGGCCGGAATTGCACCGGCTCGCGTGGATTGTGGGTGCCTCCCTCTGCTGGGACCATCTTGGCCGTCTCCCTGCCGTACTGTTACGGTGCGCACCGCGTACGGGGCTACCCTCTCGAAGGGCTGCTTGTCGCTTACGGGTCACGGGGGTGGGTTGCAGGTCCAGGCGCCACCACGCTGGCGAATCCATGCGTGTCACTGTCCACGCCGCCAGGGCACGAGTCTTAGGATTGTGTCTTGGCCTTCAAACGTCCAACCATAACCCGAACGCCAAAGCGCTGGCCGCAGCCGCCACACGCGGCGCGGCGCTGGTTCTGGTGAAAGATAATCCTGCCACCACAGACGCACGTATAGATGACCTGAAAGCCATCACCAAGGTGCACCTGAACATGCCCGGTGTGGGCCGTTGTCGTTGCCATTGGTATTTCGCCCCTTGCTTTGGGGTTGACCCTCTCAGACTGGAGAGGGCTCATCAGTGCTCCAGCATTAGGAGCAGATACCAGACTCTCTTGAGCTGTCCCGCCTCGGCTCTGCGTGTCTGGCAAGTCCCCTTGTCAGCCCGCACCGTCCAAGGGTTGGCGGCGCCACCTGCGTGTGCAGTCGCTATATGCCTACTATTATAAGCCTCTCTTGTATACTTTTCAATATAAAAATACACTATTTAGTGTAAAATACTCGCATATTGCAGAAAATTCCTTGATTGGCTATACTTGCGAGAGAAAGGGGGGACTATGATCCATTGTGGACAGCGCTTGCTGCTCGCACGGCGGACCCGCAAGCTCACGCAGACGGCCCTTGCCAAGCAGGTGGGGCTCAATCTCAATACGATTTCGCGGGCTGAGCGGAGCCCAGTGGCGACGCTGAGCGGTTACTATATTGCCCGGCTGGCGCAGACGCTCGATGTGAGCGCCGACTACCTCTTAGGGCTCGACGAGGCGGCCACGCCACAGCTCGCGGCCAGTGTTGCCAGAGAGTGACGGCAACCGCTTTGCGGCCCCTCGCTCGCCGTGGGACCAGGCCGCTCGCCTTCAGCGCGGAGCGGCCCCTCGTGACCTCCGTCCGTAGATTGAACCTAGGATGAACCCAGGATGGACCTAGAGCAGGGCCAGTTGGGTATTGACCTGGTAACTGCGCGGCACGTACTCCTGCCGTGTCGCTTCATCCCAGACTGCCCACGTATAGAACCACCGGCCACCTTCCCGCTGCGACACCGTATGATATGTGGCGTTGCCGTGGCCATGGCGCGAGGGCGTGGTGCCCACCGGATAGCCCACGAGGTGGTAATGCACCGGGCCTGGTGGTGGCGGGTGCTCCTGCCCCATGTAGTTCAGCCGGTCAGTATACGCAGAACACGTACACGGCCCCAGGACGCGGGTCACGCGCAGGCCCTCGGGGTAGCAGGGATCGGGGCCGTAGTGGGCCGTGCGGACGTCGAGAATATCGCCTTCGCGCAGCATCAGGATCTCCTTCTTACGCAGGGTGACAGTCGCGGGTAAGCCGGCCAAAGGCGCAACACACCTTACAGAGCACCTGCTGCCCATTGATGACGTAGACTTCCTGCCAACACCCGGGCCGACAGCCCCAAAACTCCTGGGCCAGGACCGGTCCCAGGCCGAGGGTGAGGGTGAGGGCGAGGGCGATCACGAGGCGTTTCCAGAACATACGGGGTCTCCTTTCAGCGCGTGTGGGCGTCGTCGGTTGGGACCTGCATGCCGTCGCGGGCCATCTCCCGCAGCAGCAGTTGTATGTCGCGGGCGAGCCGCCGCGCATGCTTGGGACAGAGGGCGAGCAGCAGGCCTTGGGGGCCAAGGACCTCGACGTGGTGGCCCCAAGACGCACAGGCGCCAGCGGGATAATCAGCCCCGCAGCGCACGACGTTGGTAGAGCGATGGACGATGATGGCAGACATACGGGGCTCCTTTCAGCGGGTGTGGGGGCCTTTGGCGAAATTGTCATTGCGCCGCTGCCGCAAACAATATGCGCATTGCGTATATCCTGGAGGAACATGAGCTGTCAGCGTACACCTGGTGCCCATGGTCATCACCTCGTGCGTACGAGCTGTGACCCGCAAGGTCACGGTGCCACAATGGGTCATCCAGCCGTAGCGCCACTGATAATGCGGGTATCCGCTCGGTGCCTGCGCAACATCCTGGCCCTCGTCAATCACATAGCTACGGAAACTATGGACCATGGTCGAGGGCAAGACGTTGGCATAGACTGATGGTGGATCGACGAGAGCGATCTTGTCTTTCGGGTCAACGCGGACGAGGCGCTGCCGCAGCAAGAAGTCGAGGGCATAGTGCTTCTGCATCCATATCCCTATGGGTGCTCCTAAGACCAGGAAGCACGGCATAGGGGGCTGCGGACGAGTCGGTATCGGCAGCGCTTGGGGAGCAGGCGTCTCGGTGGGGACGGCCACAAGCATCTCCGCAAACTGCGGCGTTGCCTCTCGCACGAGGGCGGTGAGCCGCACCGTATCCATCGGCACTGCGAACCATTCTCCACGAATACGATGGGCCGCCAGTAACGCATGGACCCGTTTTTCAATCTGGCGCAGATAGGCAGGCACATAGACGCTTGCCAGGATACCTAAGCGCGAGGGATATCCTGTCTGTAAGGCTTGCAAGCGTTCCTCGACTGTCGTTGACGTGCTGCCAATTTTCACCGCTGTTTCGCCCTGCACGCCAATGGCATAAATGAAACCACCTTGGATCATCATGTCTCCCTTCGCTTCCCCGGGTCAGAGGGCAAGTGTCTAAAGTGTCTAAGAGACTCTAGGGGCTTATTAGACACTTGAGATTTGCATTATCAATAGGTTAGATACTTTTAGATAGTTGTGCGGGACAATTCCCATATGTGCACCCGAATATATAGGACAGACGTGCGCGTCTTTCGCATGCGCGCATAAGGCAATTAACCGTGGAAACTGTCTAACTCTGTCTAAGTGTCTAACCAACTCTCTATGGTTTATCATGAACTCTCTTAGATACTGGTGTCTTTGAGTGCTACGCCCAGGCGCCACACGTAGTTACTGACGTGCTTGGCATAGCCCCGCTCATCGAGGCGTTTGCCCATGGCGGTTAAGGTCATGGCGTATTCTCCGGTGGTGGCACACCAGGATTTATAGGCGTCATACAGTTCGCCGGCCTTGACCCGCGCTTCGTCCAGCCGGATGCAGCATTCCTCGAGAAAGCGGCCCAGGCTGTCCATGTCGCTGCGGTACTCGGCGGTGGCCTGGTGCACCACGTCCGGTACTCCTAAGCCGGTCTGGCGCCACGCGAGACATCCGCGGACCGCCCAGGCCAGGATGCCCGGCAATTCTGCTTGGAGCTTGGCGGGCAGATCTTTGTCTTGCTCATGGTCGGGGATCGTCACCGTAAACGGAATCCGGTGCAGCCTGCGCCAGATCGCATGGTCGGCTCCGCGAATGGTTGGTAAATGATTGCACGCCACCATGAGCTTAAAGGTCGGCTTGAACTCGAAAAACTCCTGATGCAAAAACCGGGCGGTTACCATGTCTTGCCCGGTCAGGCGCTTGAGCAGCTCCTCATCCAGCCGCTTGCCCTCACCAATTTCGACCGCGGTCACGAGGCGAGCCCCACGCAGCCGGGCGATATCGTTGGGAATGGTATCCTGCCGTTCCTTCGCGAGCAGCGAGGCAGAGGGCGTCGTCAGGGCATAGCCACCAAAGAGCGCCCGCAGCGTTTCCAGATAGGTGCTCTTGCCATTGGCCCCACTGCCATGCAGGACACACATGCACTGTTCGCTGGTGTCGCCCGTCAGGGCATAGCCGACAAAGCGCTGCTGAAATTCGATGAGCGTCTGGGCCTGCTGATCCGCCTGGTTGCGATTGTCCATCTCCCCAGCGCCCATGGTATCGGGATCGATCGGGCCTTGCGATCCTCCCATAATCCGCCAGAGGAAGTGTTCCCACGTGGGGCAGGTGGCGAGGGGATCATAGACAATCTCCAGGCATTTCGTGAGCATATCGGTCTGGCAGTGATCCCGCAGTATCCCCGTGCGCAGGTCCAGCGTGCCATTCGCACAATTGAGCAGCCAGGGATCGATATCGAGAGCCTCGGTGCCCACACTGATCCCCTCCCAGCTCTGGGCCTGCTCGACGGCGGCCTTGAGGCGGGCGGTACTGAAACTTTTGGTGACATGCCGTTGCAGGGCCTGGATCTGGTCCTCATCCATCCCGGCCTGGGCATACCAGAGGTGTTGCATGGTCTGACGTTGCCAAAGGATCATGCGGTCTGTCGTATCGGGTTGCCAATGGGTGTCCATCCACGTCAGCCACGTCTTCCAGGGATGGCAGTAGCGCATCTCATGTCCATGCAGGCGCACGAGTTGCAGCGCATTATAGGCATCGCTATAGGGATAGTCTTCCTGGTCAAGGGACAGCACCGGATTCCATCGTTGGTGCGCATGGTCGAGATACTCTTGCACCAGTTCGGTGGTCTCGGGATGGAGTAAGGCTGCGTCCAGGGCAGCAAAGAGCTCGAACACCTGCGAGATGTTCGAGACCCCAAGGATCGGCGTGAGCGAGGCAGCCTCAGTCCCTTCATCGCAGGGTGGCGTCTCCTCGGCCCGCACGACCCCATTGCATTCTGCAGGGTTTTCGGGCATACTTTCTTGCCTTTCCATTTCCATAGTGACGTCGGCCCGACTGAATCGCTCCCCAGCGCAGTCGGGCCTTCGTGTTTCTGGTTACGGTCTGCGCTGCTCGCCGCGCCAGGCCCCGCGTGTCTGCCGCTGGTGGACCATCTGCTGCGCCAGGGTGACGGCTTCCTGCGCGTGCGTGGGCGTCAGGTGTCGCCCTTCCAGCAGTGCGACCAGGGTATCCACCACCTGATGAAACACCGGATGATGCCGGTAGCGCTCCTCGGGCGTGTCGTCGGAAGTCCGGCGCAGTTCGAACCCCCACCCCTCAGGCCGAGGCCTGTCCCGTGCTGCCGCCCGCACTTGGTCGAGGAATCGTTGTTCCTCCTGGGTGGGCGTCTGCTCCCACCAGCCGGGCGGAATATTCCCACGTGATTCCGTCATCGTTCCTCCTACGCATCAAGCTCGTCGTTATCCACCGCGGGCCGCAGCGGCTCCCCACAATCGGGGCAGGGTGGTCCGTCCGCCGCTTCGCCTGGCAACATCTGACTCATCGCGAACCCAATCTGGCCGTACTTCGCGATAAAATCCCACAAATCCGGCAGCGTGTCGATCCAGACAACGCTGTCCACATCAAGCTGGTCGATGGTGAGCGCATAGCGCGGCCAGTAGACGTCGGGCTCCTGCCGCCCCCACACGGTAAAGTGCCCCACGTAGCAGCGGCCCACGCCACTGTGCGCGAGCTGCTTGTAGCCCAGGTCAAAGAGCCACTCCCCCAGATCCTCGTCGTCGGCGATATAGGCCGGGATCTGACCGGGCTGGGGCGCCCGAATCCAGCCGTCCGTCAGGGTATAGGTGTATTCGTCAATGCTCATGCGGTCCTTTCGTGGTTTTCGTCAGGCCGAGCAGACCCGCTTATGGTCCGTCCGCCCGGTCAGGTAATCGAGACTCACGCCTAACACATCAGCAATGCGCACGGCCAGGACCACGCGCGGACTTACCGTACGCCCCGTTTCGATGTACACGATATTGACCCGAGGCGTCCCCACGGCCCGCGCTAAGGCCCCTTGTGTCAGCCCTGCCTTCTCCCGCGACGCTCGAATCCGGTGTCCCAATACTGCACTCATACGCTCCCTCCTTTCTTCAGGAGTGTAGTGTTTTTTTAACAGGCTGTCAAGCACAATGATGAGGCAGTACTGCGGCGTGTGGTAGCTGCACACCTGTGCATGTGGCATCAGGGGGTGATGCCTACCCATCGGGGGGTGGTGGGTAGGCACTCCTGGTGTCGCTAGCGGGCCGGATGCTCCGCCGCCCAGCGGGCTTCATCGGCCTCCGCCTGCCACTCCGCCTCACGGTCGGCCTGCCAGCGGGCCTCATCGGCAAGGTCTTCCGCCTTCAGCGCCCTCATCTCGGCGAGGTCCTCAGCGGTCATGGGCACGGCGGTCCACTCGGTCGTCTCTGGGGTCTGCATAGGTCGTCTCCTTCTTGCGTTGTCGGTTTCGCCCCGGCTGGTGCATCCAGCCTCGGTGGTTCCACCCTCGCCCAGCCCTTCGCGGACTGCGCGGCGCACGCTATCCGACAGGCAGTTTTAAGTGTCAAGGGTTAAGGGTTAAGTTCAGAGGACGGTGCAGGGTCGCCCCCGCCTCCGAACGTTCCCCCCTTAACACTTAAAACTTGAAACTTAAATCTCACTTTGACAAAACCGGCACTTCTTTGCTTCCACCCGGATGGGCTCGGCGCACAGGGGGCAGATGCGAAAGGCCCCGACGGCAGCGCCCATCCGGCGAGCGGCCCGCTGGTCGAGGGTCTCCCGCGAGGGGAGTACCGCCACGACCAGCACGGCGAACAGGCCAAAGACAAAGCCGGCCACGGCCCAGCCACCGGCGCTGCGGCCCTTGGCAGTGGCGATAGTCGGCGCGACGATGGCGCCCGCAATAGCAAACAGCAACCATTCCATAGCAACACTCCTTTTCGTGTGACATTGCGTGTGACAGGCCCGGCATGTGCCGGGCCCTAGGGACTTAATCCGCCGCCGCCAGGTCCTCCTGGGCTTGCTGCTGGCGGGTAATCGTGGTGACAATCGCCTCCGCCACCGACACGCGGGCCGTCGTCTCCCGCAAGGCACTCTCGGCGTGGTGCTGCTGCGTGGCCCGCAGGTCGGCAATCTGCTGCACGAGTTCGGGCTGCTGGCCCACGTCGCCGCCCTCGGCCATGGTGTCTTCGAGGGCATCGCGCAGCCAGGTGAGGTCTTTGAGGTAGGCTTTGAGCGTAAAGGGCAGGGCGGTCTGCGCCTCGGCGTTACGCCCTTCTTGCTCGACCTGGGCCAGGAGGTGCTGGGCCTGCGCCACCCGTACCGGGACATCCGCTTCGAGGTCGCGCAGGGCGGACAGGACGCCGGCGCCGGGATGCGTGCGCCGTCCTAAGGCCACGCGGCGGGTGGCCTGGCCTTCGAGCCAGACTTCCGCGCCGAACAGGCCACTCACGGCGAGCCCGAAGCGCAGGCCCTTGTACGTGCCGAGGGCCACGGTCGTACTCACTTTGAGGCCCAGGTACGGCTCGACGTAGGGATCGAGCAGGCGCCGGGCCTCGGCGGGGGTGAGGGGAAAGACGGCGCTCGGGGCGTACTGGCCGTCGAGCGTGAGCACCCCGGCGTGCTGCCAGCGTGCCAGCGCGGCCAGGTCGGCCTGGAGCTGGTGCAGGTAGCGCGTCTGGCGGGCCACGTCGTCCGGCAGGCTTTTCAGCCGCCGCCGGGCCTGAAACACCTGATCCTTATGATGGTTGGCGAGGATCGTTACCCGGCGCACCTCGGCGCTCGTCTCGGCCAGGACGCGCATAGCGGGATGGCCGGACACGAGCGCTTTGAGTTGGGCATAGGTCAGTTCCTCTTCGCCCACATCTGCCGCCGTGCGGGCGGTGACGGCGCCGGAGAGAAACTGGTGCAGGAAATGGGCCTTGCCCTCGAGCGCCTGCCACACCACGGCTTCCACGGACCCTTCGGTGCCGTAGACATAGATATACACGGGCTTCCCCCAGTCGCGGTGCAGATTGCCCTGGCGCAGCATGCGGCCATGGCGCTGTTCGATATCACTGGGCCGATATGGGACATCGACGTGATGGATGGCCACCAGCCGTTCCTGCACGTTGACACCGGTGCCCAACTTCTCCGTCGAGCCCAGGAGCACGCGGACTTCGCCGTGCTGCACCTGCGTACAGAGACGCAGGCGGGCCTGATCGGTTTTCGCCTGATCGATGCGGGCAATCTGGTGGCGGGGTTTCCCCCGTGCGACGAGCCCCTCGATCACCTGATCGTAGAAACAAAAGCCCCAGGCGGTCGGTTTCACGCCGATGTCGCAGAAGATGAGCTGCGTCGCCCGGTCGGCCTCGCCATCGTCCCAGTGCTGCACCACCCGGTCACACAGGGCATGGAGCTTGGACTCGGGCCAGTCGTCCGCCGTGGGCTCCAACAGGCGAGCATCGACCGCCATCTTCTTGCCGTCGCCGAGGATGGTGACGGGTTCGCCACTGTGGCGCCCCGCCTGGCCGCTCCGCACGCGCTCGTAGCGCGCGACGAGGTCTTCTTGCATCCGGCGCTGCGTGGGCGACATCGGACACAGGACGGGCTGCGCCGCCCCGCCGGCGAGCGGTGGGACAGGCAGGTGCAGCTGCTCGGCGGTCTTATACGCCAGGAATTGCCCGAGCATCTGCTGCAAGTCGGGCAGGTTGGTAAAGTTGGCGAAGCGCGAGCGCGGACGGAGCGTCTGGCCATCGGGGCCGAACTCCATTTTCGTCACGACTTCGCCAAACGTCGCCGCCCAGGCATCGAAGTGCCCAATCCCGCTCTCCTCCAAGGCGTCGGGGGTGAGCATCTTCTGGATGGAGTAGAGTTCGCCCATGGTGTTGGTCACGGGGGTCGCACTGGCGAAGGTACAGCCGTGGCCGGGACGCTGGGCGTGGAGGTATTGGGTTTTCAGGTAGAGGTCGAAGGCGCGCCCCGAGCCCTCACTGGTGACCCCCGCCACGTACTTCATTTTCGTGGGGGTCTCCAAGTTCTTCGCAAAGTGCGCTTCATCGACGACGAGGTAATCAATGCCCAGCTCATCGAACACCAGCCCGTCATCTTTCGGGATGGCGTGGAGCAAGTCGTGCAGGCGGGCCTGATACACACTCTTCTGCCGCTCTAAGGCCTTCCTGATGTTATGCTGGTCGCGCCCATGCTCGCGCTCATGGTCGACGAGCAGGGCGGTAAACTCCGCGATGAGGGTGTCCAGGGCCTGGCGCTGCACGCCAACCGACAGTGCCAGATGCCCAAAGGCGGTGTGCGTGGTGATGATGCCATCCCACAGCCCACTGCTCATCTTGGCCGCCATGAGCTTGCGGCGCTCTTTGGTAAAGTCCTCGGCCCCGGCAATGAGATAGCGGGCCGTGGGATACAGCTTCACGGCCATGCGCCCGACTTGTTCGAGCGTGCTGTTTTTGACGACAAACAGGGGCTTGCGAATGAGCCCCGCCTGTTTCATCTTCATACATCCGGCCAGGTAGGTATAGGTCTTGCCGCCGCCGACGGCATGCCCCAGGTAGGTATTGCCCATCGTGAGCATCTGCCAGACGCCGGCCTTCTGATCCGTGGTGAGGGTAATGAGCGGGGTCATGCCCGGAAAGGTGAGATGGTCGCCGTTCACCTCTCTGGCCCGGTGCGTGTTCCGCAGGGCATTATAGAGCCCCACGCAGCGCTCACTGCGGGTGCCGTCTGCCCACAGCCACTGCTTAAAGTGCGCCTTGAGGGCGGCCTGTTTCTCCTGCGCCACCAGGGTTTCTGCCTGATTGATCACCTGATGCTCGGTGCCATCGGGCCAGGTGATGGTATCGTGCACGACGGGCGCTTGCAGGTTGAGGGCCTGCTGCAGCAGGGTGATGCCGGAGACCCGCTGCGAGCCGTAGGTGACCCGCGCCTGGTCGCTGGCGTGGACGCTTTGCGGGGCTTCCACGCCCCAGGTGGCGAGGGCGCGCTGGTGCGTGACGCGCAGCATGGAGCGATACTGGGGCTGAAAGGTCGCGCAGGCAAAGTCGGTGATGAGATCGACGGGTATCCAGGGGGCGCCGAGATTGGCGTCAATCTCGGACGGCAGCAGATCGGGCGGCTGCACGGCCTCCAGGGCGTCCACGTTGCGCTGATAGGCCGGGTCCTGGTGTGCGAACACCCGCGCTTGCTCCAGCTTGCGCTTGACGTGCCCACTGAGGTAGACATCGGCGGTTTCCCACGTCTGGCTGGCGGGATCGTGGTAGAGCAGGTCGCCCAGTTCGTCGACGACCACCTCGACGGGCTGGCCATAGAGATCGGCGATGGCGCTGACGTCCACCTGCCCGGTCTGATTGAGGACGACCAGGAGCCCCTCGGCGGCACTGTCCACGGCGGTAATGGGCTCCTCGCTGCCGACCACATCCTGCGTGAGAATGGCCTCAGCGCGCGCCTCGCCCGTGCTCTCGTTGTAGTCTTCCAGCGCCATGACGAGGGTCACATCGGGATCGTCCTGAAAGCCGAGCAGGTTGGGCAGACGGCGTACCGTCGTGCCATCAGCCCGCGTCGAGACGCTGACGGTATTGATCGGGCCGTAGGCGGCGACAAAGGCGAGATAGGTCTGTTGCAGCGTGCGGCGGGCCGCCTGGCGCTGGGCTTGCGGGGCGCCGGCGCGCTGGAGCTGCACGGCCTGGGCGCGCTGATCGCGCAGGCGGATCAAGTGGGCGACGCGTGTCCCGAGCGTGCCCGTGAGGCGGATGGGGGCACCGGCGCGGAGCACCGGGCTCACCTGGCCCTCCTGCACCTGGCAGATACGGTCGCCCTCCACCAGGAGCGAGCCTTCGGCCAGGGTGGTGGTCGGCAGGGGGGGGAGGGGGCGCGGCGTGCGCCCCCCAGGCTGGACGGCGTAGACGCCCTTGGGGAGGCGCGTCAGGGCTTTGGCGAGCTGCTCGGCGAGCACCCCCGTACTGGTGACACTGTAGCCGTCCGTGCTGCCATAGAGGCGCTCCTGGCGGCTGACCGTGCCCAGGATCATGGCCGCGTCATGTCCGTCAAAGTAGCGATTGAGGGTGAGAGGCGTCGCGTCCTCGGTCTCGCCGAGCAGGCGGGTCTGATACGTACCCAGCCAGGGCTTGTCGCCGTGGGGCGCGGTGAGCGGGGCTTCGCGCTTCAGGAAGAAGATCAGATCGGCCACGACCCGTGTGCCCTCGACGACAAAGGCGTCACTGGGCAAGCGGATGGCGCCTAGGAAGGCGGCGCGCTCATCGAGCGCCCGGCGAAAATGGTCCTGCTGGCGATCCAGCAGGTAATGGGTGACGACGAGGGCCAGCACGCCCCCCGGCCTGAGCGCATCGATACTCTTGGCGATGCATAGCTCATGCAGGGAGAGCTTGCGGCCCCAGTAGGCCGTCTTTTCCTGCGAAAAGGGGACATTGCCCACCACGGCATCGACACTCTCGGCGTCGAGGTGACTCTGCTGGATGGGTTCCACCCGAATATCATGGCGTGGATAGAGCTGGCGGCAGATACGCCCGGAAAGGTTGTCCTGTTCGATACCGATGAAGGACATGGTGGCGGGCGCAACTCCGCAGAAGCGACCTATGCCGCAGCCCGGTTCGAGGACCGTGGCGTCGTCGGGCACACCGCAGTGCTTGAGGCCCAGGAAGAGGGCACGCATGAGGAGGCGGGGCGTGTAGAAGGCCGTGTAGGTGCTGCGGGCCGCACTCGCATAGTCCTCGGGCGTCAGCGTGGTCTGGAGCTGCGTCCCCAGGGCTTCCCACCCGGCGTCTTTGTACTGACCGGTGAGGGCATGGGGGAACAGGTCAAGCGCCAGCACCCCAAAGCCGGGAAAGGCGGCAAGGGTCTGACGCTCGACCGGCGTGGGGGCCGCACGGCGGGCCTCCAGGTCGTACAGGGTCGTGACGGCGTCCAGGGCCGCTTGGGCCTGGACCTTCAGGGGAATTGGTGGCATAGTGCTGCTACCTCCGTGAGTAAATGCGCAACATGAGGGCACGGGGGAAGGCCGGGTGGATGTAACGAGCACCCACCCGGCTGGTGTGTCCGGTTAGAGATGCGTGGTGAGGCCCGTCACGCGGGTAAAGCAGGCTTGCAGGTCTTCCGCGTAGATGTCCTCACAGGACTCGATGACCTGGGGTCCGCTCCGCGTCGCCCGCAGATAGTCCACCGTATAAGTGTCCATCGGCGTCAGGGTAATACGGCACCCGTTGATCCCGCCTTTCACAAAGCCTGCCTTTCCGGGCAGGGCAAAACTCAGGCTGTCGGCACTCCCGACCAGGTGCTTCGCCCCGGTCATGGCGAGAAAGCGCCGCCCGCCCAACTGTTCGAGAATCGTTGTGGCGACGGTCATATCCATCCGTGTCTCCTTTACTGGACGATGACTTCGGCACCCCGCAGGAGGTGCGGAAAGTCGGTGATGAGGGCCTCGGCAGTAGCGATATCGGGCACGACAAAGGCGCGCTGGATGTTCTCTGTCCAAAAGGTATAGGACGCGAGCACGCTCACATACGCCTGCCCCCCGCAGCGGATCAGATACCCCATCCCGGTCACTGGCGTCCCAGCCATGGCCCGCAACCGATGCAGACACATGGCCCGTTCATGACTGAGGACGGCTTGCTGCCGGAGCATGGCGAGGATGGTGCGTTCGCGTGCGTGGGTAAGCCCCTCGCCATAGTACCGCTCAAACGCTTCGACATCGGCGAGCGACGGATACGCCTGGAGGCTGTCCCACTGGACGTGCCCCACGTCATCGAGAAACATGACGCCCAGCGTGGCGTAGGTGGACGCCTTGGGCTTGTTCCACACCAGCCCTGGCCGCTTGGGGTTGCTCGTCTGCGTGACGAAGCGGTAGCCATGCCGCGGGTGACACTCCAGCCAGGCCCGCCGCTGGCAGCGTAGGCGAAAGCCATAGGGGTAGTCGGCGGTGACATGGGCAGTCTCGGGAGAGACATGCCCGGAGAGGAGGGTGGTTGCCATAGCTGTGTCCTTTCTGTGTCTGTCGGTGACGCCCCGATGCGGGACACCCGCATCTCGGTGATTCACCCTCCCCTGGGGCTCGTCCCAGGGGGCGCACGCTGCCGACAGGGGCGTTACTCCACCCGCATCACGGCGATCCCGTCGTAGGGGCTGACGACATACGTCTGGCCGACCTGCAAAGCCGCGATGGCGTCAATATGCTCGTTGTCATCAAGCCCGTAGGCGGTCTGTTCCGCCAGTTCCTTCAAGGGGAACCGGTCCGTCGTGGGCTCCCGGTCGCTGTGCGGGCTGAGCACGATGGTATAGCGTTTCATGCCTGACTCCTGTCCCTGGTTGTCGGTGACGCCCAGGCCGCACCACGCGGCCACGGTGGCTGACACCCTCCCTCCCCAGCGGGGAGGGGCGCACGCTGCCGACAGGGGTTAGTAGGGGGACGCTTGGTACACCTCCTGAAAAGGGGCGAGTGGCATCTGGCTGGTGGCGCGCAGGGCATCCGCGACCGCCCCATAGAGGCGGCCATCGCGGTCTTGCAGATGGCCGCACCCCTCCAGCAAGTCGAGGAGCCCGACGAGGAGATCGCCCATTTCGATGATGGAGTCGATCTCTTCGCCCACCGGGCTCCAGTCCTGCCACTCCGGGTCGGGCTCCTCGCAGAAGGGGCATGGCCCGGTCTGCGGCTTGGGGTACTTTTCGTTACAGGCCATACACTCGACAAAACGCGGGGTCTTCATGGCTTAGTCTCCTTCGTCTGGTTCCGGGGCATACACCCACACCCAGGCCTGCACCCACACGCCATCGTCGGCGCGGGAGAGGCGGGCATCGTCGTCAATTTCGATGTCCGTACACTGATACTCGTCTCTGGCCCACTGCCGATACTCGGCATCGGTATGGATGCGCGGGGCAGGGACAGGCTCTGGCTCGCCCGACGCGCAGTGGTGGCAGATGACGGCGCGGGGATGCTGGCGGGCATGCTGCGTCCAGGGCTGTTCGCCGCATACATCACAGAGCAAGTGGGCCTCGAAGAGCAGGTCCATGTTGGGGGTGTAGCGGATCAGGGCGGTCGTCATACGGGCTCCTTGCGCACGGTATAGTCCCGGCGATTGGGTTTCAGGGCGCCGAAGCGCTGCGTGCAGCACTTCGCCCAGGCGGCCTTGGCGTTCGTGGCCCGGACATAGAACGGGGGATGCCAGCCGCCGATGGGCTGGACACAGTAGCGCGGGAATTGGAGGTGGGCATGGATGGACGGGTTCATGGGGCCTCCTCTACAGGAATGTAGGTGCCATCGGCGGCGATGGCGAACACCTGCGGGTCTTCCTCATAGGCGTACTCATGCTCGGTGACATGCTCGACCACCCCAGCAAACGGGACCAGATCGTCCGGGTCGCCCTTGCCATTGGCATACTCATAGTCATGGGCCAGTTGGGTGGCTGTGGCGGCATCGGGTGCGTCTACGACAAATTCCTCTTTGTACACGTTGTAGATTTCCACACAGTACTTCGGCATACGGGTCTCCTGGTGTCGATGCGGGGGCGCACGGCGCCCCCAGGTTGGGACTAGAACAGGTCACAGACCGCCCGTTGCAGCGGCGTGGGCGGCGTGCGCCCTTCATAGTCGCGGGCGAGCTGCGCCTCGATGTCGGGGGGAATCTCGGCCTGCCCGTGCAGGAGGGAGCCGAGTTGCGCGACGCTGGTGATCTGGCCCGGCTCGGTGCCTTCCCAGACCGTGAGGGCGACGCCGTCGTCCGGCCCCTCACACGTGTACACTTGGGCAAAGAACGTGCCGAGCGGATTATCCCACCCGACGATGGCGTCGTGATCGCCACTCTGCGGCAATACAGGAATACGGTACTGACTCATACGGTGTCTCCTTTCGAGAGGTGGGGGCGACCATGCGCCCCCGGTGGTTATGCCAACTGTGCCAGCATCGGGGCGATGGCCCCGTCGCTGTGCTGCGGATCGCTACTCACCTGATAACAGGCGGTGGCGACAGGTTTGAGGGTGGTGAGGTCGGCATCGCCCCCGATACCGATCCCGTAGAGCGAGAGCCCGTCTTCGGCCATGCGCTGGGCGAGGGCCTCGCGGGTGGCGTCATCCACATCGCCCTCGCCATCGGTGACGAAGATGATGTCCGCCCGCGTGAGACACGGGCTGTCCGTGAGCAACGTCAACGCCCGACTGAGCGGGGCGGTAAAATCCGTGCCGCCCGTGGCGTCTTGCAGCAGCACCTCCATGAGGGCGTCCTGATCGGTGACCCGACCGCCCTCGACCACTACTTCCTTGCTGACGCCGTAGTCAAACGTCACACAGCCCCAGGTGCGCCCTTGTTCACGACAGAGCGTCAGCAGGGCGAGGGCCACGGCCTTCGACCAGTAGAGGCGGGTGCGCGGTGTGCGCATGGAACTGCTCTTGTCCAGCAGCACCAGCATCGGGCCGCGGCCTTCCGGCACGTCGCCTTTCACGTCGTACTGGAGGGCCTTGCGTCCGGCGATTTTCCCGAGCACCTGCAAGCGGGCCAGGCGTGCGCCGCGCAGCCCCGCCAGTTCCTGGGGCAAGATGCGGGCCAGGTCGCCGCCGATGGTGAGCCCGGTAATGGCGCCCACATGCGACTGGCCCTTGCTGCGCTTGGTACTGTGCGCGAGCCGGGTGAGACGTCCGGCCATCTGGGCGATCAGCTTGAGCATGTCGCTCTGGCCCATGAGCTCCCAGAGCCCGCGCACCTGTTCCAGTTCGACCAGATTCTCCCCCTGGCCGGGCTGCGTGCCGGCGTGGATGCCGAGGGCCTCCCCAATACCTTCCATCGCCCCTGCCGCCTCATCGACGGCCTTGCCCGCCTGGCGCAGGGCCTGGCGCAGGGTCCGGCGCGTGTCGCCGCCGCCCTCTCCGGGTTGCCCCTGCCCCGGCACCTGGAAGGATTCCTGCCCGTGCTGCTGGTCTGGCGTGCCGCGTGGGGCGAGATCGACCAGCGCCCGCAGTAAGTACTCTGTAGCCAGCCCTGCCTGGAAACCCGACTGCAGGCACCGCGCCCGCAGCGGTTTCCATTCCGCCAGGTCCTGGGCCTGCGCCAGCAGGTCGGTGGCCCACTGCGGCGCGCCCGGATGTGCGGGGGGCGTACTGCGCAGATAGAGCAAGCTATGGATATCATCAGCCACCCCGGCAAACTGTGGTTGTTTCTTTGTCCCTGTCGCAACCAATTGTCGGGCCGGTTGGCTGTGCGCAAGGTGGCTCCGCCACAGGGTTTGACTCCATTTACTACTGTCCAAGCATAAACTCATAGGGCCTCCGCATCGTGGGCGGCGAGCGCCCGATCGACCAGGACGTTGCGCCGCCGTGCCTCTAACACCTCAGCCTGCCCTTGGAGCACGGCGGCCAGGACGCGCATATCGTCGGGGGAACTAAAACAGAGATAGACGGGCGCGTGCGTGGGACCCTGCGCCCGCTGTATGAAGCCGACCGAGCAGGTCGCCGCTTCGTTGTTGTAGTCCGGGTCATTGTCAAAGTGCCAGCTTTCCAGCAGGGTCGCCGCAAAGGACTGGCCGCGACACCGTTCGATATGCGTGCCCGTCAGCTGCTGTTCGAGATACGCCATGGGTCTGTTCTCCTTCCTGAGAGTCTGTCGGTGGACGCCCCTCTCGCGCCATGCGAGATCGGTGGCTCACACCCGCTCTCCCCCGCCCATGGGAGAGAGCCGCACGCTGCCGACAGGTTACGCCGTCATCAGGGCCGGCATGTCGATGGCGCCGAGCCCCATGCGTTTCGCCAGGACCTGGGCCAGTTTCTTTTGCTCGGCATGGACTTTCTTGAGGGAGCCCATGGCGCGCTGGCGACTGGTCTCACGGGCGGTGCTGCTGGCGATGTCCGTGGCCAGGGCTTTCACCATGTCCACTAACTGGACGTTGGTGCTTTCGGCCTGGGTAAGAAAGTCGGGCTCATCGACGCCCGGCAGCTTGTGCAGCAGGTCCAGGGCGTCGTCTTCAATTTCCAGGGCGCGCTGTTGGAGCGGGTTACTGACGGCGTAGATGGTGCGCTGCACGACGCTGCGGACTTTCGGGTCTTCCCACCAGGAGTGGGCGAGAATCCCCAGATCTTCCAGCGTCATGGTGCTTTCACCGTGCAGCCACGCATGTGCCCGGATGAGTGGGAAGGCCCACGTCCACATGCGGGGGGTAATGCGCACGCCCTCCTGCTCCAGCCGTTCCCGCAGATCGAGGGCGGCTTCGAGGACTTCCCCGGTATTCGTGACCGTCTGCGCTTCGGCCTGGGCCACCCGCAGATCATCGAGGGTCATGGTCGCCCGAATATCGTGGACCTGCGGCGGATCGGTCGCCAGCCGCACAAACGAGGCTCGGTCCGCAATGGGGGCAATCTCTTCCCGCAGGAGGAAGCGATTGTTGAGGGCTTCCAGTTCCCACTGCCCGATCAGGTGGGAGTTCGACGCGGCAAAGGCGGAGATCATGGGCAGCGTGAGGGGTGCCGGCATGCCCGTCTCCTTAATCTGGCGCTTGCCGCCCAGCACCTGGACGAGAATGGAGTAGACCAGCATATTGGCCCGACCAATTTCATCCAACCAGACAATATCGCCCTCGACCAGCGATTGGGCATGACAGCGGCGCCGTAGCCCGTGATCAGCGTAGGCCAGCATATCTTGCGGCCCCAAGATATCATCGTCGGTCGTGCCCGGATTACAGGTACATTCAAAGAGCCGTGCGCCCTCGATACGGGCGAGCAGGCAATCAACCAGAAAGGTTTTGGCGATGCCGGGCGAGCCGACCTGGATGTAGTTTTGTCGGGTCAGCAGGGCGAGCAAGGCGTTATCGACGGCCTGTTCCCGTTCCAGCAACAGGCGGTTCATATCGGCCCGGACGGCCTGGATCTTGTCATACGCAACAGACATGGGTAGACTCCTTTCAGGGGTCGTTGGATTGGTGTCGGGCGCTCCGTGGCGTGGACCGCCCGACGAACGATGCTCTAGCGATGCGAGAAGTAGCGGGCCTGGTGTCCGGCTAACGCGGCTTCATGGCGGGCCAGTGCGAGTTGGCCCGTGGCGCGGTAGTGCAGACTCCAGGCCCGACACCGCGCGTACTGCCGGAGTTTCGACATGCTGTAAAACGACGTGTGCATGAGGCGGGCCTGCCGTATCATGTCGCCCGCGGCAAAGCGCCGCAGGGTCTCTTCCGTCGCATCCTTCAATTCCTGCCAGAGTGCCTGCACCCGGCTTTGTTCGTGCTGACTCATCTCCTGTTCCTTTCGTTCACAGTCGGTATCGCCCCGCATCCCACCCTGGGAGGCTCGGTGGTCAACACCTACGCCCGGCCTTTCTCCGGGCATCGCACGCTTCCGACCGTTGTTCTTGTTACCACGTCGTGGGCAGGTCTGACGCCGGGCCAGGCGCCGCCAGCAGCGCCGCCAGGTCCGGGTCCAACGCCTCGTCGCCCGCCTCGACCAGCAGGGCGACATCGTCCAGATCCCCGTCCACACTGAGGGAGCCGTCCGCCAGGGCGCTCGCCAGCGCATACTCCCCTTGCGCCGCGAGGGCGAGGAGCTGCTGCACCTGCGCGTCCACGGGTGGGGCCTGGCCGCGTTCGCGGGTGCCATCGGCATGAATGACGGTATCGACCCGCACCGTCAAGAGGTCGCGGACCTGGGCATCAATACTGCGCAGGGCGCCCCGCACGTCGTCCAGGGTGATGCCAATCGCGGCATCGTAGGCCATGGCTTTGGCCCGCAACTCCCGCAACTGCCCGAGCCGGTCGCGGTAGACCGTGGCGGACTGGGAGCCATCAAAGCCCGCGACTTCGGCCTTCAGGGCGGCAATCTGGTCGGCGATGCCGGCCTGGGCGACTTCCCGCACATCCCCCCGGCTTTCGGGCTCGATTTCCCCGATCACCAGCCCGATGCCCACCTCGTCCAGATACGCCCGCAGGCTTTCGAGCTGCGCCGTGCCCTGCGGGGGAATCCAGTACATCCCGCCCGATTCCAGGAAGGGCAGGCCGCGACACGGGCCTTTGATGTAGTCGATGATATGGGCCGTCCAGTCGCCCTGGAGCACCATGCCCCGCAGTTCTTGGTACGCCGTGTTGATCGTGCGGGCGACTTCATGCTCGCCGGTGATGCGCCCGGTGTCCCACTCCGCATCCCATTTCAGGGTGGCGTCGTGGGTGAAGTCGGTGCGTTCGCGGGCCTCGTCTTTTTCGACAGCCGCGATGGTGTACACGACTTTCGTTTTGCCCGTGGTGAGGGACGACAGCAGCCACCCGGCGCTTTTGGCTTTGCCGATGTACGACGTGATAGCGCGGCCCACCATGGCGCGGTCGCCGGCGTACTGCGGGACCATGGTCGAAGGCATGCCATGCCGGGCGGCGATGGCGTCAATCTCTGCGGGGGTGCGGGGCCGGAACGAATCGCGTACCCGGTATGTCACTAAACTGCCGTTGGTAAACTTCTCAGCCATGCTTTGCTCCTTAGCGCCACAGCGGGCGCGGGCGGTTGTACTTGCCGGTCATGAACGTTGCGCCGGCGAACAGGGACGGGGCGGCGTCGGGATAGCGCCCCGTATACGCCGCGCTCAGGGCTTCTTGCAGATCCTCCGGGGCTTCATCCAGGAGGCAGATGAGGTGTTCGAGGGTGTCCTGGGCTAAGGTTGCCACGGCGGTCGCGGCGAGGTCGTGGGTGGTCGGTCGCATGTGGGCTCCTTATTTCCGCATCAGTCGCGGGTATTGCGTGGGATCGAAGGGCCGCTTGCCGTCTTTGGCGCCGGCCCACACCTCGAGCACGGGCAGGTCGTCGCAGTCGCGGCCCTGGCGCACGCACAGGCGCACGGCCAGGCGGGTCTGCTTGCTCCAACGGCGCTTATCACGCTTTTCGCTGCGGGCCGTGGTATTGCCCGCAATAGGGGTCTGTCGGTAGGAATGGGCCATCCAGGGTCCTTTCGGTGCTTGTCTCTCGGTGTCGCCCTGCCAGCACCATGCTGGCGCAGTGGCCACACACTTGTGCCCAGGCCTCACCTGAGCACCGCACGCCCCGAGAGACGGGGTGGCTTGAGGGTCGGTAGCAGGGGCCGTCCGGGACACGTCCGGTTCCCCTGGTCCTGCAGGTCGCCCGCTGGGTCGCTGGCCCAGCAGGGGGTGGGAGCTGTCCCCACCCGCTCCGGCGTCACTGACCGCCGGTCTTGCCCATCGCTGGCGCTCCGGGTGCGTCGACAAGGCCCCAGGCAGACGCTCATGTCCACTGTAGCCCGTTTCACCGGATACCACCTTGATGGTGCCGCAGACGCCTCACGCGGGGAGTCAACCCCCACGCGCCCCTGTCACTGTCGTATCTCCCCTGCCCGCCGGGTAGGAGATGACTCCGGGTCGTGCGTCGCGGCTCTGCTGTTGTGAAAGACCAGCCCGCCCCGCGCATGGTGGCGGCAGGCGAGACGGCGGGAGACTGGGGCCGTGCCCAGCAGGGCGGCCACCTGTCGGCGGCTGTTCGTGCCCGGCGCCCCCCGCGCGTCATGTACTACATAAGGAAGTATAGCATAAAATTATGCGAAAAGATAATGCGTAAAGAGAAAAATAGAGAGAAATATTGTTGCTTTTGCTGAAAACGTGTTATACTTCTCTATATGCCCTAGTTATTACTAGGATACTTTGTTCTATAGGCGCTGCTTGCGCCTAGGCCATTCTAGGATACAAAGCTCTAAGAGAAGGGTTCAGCCATGATTAAACTGAAGCGCCCCGCTGTCCCCACCAACGCCACCCTGGGCGCCCGCGTCAAAGCCCGCCGCCGCGCCCTCGCCCTGCGCCCCGAAGCCGTCACGGCGGCCTGCGGCCTGTCCAATACCACCCTCGCCTACCTCGAAAGCGGGCGCGGCCTGCGCTCCGAATACCTCCCCACCCTGGCCGCCGTCCTGGGCGTCTCCCTCGACTTCCTCTTCGGGCTCACCGACGACCCGACCCCGGTGGGCGACCAGGCGGGGGCGGCGGCGACCGTGCCCGGCTAGGCGGCAGCGCTGGGCTCTGTCCCGGACGACCCCCAACCGGTTTTTGCCCGACGAGCCCCCCCCCGCTGCGCTCGCCCACCACGCCGGGACCTGCTGCCACCCCTGCGCCTGGACCCACCCTGCTCACCACGCTCCCGCGCCCGTCAAGACGCCGCATGCGCCCGCGTGCGCATCCACCCTGCTTCGCCGCGGGCGCCCCCCTGCCAGTGAGGGACTGCAGCGGGCTCGCGCGTCCAGGTGGGCCTGTCCCTGCGCCGCGCTGCGCCCACACCGCCCCGCACCCGTCCGCCTCTCCCGCCTGCCCGCGCCTCTCCGCTTGGGCACCCGCTGCGCCCGTGGGGCACGTCTACGCCTGGAACTGCTCCCTGCGTGCGATCCCGGACCTGGGACGCCCACCGTGCCTCTGCGACACGCGGACCCGCTCGCCCTGGAGCACGATCCCGCACCCTGCCCCGATTCTGCCTGCCCCGGTTCTGCCTACCCCACTCTGGACGCTCCACCCTGGGGTAGGTCGGATCTGGATACCCCACCCTGGACGCTCCACCCTGGGGTACCCCGCCTGGGACTAGGACAGCCAGACTGCCCCAGCCTGCGCTGCCCCGCTCGGGACTAGCGCGGGTGCGGGTAGAAGACTTGTGTCTAAGAACATGAGACCGAGACCAAGACCAAGACCAAGACCCGAGACCGAGACCCGAGACCCGAGACCGAGACCGAGACCGAGACCAAGACCAGAGACCAAGACCAGAGAGCTATGCTTACCACTATGCCGATGAAAAGAAGATCGCTTGCCACTAGGAGCCACTAGGAGCCATGCAAGAACGTTGTGCTACTGTGCCATGCCTGCAAAGACAAACGGCACTAGGATTGCTCGCTAGTGCCGCTTCGCTGTTCGCCTATGCTGTTATGCCGATGAAAGACGCTGGTATGGTGTCCCTATCCCCGTAGCCGCAACGTACATGCGCCATCTGCCGTGCTATACGTGCAGTCTATGTCGAATTGCTCATTCCTGTATGTCCATGCCGTTCGCTCTAAGGTTACGCTGGACTTCCCTGTTACCAGCGTGACGTATGCAGGATAGATACCTTTGGGCCATCCTAAGCTTTTTGCCGACGTCCAATAGATCCCTTTGCCTATGCTAGACTCACAGTCTGCACTGTCAATGCTCCACACTGCGCTTGTGATCCGATGCCTTGTCATGCCGATTATCCCCTATGCCGATGTGCGCATGCCTTATAGACCATCCTAGCGCCAAAAAAAGAAACTCCGCAGTGCAACCTACACACTGCGGAGTCTCAGACCATCTCTGATACTACGGTACTACGCTTGCATGCGTTTTTCGTACCGCGCGCGCGCATGGAACACCAATTTTGCTGCGCGCACATGATCGCCTTCACACAAGCCGAGACGTTTGGCAATTGCCGTGTTCCCCATGCCTTTGACCAGCAATGCCTCTACCTCCCGTACCTCATGCTCCGATAACTCTTTGCCGCGTGCGGATGTGACAGCCGTAGCACTACTGCCATGCCGATGTACCTCTACCATGCCATTGCTTGACGGTGTAGCGGCAACCTTGCGCACAACCCCAGTATCCTTCTTTGCCTTGCTCGCAACCTTGACATAGAGCAAGCCAGTATTGAACGCACGCGCCAGTCTTTGATCCCGCTCTGCTTGGGATAGCGCCGTATTGCCGATGATCGCATACAGCGTATTGAGCCGGAGTCTCATCTCACTATCGATCACAACCACAGCACGCGCCTTGCTCTGTGCCGCCTGGGCCGCCGATACCGCTTCTTGACACGCTTTGACACGTTTTTTTGCCTGTAAGACCTTGATTTGTACGTCTAAATCCTCCTCATCTGCAGCTTGCGCCGCTTCTTGTGCCGCAAACAGCGTGTCTTGTGCAAGCTGCAATGCCGTTTCCGCTTCTTGCACTGCTTTGTCTGCCTCAGTAGACGCTGTATCTAACACTGTCGCATCCGCGCAAGCGATAGACCGTACATCGGCATCCGGGACGAGCGCGCTATAGTCGATAACGCTATCCTGATACTCTGCGCCGCTCGCTACATCGGCATACGACACACTAGGAGCCACTACAGACGCCATAGGAGCCACACTAGGAGCCATAGGAGCCACACTGCTCCCAGACAGCGCGTGCCATCCATTCGCACCAACGGACAAAAACCGCGTACCATCCCTGTATTGATCCCGCTGTACCGTTTCCTTCTCCTTCGGACACGACACCATGCGCACAACCTTCCCGTTGTACATGCCGATATGAGAGTCTAGGATCATGGTTGCCGGCAGATCACCGAGCGGATTTGTCGTATACAGCAAAACATGCTCGGTTGCCTCTACACAGTCCAGCATAGCCTTATCGCTGGTTGCACTGTCCATACCATTATCCAGCAGTGCCGCATTATCGATATTCCCCCGTGCGAGCATCTCCTCATGATCGCTTGCCGCGCTAGCGCTATCGTCTGCTACCAACTCCGCTAAGTATGCCGCGCTATCACTTCCAGTACTTCCGCCTATCTCTTCTGCACAGATCACACAATGCAAACCTATCGACCCATGTTTGCTGCATGTTATCTCTACACTCTCGTCTAACAACTCCGCTAAGTACGATGCGCTCTCATCTTGTGCCGCTTGCTCTGCGATAATCGCTTGCACGTCCGCACTGTGCCGCGTGTCTTGCTCTGCGCTACACCGTGCTAGCGCTTGCCGATACGCCCCTACCTTGTCGTCTGCACTGCCAAGTACCGTCTCCGCTACACTGCCATTGTGTACGCCATATACCGCGTATGCATGGTCTGTGCCTGTGCTGAACCGCAGATGATGAAATCCGCCTAGCTGTGCCGCATCTCTAACGGCATGTTGCATCAAACCCTCGTTTCGGTCTACCTCTACCGCTACCTCTACCGCGCTACCATCATGCCATACCATATCCAGAGTCTCCTTCCTTTGCGCCAGACTTGCCGCAATGTAACCAGCATAGACCGTGCTACCAGATACCGCTTGATGTGTCGCTACTGTTGCCATGTTCCATTCCCTTTCAGTGTGGTATGCCGCAGAGCACTATGCCCGCGGGCACGAAAAAAACTATATACTGAAGTATAGCCATTGCAAGAGAAAGTGTAAAGCTATCGCCTAACGAAAAGTGAAGAGAAGTGCAGGTGAGAGGAAAGATTTTTCGCGGTACTCCTGCGTACCATGTGCCGCTACCTTCTTCCACTTCCATACACTACGCTCTCCTGTGCACTTAGGATATTCCACTATGTACCAGCAGGAGCACGATGCGCCAGTACTGGTAAGGGATACGCTAGCGCGCTAGCGGGGGATATGGGACTGACTGGTAGCGTACTGACTGTGGTATGGGGGAGGTGTGGGCTAAGGTGTTCCCTGAAAATTCCACACTTTTTTTCCTCGCATGCCATCTCTGGTACGACCTATGCAATATAGATATCTTCTTCTATAGGTACGCTGCACTGCTCGCATGCACCACACTGCCACACTGCCACATCGGTCCCGCGTACCATCCCAGTCCTACACCGATGCCTCTACACCGATGCCTCTACCGGAGCCTACACCTGCACCACACTGCCACACCGGAGCTCCACTGTGCCGCGTACCACACCGGAACTACACCGGAGCTTGCCTCTACCACACTGCCACACCGGAGCTCCACTGTGCCGCGTACCACACCGGAGCTTGCCGCAGTGCGTACCAGGCATACCCTGCCAAAAGTGTACACGGGGTATACCGCTGGTAAACTAGCAGCTAGCTACTAGCTATCTTCTATCTAGCTGCTATCTTCTCTCTCGCTGCTATCTCGCAGCTAGTACGTCCGATGTGGGATACCCCTGGCCGCACTGGTCTGGCGGGGGCGTTCTGGTAGAATTGTGACATCTCGGCCTAGCCTGCGTGTGAAACCTGTTCCGAGGTACGCGCCCCTAAACACGCCCTCTCCCTGCACGCCCGTGTGTCCCACAGCCTCGGCCCCACAGCGTCACGCCATGGTCCTATGCGCATGCGGGTGGGCGTGCGGGCGGGGGAGCCCGTGGGAGTGCGGGCAGTGGTGGCGGGCGCGGTGCGGCTCGCAGGCCAGTGCGGGTGGGCGGTGGTGGTGGGACGGGCGGGGGAGCCCGGCGCGAGGCGCTTGACAGGGGGGTGGGGTGAGGCGGACACTAGAGGCGGGAGCAGGGGTCGCGGGTGGTCGTGCTGGTGAGGGACGGCGCTCGCGCCAGCGTGGGGCGGAGCACGCAGGGGGCAGGGGCGGTACGTCCTGCGGCAGCAGCCCATCGTGACGAAGAAGGAGAGAGCGGGATGGCAGCAGGGGTGGGAGAGGACAGGGTCGCATATGCGCGACGGATGGCGGCGTTACTGGACGAGTGGAACCGGGAGGGGGCCGAGGGGGGACAGGTGGTGGACGCCCAGAGGCGGTACCGGTGGAGTGTGGACATGGGGCGGCGGCCAGCCGGGGTGGTGCTGGAAGAGTTGGGGCAGGGGGAAGAGTCAGAGAGGCGGTATACGACGTCTGCGGCGATGGTGGCGGGGGGGCGGTTGCACGTGGAAGAGTTGGTCCCGTTACCGGGGTATATCTGTGAGGGGTGTCTGGATGCGCCGGCGGTAGGATGGCAGGGGGCGCCGTGGGGGGGCGAGATGGCGGTGTGTGCGGGATGTTGGGGGAGAGGTGGGCGATGAGTGAGCGGCGGTGGAAGGTGAGTATTGTCGGGCATGGGGAAGTGGATCCGCGGACGATCGTGTTACATCCGCAGAATCCGAAGGCGCATCCGCGGGAGCAGCATGAGGTGGTCGGGGCGTCGTTAGAGGAGTTAGGGTGGTTAAAGGGGGTGATGATCAACCGCGTGACGGGGCATTTACTGGATGGGGAAGAGCGGGTGACGCTGGCGATCGCGCAGGGGGAGCGGACGGTGCCGGTGGACTATGTCGAGGTGCCGGCGGAGCACGAGGCGACGGTGCTGCGGGTGTTGGACCAGAGTGCGGCGCTGGCGCGGATGGACGTAGAGCGGTGGCGGGCGTTAGCGGCGGGGAGTCCGGCGCCGGTGTCGGGGGTGCTGCGGGCGTTTTTTGCGGAGCAGATTCGGGCGGAAGAGAAGGGGCGGGGGGCGCGGCGGAATGCGGCGGGGGAGTGGGAAGGGACGTGGCGGGATGGGGTGAAGGAGATGGAAGGGGCGTTAGCGGCGGCGGCGGACGCGGTCCGGGGGGAGTGGGGGGTGGCGCCAGGCCAGTTGTGGGCGTGTGGGGAGCACCGCGTCATCTGTGGGGACAGCCTGGACGCGGGGGTGGTGCAGCGGGTGTGTGGGGAGAGGCGGGTGGCCCTGGTGGTGACGAGTCCGCCGTACAGTGTGGGGAAGGGGTATGAGGCGGGGGAGACGGTCGGGACGCAGCGGGGGTTGATTGAGGGGTTAGGGCGGCGGTGCGCGGCGGTGGTGCAGCCGGGGGGATTTGTGGTGGTGAACTTTGGGGATCCGTGGGCACGGGAGACGGCGGGGCCGTGGACGGGGAGTGCGCGGGCGTGTGTGTATCCGATGGGGCGGGAGTATTGGCGGGCGTGGCACGAGGAGTTAGGCTGGGACCTCTATGCGTGCCGGGTGTGGGTGAAGCCGTATGCGCGGCTGCGGCAGCCGCTGTGGACGTATCACACGAGCTTGGCGCATCAGGGGGAGTGGGAGCAGGTGTGGACGTGGCGGTTGCCTGGGGGGGAGGGGGAGCAGGTGTACACCTGGGACGTCAGCGCCCATAGTGTGTGGAGTTCGGTGGGGGAAGTCGATAGTGATGGGGCGGGGCCGTGGGCGCACTGGGGGGCGGGGTTTCCGCAGTGGGTACCGCGGCAGGTGCTCAGGGCGCATAGTGCACCGGGGCAGGTGGTGTGGGAGCCGTTTCTGGGGGCGGGAACGACCCTGTTGGCGTGTGAGGAATTGGGGCGCACGTGTGTGGGGAGTGACCGGGATCCATGCGCGATCGCCCTGACATTACAACGGTTTAGGGACGCGACGGGGGTGAGGCCGGTGCAAGTGGGGTAGCGGTCCATACAAGAGGTAAACGTCCATGCCACTGCCGAATAACACGCAGTACTGTACTGCCCATAAACGTGATGGCTCTGTGTGTACGAATGTCGTCGTCAAAGGCATGCGGACCTGCCGCATGCATGGGGGCAAATCCTTACAGGGGCCGGCGAATCCGCACTATCGGACGGGGCGGTATTCCAAGAGTTTGCCGGCGCAATTAGCCGTCCGCTATGAAGAGGCGCGGGCGAATCCGCGGCTGTTGTCGTTAGACGATGACATTGCGCTGACGGAAGGGCGCTTAGCGGCGTTGCTGGAGCAGGCGGAGACGGGGGAATCGGGGGCGTGCTGGCGGGCCTTGCGGGGGGAGATGGATGCGTTTGAGGCGGCGTTAGCGCAGGGGGACATGGACGGCATGCAGACGCACTTTGCGGCGATGCGGGGCCTGGTGCAGCGCGGGGCGGCGACGGTGGGGGTGTGGGACGAGGTGCAGGCGGTGCTGGTGACGCGCACGCGGCAGGTGCAGACGCAGGTGAAGACGTTGCAGAGCATGCAGCAGATGCTGACGGTGCAGCAGCACATGCTGATGGTGGGGGCGCTGACGGACGCGGTGGTGCGGGCGGTGCAGAAGTATGCCGAGGTGGGGGCGGGGCGGAAGATTCTCAGGGACATCCAGGCCGAGTTTACGCGGCTGGTGACGTTAGAGGAGCGCTAGCGATGGACGCGATTCTCCAGCCCAGGACGCGGACGCAGGGCTCGCCGATGGCGCAGGGGCTGGCGCATGCGGCGCGCATCTTAGGGGCGGCGCTGGGCGAGGGACCGGCGGTGTCGCGGCGCACGGAGGTGTTTCGGGCGCTCCCGGACGATCCCATGCGCTGGTTGCTCAGCACCTTTCCCACGTACTTTCAGAATCCGCGCGGGGAGTTTGTGCCGTTGGCGGCGCATCACGAGGCGTTCTGGCGCTGGCTCTGGGCGCTCAGACCGGGGATGGCGGCGCGCACGTTCATCGCCATCTGGAGCCGGGCCGGGGGCAAGTCGACGTCGCTGGAACTCGGGTCGGCGTGTGTGGGGTATTTTGGGCTGCGGCGCTATGTCTTGTACATTTGCCATGAAGAAGGGACGCCGATCTATGATCCAGCCTGCGGGGCATGGATGGCAGTGGAGAGGCATCCCACGGCGCAACGGCGACGCGGTGATGGTCTCGAAGTCACCATCGCGGGCTTGCCATTTGCGCCGGAAGTGGTCACGCCTGAGCATCGGTACCTCGCGAGGCGGATAGCGCGGCGGGACCGTGGGCACGGCAAGCCGGTGGACATCCACTATGGGCGTCCGCAGTGGATTGAGGCGCAAGATCTCGACTGGAACACATGGATTGGGTATCCCATTGACCGCACCGAGGACGCGACGTATCCGGCGTTGACGCGATGGAGTCGGCAGACGCGCCAGCAGGAAGCGTGGGCCTGTCCGTTTTTCGAGGATCCGGAATGGTGGTGGCTCTTTGGGCTGTGGTGGGGCGATGGGACCCTGGGAGGCGCCGGGAATGCCCAGATAGCGTTTAGCTGTGCGACGAAATATCCGCAGATTCGGGAGCGTCTGATTGATTGTCTCGAGGATGCGGAGTTGCCGTGGCATGAAGTGCCGGCGCCGGATGGCGCGGCCTGTAGTAGCATTTCGTTTTGTCATGCGCCCCTGGCGCGGTGGCTCCAGACGTGGCGGGCTGGGCGCAATCGGAAACAGCCGCCGGGGTGGGTTGAACGGTTGCCGCTGGAGTATCAACGGGCCTTGGTGCGTGGCTATTGTGATGCCGACAGTGCGCAGAGTGATCGGGGCATGGCGTTGACGAGTATTCACCTGCCGGGTCTGCTGGCGGTGCGGCGCATGTTGATGCGGTTGGGGGTGCCGTCCTATCTCAGTCGGCAGACACGGGACCGGGATTTTAGCTATAAGGGACGCGTCTATCAGGTGCAACCGTCGTATACGCTCAGAGTCGAAGAGGGGCGAGAGGCGTTAGGCTATGAGACTGGGGCGGCGCCCAAGGATGCGGTGCGCGATCTCTTTATCAGCGATGGCTGCTTATGGTCGCGTGTCCGGGAGGTGGAGGTGGCCTACGATCGGACGTTTGTGCCGATCCAGACCGCCAGCGAGACGTACTATACGCATGCGGGGCTCTCGCATAATTGCGCCACCCAGAAGCAGGCGGATGATCATGTGGCGAACGTGGCGACGCTGTTAGAGGGGTTAGGGGTGGAGCGCGCCATTAACCGCTATGGGTTTTCACGGGGCTGGAATATCAATCGCTTACGGACGGCGGATGGGTATACGCAGGATGCGATTGGGCTTGATGCGGCGGCGCGGGGGGTGCGCATCGATGAGTTTCGCCCGGACGGCGTGTTTCTCGATGAACTCGATGAGCAACTCGATACGGCGGCGACGATTGCCAAGAAGATTGACGTGCTGACGCGGGCGCTGCTGCCGACGGGGGATGCGGCGCTGACGGTGGCGGGGGTGCAGAACCTGCCGAACAAGGACGGCATCTTTGCGCAACTCGCCGATGGGCGGGCCGAGTTTTTGATGGACCGCTACGTCTCAGGCCCGCATCCGGCGCTGCGGGGCTTAGGCGAGCAGGACTGGTATCAGCAGGTGCGGGGGGCGGACGGGAGTACGGCCTTTCGCTTTGTCGGGGGGACGCCGGTGTGGGCCGGGCAGGACCTGGCGGCGTGTACGGCGTTGCTCAACACGATTGGGCCGCGGGCGTTTGAGATTGAGTGTTTGCACCGCATTGGGCGCTTAGCGGGGAGTATCTTTCAGCGCGCCTGGTTTGGCATCGTGCCGGACTGGCCGCGAGGGTGTCGGCAGGTGCGCTACTGGGACTTTGCGGCGACCGAGGTGGCGGACGAGACGCCCAGGCGGCGGGGGAAGGATCCGGACTGGACGGTGGGCCTCTTGCTCGGGGAGTGGCGGGGGCAGTTCTGGGTGCTGGACGTGCAGCGCGTGCGACTCTCGCCGGACGGGGTGGAAAAGCTGGTGGCGCAGACGGCGGCGCTCGATGGGCCGAGCGTGGAAATCTGGTTGGAAGAAGAAGGGGGGAGTAGCGGCAAGGCGGTGACGGCGACGTACCGGCAGCGCGTGCTGGTGGGCTATACGGTGCGCACCTGGCACACGACGGGGAGTAAAGGGGAGCGCGCCAAGCCGGTGAGTGCAGCGGCGGAAGCGGGCAATGTGATGCTGGTGCAGGCGCCGTGGAATGCGGCGTTTGTCGACGAGGTGGAGAAATTTGGGCTCCCGGATGTGCACGATGATCAGGTGGATGCGCTGTCGGGGGCGCACTATGCGCTGACGCTCGGGCAGACGTGGTTGTCGAGTGAGTTGTCGCTGACGCCGGCGTTGGAGCGCATGACGCAGCAGGGGATGGAGGCGCGGGCGCAGACGGCGGTGTTACTGCCGGCGCTGGCGGGGATGTGGGGGGTGGCGGACTGGGAGGAGGAGGTGGCATGAGCGCGCCCGGGGAAGTGCCGGTGCCTGAGGAGATCGCGGCGTATCTGCGTGGGTGGCGTGCGGGGCTACACACCGTACTGCGGTGGTATACCGTGGGCGCGCTGCTCCTGGTGGGCCTATGGCTGGGGACGGCGGTGCTCCAGTGGCAGACGAACCAGGCCCAACGCGGGCTGCTTGAGACCTACGACCGGCGCCAGGAGCAACGCGTCATGCGGGCCACATGCCATGTGTTGCTCTACGCCATCGACCCGGCGACCACGACGGGCTTTAACAGTGCGGCGCAGACGTGTACGGTGGAGCGGGAGGATAAGCCCACGCTGCACCTGCGCTGGCAGGGCGGGCACTGGACGAGCGAGCGGCCGCTGTGAGGGGGACCAAGCAAAAGACGGGGAGAGACCATAACCACACGCCTCCCCTCCGCCCCGCCCAGCCTATACGGGTAGGGCACGGATGTCAACCAGCGGTCGTGAGCCGCCAGAAAGGGAGCGCCCATGTCTGAGCCGATCACCAATGGCACCGCCTATCC